TCCCCGGCGCGCGGCTTCAGCTTGGCGGCCATGTCGTCAAGCCTGTATTCGATCGCCTTCACTTCGTCGGCATAATCGTTATACGAAATCTCCGCTTCCTCCCGGCGATGCTTCATGATCGAATCGCATTCGTCTTTGTCGAGTAGTTTGGAAAGCTTGCTATAGGCGTCGATTCGCTTCCGGGGAAACTTCGCCTTCGCCGCCTTGACTTGCGCCTCGACGCAAGCGGCGTCGAAGGCGCGCGCCCATTCCCAAAAGGTCGAACGCAGTTCGGCCAGTTCTTCGAGTGTCGCCTTGAAGTTCTTTCGACTAGCCTTCACGGTTCCTTCTCCAATACTCCGAAGTCGCCTCCTCGATTTCGTCGTCATGATCAACCCTCGATTCCGGACAGTGCACCGCGGAGGTTCCGCTTGGCTTGCGCGATCCTGTTGTGCTTGACGTGAAGCTTTGCGAGCTTCGCGCTTTCGTGGACGAAACCGTTGAACGTGTTGGCGACGATCCGATCCGCCGCCTTGACGATCGCGATCGAGTCCGCCGTGTCGTTCAGGCTCCGGACGTTCTTGCAAGTGACCGTGGAAATCTCGAAGGCGTCTTTGCCGTGACGCGCGACGACGATTCCCCAAAGCGTCCGGACGGTGCCGATCTTCATTTCGGCAAGTTCGAGCTTCGCGGCCGTGACGTTCATTCCGTGATCCAGTTCGGCAGTCGTGCAAGAAATCTTCATTGTTCCCTCCGTTGTTCCCGTGTTGTTGTTTCCCGTTGCCATGATTAAGTTATAGCCCGATAGGTATCGGATGTCAAGCCTTAGAGTCGATTATTTTCGGGTCCTATGTCGTTTTTATGCTAAGTCGTTGAAACAATAGGCGAAACAGGAAATCCCGATCCTGGCGCCCGCATTCGCCTTCTGAAGCCCCGGAGTCCTGGGGAATACAAGGGTAGCCGTCGCCGGCTCCCGGCGCCTTGACGGGCGCCTCCGGGCTTCCTGGAGGGTTCTTGTCGGGATTGTCTGAAGGGGTCGATTACTTCGAGGAAGGCGTGCCGGCTTCGATCTTCGTCGTCATGATCCCGCCTCCTCCCGCTTCGGAACGCTCGAAGTCCAACCCTCCATCCCGACAGCCTTGACGCCTTCCGGAGTCGCAACCCATCCTCCCATTGGAATCGGAAGCTTGTTCCGATCCGCGAAGGCGCGCGCGCATTCTATGAAGCCAAGAACCCGCAACGCTTCGATTGCCCGCTCCGAAGTTGACATTCCTCCGATCGGACTGTACCGGGGATCGATCGTCGCCTTCGCGGCGCAACGAAGTGTTTTCTTTAGGTATCCGGACGGATGATTGAAAATCTTTGTTGCCTCTTGCTTCGTCATCATGACTAGACCACCTTCGGAATGCTGTAGCTACCGAACCGCCCCGCCTCCTGGATCGTCACGGGCGCCGGCGTGTCCCATTCGTCCCGGTTGAAAGGCGTATGAAGCGCCTCTTGCTCCGGAGCAAAGGGGATGTCCTTCGGGCAACGCGCATGAATCCATCCCTTCGAGGATTTGATGATCGCGCGCCCCGGTTGGATCCTTGCGCCGCAGTGCTTGCACCGTCCACCGAAACGAGCGTGCATGATTGGAATGCCGTTGTTCATCGTTGCCATTGTTCCCTCCGTGTTGCTGTTTCCCGTTGCCATGATTAAGTTATGGCACGATACCTATCGGATGTCAAGCCTTAGAGTCGATTATTTTCGGGTCCAATGTCGTTTTTCCGCTAAGTCCTTGAAACGATTGGCGAAAAAAGATCCCGACGATCGGGCGCGCGATCATGCAAACCAGCGAAAACTCGACGTGTCTTCGAGAATGGCCCTAGAACGCTCGTGAATCGATCCAAGCCCCGGGGGATACCCTCGCAAGGGGACGACGCCCTGGACGCCCTGACGGACGAATGCGGACCTCCAGCAAGCCCAACAAGAAAAGCGCCCGTCGGTTAGGTTGGGGGGATACCTTCCGAGGGGCGCCAGAGTCCAGGTTATCGCCTGTCCGCTTCGTTCGTCAAGCCTTGCCCGTCCGAACGCCGCGGGCGCCTGTTCCATAGTTGAAGGGCAGGAGGGAATGATGTTCCAGGAAACGCCGCGAAGGTCCGATGCTTGGCTCACGATGTCGCTCGCATTCGCCGCTGTCGCCGTGTGCGATCTCTTTTTCTACCTCCTCGACTTCCCACGAATCGCAGATTGGTTCGGCCCCTTCTCCGGAGCAATGATCCTGTTCGCGATCTGGCTTCACCTATATCGAAAGGGAAAGTGAATGTCGCTTACAAAGAAGGTCGAAGCGTTGAAAGCGGAAGTTGCCGAACTCGAAAAAGAGAACACGCGGCTTGAAGGCGAGTGCGCCAAACTCGAAGGGCGAAATGACGAATTGAGTTCAGAGTTGAATAGCGCGGAGGAAGAAGTCGAGAAACTGAAAGATCAGTTGCTTGAATTCTACGGCAACGAAGAAGTGATCCACACCGCGAAGGAATTGATCGAACACGTCGAACGACATTTCCCCGGCGGTAAGATTCCAAAGACGAAAGATCGCGACTTCGGGATCTTCTTCGAGCGGTTACACAACGAAGTCAGGAAGGCGAGATAATGGAGATCCACAACACGATCGAAGGCGATTCGATTTCCGGCGGCGGTAAGATCGCGATCGATTGCGAAAGCCCGAATAGTTGCAAGCCGTTCACCTTCACGATCGAATACACTGACGGAGGCTCGAAGAAGAAAACCTTGATTTGCCTTGACAGGACGGGTGCCCTTCAGCTTGCCTTGACTCTCGTTAAAGCTATCGCGCTACTGTGAATGACGAAGCCGAAAATCCCCGGTTCATATCGGGTGATATCGCCGCACTCCGCAAGGGGATCCACGAAAACAAGGTTGGGGAACTCACGAAACAGATCGAGGAGGCGAAGCTTCGCATTCATGAATTGGAGATCGAAAGCGAAGCGCGCCTTCGACAGTTGAACGAACGCGGCGCGGCGCTTGTAAAAGCCGAAGCAAAGATCGACGAACTCAAAAACGAATTGAAGTGGAGGATCGATCGCCTTCAGGCAATCGAAAGCGACGGTAACAAGCCAAGCGAGAACAAGCCAAGCGAGTTTGACGATTACTTCGGTGTTGAAATCCCGAAAGGCGAGCTTGAAATCCTTCGAACCGCAGTCGAGGCTTATGAACACGTCGATCGCTTTTGGGCGGGTTTCTTTCCCGGAGGTTCCATGCCGGTCGATCCGCAACTCGAACTGATTATAGTCAAGATGCTCGAAGCCTGTAAAAAAGAATACGGGCCGAAGCCTAATGATAGTTTTCCTAAAGGTAACTGGAACTCGAAGAAGCACGTATTGAACCCAACCGTGACGTCGCAAAAGAAGGACACGGACGAATGATCGAAACCCCGAAGCTGGATCAGTTGAAGTCGCTTATCGAATATCTCGAAGTAACGGGCGGCCAGCGTTGCAAGACTGTCAACGACTTCTTCAACGCGATCGATGATTCGCCTCCCGATGATCCGGACGAAAGGAAATTCGCGGCCGTGTTCCGGGAACAGTTATTCAAGGAGGCGATCGCCGGAACGCGCGCAACCTTCGCCATGTACTCGCCGCGATTCTTCTACGTCCACGACGGGACAGCCGATCCCGAAGCCGGCTTGTTCCTCCGGTTCGTCTACCTTCGCCCCGTGCTTTCGATCCGCTTCGCCGCCATGACGATCGCCCCGGGTGACAACACGTTCCTTGACGTGCTGTTCTCCGGATATGCGACGGGGATCCAGTTCGAGCGAAAGTCCGTCCAAGCCGCGCCCCTGGCGGCGTTGAAGGTTGCGGAGTCGATAGCGGACGCAAGGGGAACAACCGACTTCGCCCAATTCCTCCCGCAATCGCTTGACGAAATTTACGGGAGGTTCCTAGCAACCCTCCTTGAACAGTTGAAGGACGGTTGCTTTCGATCGAAGGGTGGGACGCAAGCGCCGCAAGGCGGAAGGACGATCAAGCAATGGGACGACTTGAAGAAGGACTGAAGCCTCGTGACATGGAAGAATTGGATCTTTGCCATAACGTCGATCGATTCGCGATCGCCATGAAAGAAAAGCTGATCCGCAAGGCGCGCGAAGGCTTCAGGGGTTGGAATCACGGTCACAACAAGATCCGGCTTCGACAACACTTCAAGGATCATCTTTACCGATACCTGACAGGGGACGACGCGCGGCCGATCATGCTGATTGATATCGCAAACTTCGCCTTCTTTCTTTGGTATCACTCGAAGGACGACGAATCGTGAGATTGAATCTAAGCAAGGAAAAGCTCGAAAAAGTGAGGGACGCAATCCATGAAGCACAAGTCGCAAGACAAGTTCAAGCCGCAAGGTGCCTCCACTTCGCAAAACGAGAAGAAGACGAAGCAAAAGCGGCAAAGCTCTATCGCAAAGCGAAAGCCCATTCGGAGAAGGCGAAAGAGTACGAAGCGATCTTCGTCATGCTCGCAAGGGAATCGTACTCTGACAATCGCATTCGACGTTGACGGAGTGCTTCGGAATCTCATGTCCGTTTACGTCGAACGCCTCGATCCTCCCCGGCGTGTCGAGGAAATCACGACGTATCAAAGCGCCATTGATTTCGTCGGAAGCTTCGGAGATATGATCAAGATTCTTGACGACGAACGTTGTTGGATCGACGCGCCTTCGCACCTGGATCTCGTCTCAATGCTAAAACATTGCAAGTCGATCGGACATCGGGTGATCATCATTACGAACAACCCTTCATATCTTGGGAGGGTAATGACGATCCATTGGTTGAAGATCCGGGGAGTCCTCGATTGCGATCTTCACTTCACGAAGGACAAGTTGGAGATCCCTTTCGACGCTATCGTTGAAGACGATCCGGCAATGGCGAAGAAGTGCGCGATCGCGGGACGACTCGCCTTCATGGTGCGGCGGCCGTGGACCGTGCGCGTTCGATCGCTTTGGAATGTCGTCAGGTTGCCAGCGGACGAAGAAGCCTTTGAGGTCTTCTTCGATCGTCTGAACGATTGGAAGGCTACAGGGTAGCGATCCAATCGACAACGCCTGTAAAGGCTACGCTTGTCTTGACAGTGAATCCCGCCGTCGATTTCGCTGAAACGTAAGTGTTGACGTTCCCGTTCGGAGTCACGACGATCTTCGGAGTCGAAGCGAACGCGGTTGCGAACGTAACGGCAACAGTATCGACAGCCGCGAAGACCGCCGATCCGCGTTGCGTTGCGTCCGGAGTAACGTTCAACTTGTCGATGATTTCGTCCGTCTTGTCGATGACCGCATTCAGGATCTCCGCAAGGTCGGAATCGGAGATCGTGTCCGTGACGTGTGCGCCGCCCGCAAACCATTGGTTGTCGATGTTCGACAGCTTAGTGATCGCCATGATTCACCTCCACTAGACCTGAAGCGCGATCGCAGAAATGATCCAGGAATTCACCTTCACGGCTGTAACCCCGTCGTCCATGACTTGCAGCTTGCAAGTCCGGGCGCCCGCGGCAAGGCCGGCCTGAAGGTGATGAGCCATTCCGGGAAGTGCGTCTTGCGTTGCGAGAAGATCGACGGGGATCGCTTGTCCGTTGTTGCCGTCGATCACGACCCGGAATTGGGCTTGCACTGCCGCCGCTGCGTTCGCTTCGGCCGAAGCTTGCGCGATCGCCATTGCGGCGCCGGCGTCGTTCAACGTGACGTCCACCGAAGCGCCCGTCACATCCTCCCAGGTTCCGCCTCCGCTCGAAGTGAACGGCCCGGTCGAAGCGTCGGAGGCGGAAGGAACCGCCTTCTTCACTTCATCGGGTCCGCTTTCGTGCGAAGCGGCGTGCGCGGTCGGCGTCCGCGCGTCCGTCATGCGGGAATCGGAATCCGAGACGTAGGGATCCCCGGCGGCCGGCGTCCCGGTGCCAGCAAGTGCCGCCTTTTCGTCAGCACTCGGAAGTTGTCCGGGGATGTCCTCCCCGTTGACCGTTGCGGTTCCCGCGCCGATCACAATTCCATCGGTTCCAAATTCGCCGGCCATGATTCCTCCTTCTTTCCCCCGCGTCGTTCGCTATATTGTCACGATTCTGTTTGCTTGTCGAGAGGTTGGCTAGATCCGCCTTATCAAAGCGGTTCAGGTGTTCATCTTGAAGTTCGGCCCCGCGTTGACTTCGATCCATCCCTTCTTTTCTTCGTCCCATCCTCGAAGTGTGTTGTCCTTTGTGTCAATGACGAAGCGATTTCGCTTTGACTTTCCGGGGAATGCATCAAGGTCTTCAGGATCCGGATATTCGGCCGGCCCATAGCATCGTTGAAAGCCTCCGAGACTTGCAATTAGATTCCTGACATTCGGAATTCTCAGGATGAACATCGCTTCCTCCTACGGAATTACTGTTCCGGCACCGTCAACCCATGCAAGCCCGGTCCATCGCAACGGCGTACCCGCCGGCCCGATATCGAGCGCCAAGAATTCGTAACCAATCGGGATCCCTGTCGGACGTTGATCGGGGCCGCCGGCGCCTGTCGTACCGTAGCCAAACGTTCCTGTCCAAATACGAAGACAAGCCCCCGCAACGTTCCAACCGTTCCAAGGTGCGGTGCCAAGAGCGTCGATTGCAACGTCCCCAATCAAAAGGATCGAAGTCGGGTCCATATCGATCGGAGTCGTTATCCCGCCTCCAATGTTTTGAGTCTTCAACAGGAACGCAGTCGATCCGTTACGCCCCTTGATCCCCGTCGCGGCTTGCCCGATCATCGTATCGAGCGAAACGAAAAATCCTCCGTCCATGTCGATAACGGTTCCCGTCGCAATGTTCGGATTGATCCCGAAATGGTTTCCGACCATAGCAAACCCGCCGTCACAAACGATCCCGCGATCCGGACCCGGAGTTCCGAACGATCCGCCACTTCCTCCCAGGAAGAAGATACAACCGCCATTTTCGAGATAGGCGGCGTCCCCTCCGTTATCGCCGTCAACGCCGCAATAGATGCAAATCAGGTTTGCATCTGGATCCGGGTTATCGACGTGAAGCGCACGGGCGCCCGATCTCGATACGAAGTGACTGTTGACAACGAACGATTCGGACGAAACACCGATCGGCGCGTCGTTGAAAAAGTGAAGCGCCGTGTCTGTCGGATCCGTTGATTCCGTAACGATCTCGACGCCAAAAATCAACGATCCACGATGCGGCATCTTACAGGTGATTTCATCCGAGACAACACGAGTGGCGCCGCTGATCCCAAATCCGACAGGGCTTACAAGCGAGAAGTTGCGGCGCAACTCGAAGACGTCTTCGTAATCACGCCCCGGCATAAGTTGAAGGATATATTTATTGTCTTCGGCTTCGTCCGTGATATCTGCAAGAGCGTCAGAAGGAAGGCGATAGTCGCCACCTTCGTGATCGATAACAACGACGTTGCTTCCACGGGCCGCATTCAGATTCGTAATGATCTGATTGATCAAAGTCGCAAGATCGTCATTGCCGTCAGCGAATCGTGTAATGTTGTCTTGTCCGTCGAAATGGTCGTAAGGGATGGGTGGCAATGGGGTTCGCATATTGGCCGCCTCCTTCTAAGGCTTTACCATGCTTCGGTGAACGTTTCTAGTCAAGGTGAAACGGAATTTGCTATCGATAGGTAACGCGCGCGAAAGCTAATCGTCGGAAGGTTCGGAAGAATCACCGATGATAAGGCGATCAAGGTCTTCAACGATCTTCTCCGAAATGCGCCCCATGTAATCCTTCATGAAGTCGTCTTCGGAAGCCAGCTTCGGATCGACTCCTTCAGGAATTTCGACCTTCACCTTGAAGGTTTTGGCGTCTTTCACTTCTTCGATCGCCGGAACCGTTCGCTTCCAAATGAAACCGTTTTCATCGAAGCGATAAGTTGCGAGGATCACACCGTCGATATCCTTGAAATCGATCGTGCGATCGCCGTGAAGCGAATCCGTTTCGCGCGTTGCCGAAACGACGTCAAATTTCTTCAGTTCATCCAGCGTAGCAGGTAGATCATTGATTTGAATTTCAGCCGGGAAGATTGTAAGACCGTCTTTGAATTCGACTTTCGGCTTTGCTGAAGACGCCTTCTCGATCGTCGTCTCGATTTCTCGCTTGCCTGCTTCGTCGGACGGCTTCGAGAATTTCGCACGGAAGTCTTCGAGCGATTCGTCTTTCATCGGTTCGTCTTCAGAATCGTGCTTGCCCTTCTCGAACAAATCGGGTGGGTCTGTTCCCTTCAATCCGGTGAAGACTCCGATCGTTTTCCCGTCAACAACGATCTCGAAGTCGGGTCTTGCGTGTTCGGGCAAATCGAACCCAAGCGGTTCGGGGGGCGCCGGCGGCTTCGCCGTCGCGACGAAATCTTCATATCGCCCCGCTTTTTCAAATGCGATGATCGATCTTCTGTATCCGCGGCCGTCCGACATCCGGATCTTGAAGATCAATCCGAACTCTGAAACTTCAATCCTCCACCGTCCGCTCGAATCAGTCCCTTCATTGATGATCGATAAGCCGCCCGAATCCATCCCGGCACGATTGAAGGCGCGCATGATTGCCGATCGCAGATCAAGATCCCAAAGCGCCTTCAACTCTTGTTCAAGCACGTCAGCAAGTTCCGGAGGTTTGGCGATGTCAACGACGGGCGCCGCCCTTTCCTTTATCGTTCGAGCATAGGAACGCATGGCCTGAAGTGCGCGTTCGTGAGTTACTGCGAATCGCTTTGAGACTTCCTCCCGTTCGTAGTCAAGCTTGCGAACGTCGAAGCCTACGCTTTCGATCCGCTTGACGGCGGCGGACATCGCTTCGGCCTGAAGGATTCCGATATCTCCCCCGCCACTATCGATCTTCGCGACTCTGAAAGATGATGTCGGGTAGTGTCCTCCGACTTCGACAGCGAACAGCGTTGCAAGTCGCCTCTTGTTTTTCGCGTTGTCTATCCAGTCGATCCCGACGACTCCAACCCCGTGTTCGGATACGCGTCCTCCAATCGCCCCATAGCTGAAATCCCAACCCTCCCCGGGCGAAGCGCCGGCTTTCGTCATGATGTCATTGATCGGTTTGGCAAGCTTCATATAGAACGGGGATCCGACATCCTCCGTGCTCCCCCACGTAACTAGCAACCCTGTCAACGATTGTCGCAATCCGATCACGAAGCCTCGTGTCCAATCCGGCAATGGTTCCGGATTCAAGTTCGGGAAACCCGACTTCTTTGGGGCCGGTCCACGGATAGCTCCCGGATCTTTTGAAAACGCCTCCCGGAATTCTTCGAGCGTGCCGCTTGTCTTCGTCATGCTCACCTCCAGGATTGCGAGATCCAGGACGAAAACGCCACGCTTCGGCGCCCCGCCGTCACGCCCCCTAGAATGCGCGTGAATCGCCTCGAAGCACTATCCATGCGAGCATACCTCCGGGCGCCCTGAAAGCCTTCAGGGGCCGAATGCGGCGCCGTGGCGTGGCACCTCAAACGATCGAGCGAATCCACCCCGCCTCCCCCGTCGAAACGTACCCTAAGCCGTAGGAGGTGAACACCCCGCGCCCCTCGATCCCGATCACGTCTCCATCCTGTTTCACCTTGTATCCAGCGAGCCTCCACTTGCCGAACCAGCGAAGGCGTGCGGCCTCCGTGAACTCCGAAGGGAACATCCAGGTTGGAGGGTCCTTGCGTTCCTCCCCGCCTTCCTTGCGAAAGACGTTCCGCAAGTCGTCCAAGTTGCCGCTTGTGCTGTTCATAGCTTGCGCCTCCACTTCTTCGCCGGCCCGTTCAAGAAATAGATCGCGTCCTGGATCATGCGTCCGCTTGGACTCACACCATAGACGACCGCCGAAAACTCGCTTGTCCTGTTCGCTTCGTATCCCTGCGAACGCCAAAGTTCGATCCATTCGTCAATCAAATCCTCCCTGATTTCCTCCGGGAAGAAAGTGTTTACGATTGGATCTGGTTTCTGTCCCTTCGCGATCCGAAATAACGCCCGGACTTCTTCTATCGTCGTCGTGTAGATCATGGCGTGTCCCAATGATAAAGCTTTCCGTCCTTGCCGCAGACAACACGCTTCGAGATCGCGTCCGCCCAATGGCCGCCCTTCCCCGCCTTCGATGCGTTCAGGATCACGACGTATCGCCAGTCCCCATGCCGCGGCGAAGACGTGACGACGATCGCCGGCTTCCAACGACACGTCGATTGACGATCGAAGATCACGAGGCGATCCTCCTGTCCCTTCCTCGCATGATAGGCGACGGCATAGGCGCAAAGTGCCCGGTCGATCATCCGGTGCCTCGAAACGTGATCGGTCCCACGGAAGACATGGAAGCGAAACTTCCTGAAGTTCGGCTGATTGTCCGCCGTCCAGTTGATCGCGTTCACCTGTTCTTGATCGTGGACGCACATTTCGGTTGCTTCCCTGTCGGGAAGAAGAAACGTAGGACGGATCCAAGCCTCCCCGTCCGCAACCTTCGGCTTCGGCTTCTTCGGCTTGTCCTTGACCGGCGCGCGGAATTTCTCCCGCAAGTCATCGATTCCTGTCATGGTTCCTCCGTTGTCTATATGGGGTTATACCACGATGGGAATCGGTTGTCAAGCCTAATCTTCGGATGGTATCGCTTGCTTACTGTAAGGCGTAGGGCGGAAGATCCGCTTGTCGGACTCTCGATACGGTCCAACGACGTAAAGCTTCCATTCGTTTCCCTTGCGATTGAACAGGAGGCGCGCGTCCCCCGTGGCGTCCGACGCGACGATCATTCCTTGTCTTTCGTTCTCCGCAACGGCGGCAACCTTCACCTCGACGCCCCCTCCTTTCAGCCGCGCTTCAACGATCTTCGCAAGGTCCCGGAGCGAACCGACTTCGATCACCGTCGAGGGTTGCGCGACAGTGATCACCTTCGCGATCCGCTGTCCCAACGCCGCGCCGGCAACCTGGGGACACTTCTTCCCTTCCTTCATGATCCCTCCTTTACGTCTTCAGGAACGGGAATCGAGAACGCGCCCGCCTCGCAATGCTCCTCGACGGAAACGATCTTCCAGTTCCCATATACACGAAGCCCCTGATCCTTCGGCAAAAGGTCTTCCGCCTTCGCGCCCTTGAAGACGCCCTTGATCACCTGTTGCGGATCGTCGGGTCGGACGACGACGACGGCCGGCATGGTTTGGGTTAGGTGATTCGCCTCCCCGCCGGAAGGAGGGATCGCCGTCACGTCCCGGGCAAGCGTCACCATGAAGACCGGGAGATCCTCCCCCGGGGCTTCACCCTTCATGGCGGATTCGAATCCTAGTTCCTCGATATGAAGCGCCTCGACTTCCGCCCGAAGCTCCGGATCCGCCTTCGCGGTTTCCAACGCGATCAATGCGTCAGCCAAGATTGCGCTTTTGTTCCGTGTGGTCATTAGGTAATTACCATCCTACTTGGTTATATGGAATTGTGCTTCTAACTATTCGTTGAAACCCAATTCGAGATCCCCGATCACGTCGAGTCCCCACGAATCCCAACCCTTCCGCGTGTCGCGTGCGAACAATTCGACTCGCGGCGTCAAGTGGGTCTTTTCGAGAATCGAATAGACGCGATCCGGTTTCTGCGAATGACGACGCGGCGCATCCTCGAAGTGATTTCGCATTGCGAAGTGGAATGCAGGCACCTTGCCACGGATCCCGAACAACAAGACTTCGACGTTGCCGCGGAACCAGTATCCCAAGCCAAGCCTTCCCGTCTTGATCCAGAAAAGCGCCGTCTTGTATTTGAATCCCCACGCCTCCATGACTCGAAAGCCTTCGTCAAGCAACGGCACCGTAACCCAAAGAAAGCAAGCCGAGTCACGAGCGGCGATCGAGCGAACGTCAAGCTTGCAAAGTTCGTCCGTCGTCAACGTCGGATATTTGTCGGCTGAACCGGAGGACATCGAACCTCCTGTTTTCTTGCTGTTGTAAGTCCAGGGTGGATCAGCTAACAGAAGTCGATACGGTTCATCCATACACTAGACTATGGATTCCGCTTCGACCTCGTTTCGTTGATTCGAGGACGTTTCGGCAAGGTAGGGCCGCCGTTCAATCCAAGAGTCGCGAACCAGATATAAAGCGTTCCGAGGATCACGAACGCTCCGATCACCTTCAGCACGTCAACCGCGATCTGCCCTGTTTCTGGCGTCACTTCTTCCCCCATGCTTCCCCTAGCGTGGTAGGGTCAAGGGGAAAATCCTCCCCTAGCCTGTCGATCCATTCCTGATTTTCTTCGATGCTAGGAACCTGCCCTTCGAGTTCGGGCCAAAGGTAGCATTTGCAATGCTTCGAGTCCCCCGGGTAGGGAAGGAGGTTCGCGGGTCGAACCGGGATGATCGGCTCCGTCCACGGGATACCGTTCGGGTACATAGGTGAAAAGATTTCAACGCCAGCCCTTCCGCGCGCGAAGCGGAAGAATACGCGCCCCGGATTGCGTGCGAGCATCGAATAAACATCGTAAGTGTAGAATTTGCCCTTCCCCGTCTTGTCCGCCCAATGACCCCACTTCAAAACACGATCGTGCGGCTTTGAGTATTTCAACGTCCCGTCGTCGTTCGTCCGAAGCGCCCCGCTTCGCTGGATCAAGTAATCGACTTTATTGGAGCCGATCGCGCCGCAAGCGCCGGCAAGTAACCATTGCTGTTCAAGCGGCGCTTGCGTCACTTGCGGCCAGCGTTCCCGTAGCTTGATCAATCGAAGGTTCCTGAAGTATCCGGAGGCGTAGATGTTCGCTTCGGGTTGGCAAGCATTGACGTCCGCCTTCTGCGCGTGAAGATTATCGATCGATGCAAGGCCGCATTCTTGCGTTTTCGATTTCGTCTTTGAGAACGTGACACCTTCACTTTCAGTCCGGATCGTTCCCGCCATGAAAAGACCGGCTTTCCCACCTGTGTACTTTTCGATCCACGCCAAGAACTTCATATAGATTTTGAAGCTTTTATTCTGTTGAGTGAAATAGCACTTCGGCGGCTTGCCCCCTTTCTTATTCGGCAAACACCAGTGAAGGCCGGCGAAGATCCCGTCAGCTACAGAAGGACAGTATTGACCGGGCGGACAAATCTTCTTCCAAGGTTCTTCGTCGTCAGGAAGCGGAACGACCTCCCCGGCACCCGCCTTCTTCGTCGCTTCTTCATATTCCTTCCAAGCTTCTTCTTCGGCTTTCGGATCGTAGCTTGGATCGGATGGGTCAATCGAGTTGTCTTCGATCTTCGCAAGCGCCGATATCGAGATCAGGAAAAGGACCACGAGTATAAAACAAGCCTTGTAGACGAAACCGTTTTTCACGCTTTCCTCCTTGTTGAATTGTTGAGATTGGATCGGGGCTATTTGTCGAACATGGATGCAACGACCTTTGCGGCCCTTGCCTGAACGACGGCCGCGATCTTCTTCTCGGAAAGCATCGCGTCCCGTTCCTTGTCCGTCAGCCCTTCGCCTCCGATCAAGGTGTCGATTTCCTTGATCCTGTCGTCGGCCGCCTTTTCGATCCATGCGAAATGAGAAGGAAGGAAAGAAGCCGACGTCTCGACGTAGCCTTCAACTTCCTTCGCCGTTGCGTCCGACTTGACTTCGACGCATTCGGGGCATTGCAGAAAGACGATCGGACGACGCGCGCCGTTTTCCAAATGGAAGACGACGGAAACGCTGTCCCAAGATGTCGAATGACCAGCGGGACAAACGTAAGTCTTGCCCACGTCGCCAAGAGTCGCACGGGCCGAAAGCCTCTTGCGAACATCGGCCACGATCGAGGCTTGGTAACTTTCATCCCCGGGGGGAATCTTGCACAAGTCGAGGACCCTGTTGATCTCGCGTTCGATCACTTGTTCTTGCAGCATGATCCAACCCCTCTATTGAAGCTTTGCGGACAAGTTCAAAGAAGCATCCTTGATCGCCTGTCGCGCTTCGTTCAGTTGCTTCAGACCTTCACGGAGAACCTCCTCCGCGCCTTCCGGAAGTTCCTTGCGATCGAGTTCGGTGATCGCCTTCTCGATCTCGCCTTTCGAGAATCGGGCGTTCGTGATCGCCTTCGCGAGATTGACGATCGCCCGATGCTTCGGCTTGCCTTCGGTTCGGCGTGCGAGTTCCGTTGCGTCGAATGCCGGCATTTCTCGAACCTCCTTGCGGCTTATAATGCCCCCAAAGTCAACCCGTGTCCAGGTTCATTCATGGACATCGGAAAGTGACAGCACGAGACGAAGCGGTTTCTTCTTATCGATCCGCGTCTTGAAGAACTTTTCGATCCGTTCGTTCTCACGAACTGCAACGATGATCGAGACGCCGCCGCCCTGGATCGCGAAGCGTCCCTTCAACGCTTCGTAAACCTCGACCTTTTCGATCTCGATCATCTTGACGTCAAGACTTCCAGCGCCCGCCATGACGGAAAATCCGTCCGCAAGCTTCTTCAGATTCTCTCGCGTCCCTTGCGGAATGATCGAAACGCCCTTCTCACCTGATAGGATGATCGCGAAGGCTTCCTTTTCGTCGTCCTTGCCCGTCCAACCGGATCCCTTCTTCGCTCGATTCCAGAGTTCGGCAAACGGGATCCCCTTCGGCTTCTTACCATTGGGCATCTTGGGGTTCCATCGAAAGGGAAGCTTCGAGGTTTTCGAGCGACACGCCGCGATCGTCAACGTAAACGTGCGCGAAAAGCTTTCGGCCTCCGAAGTCAACCCACGGGTTGCAGTTGACGAAATCGCAAGGGATCCCGTTCTCCCGGACGAAGGCAACAACGCGGTTCAAGTCACCTTCGGTTATGCTGGATCCGTTCGGTCGGATGAAACGATCCTCCCGGCAAGTGTGGAGGATAATGAAATGGTGCGGGTCTTCCCAAAGCCGCCGCATGATCTGGATCGTTGAATCGATCGGCCCCCCAACGTCCGGGAAACTGTTTTCAACGATCGTGCCGTCCACGTCGAAAGCGAAGAAGCGAAACAGCTTGTTATCGACTTCAACGATTTCGTCAATGCCTTCGAGCATTCGCGGCTTTTCGTACTTCGCCCGAAGCGTTTGGAACACGTTTGCCCACGTCGAAGCGAGAACGCCGCGCGGCTGTCGGATGCGACGATAGAGATCGGAATCATTCCCGGGGCCGAAGTCGTAACAGACGACTTTCACCTCCGGAGCCTTGCTATCGTGATATCGCCGCTTGTCTGAAATGAACTTCGCGATTTGGAGGAAGCGTGCGCGGGTCGCTTCGTCAAGGTTCGTGCGATCGACAATGACATCCCCTCCCCTCGTGAGGGTTCCGCCGATCACGTCCTCCTCCATTTGATGATAGACCTCCCGCATTTCCGGGACGTAAGCGCCGCCGTGCATCATGGACAAAAGATCGTCGTGACAAACACGGACGGCGCCGTTGACGACGAAGCGTTTCGAAAGAAGAGTCTTGCCGCTTCCGATGTTTCCAACCAGGAGGATCAACTTCGGTTCAGTCGTTACAGTCACGATCGGCCTCCAAGCACTCTAGACAAGTGCATTCATCGAAACACATTTTGAACCCGCAAAACGCGCGGATATTATCGTCGTCTTCCCAATACCCGATCAGCTTGCCGCAATGACGACACGCGATAACGTCCGTTTCGTCAACGTCGTCAGGAAGTCGATCGTCGTTCACCGTTTGCGTGGGTCCTTGATCTTGACGATTTGAGCGAAGGTGATTTCGTCTTCGTCGTCAAGGATGATCGAAACGGGAAGTGCCACTTCACGCCCGAAGACGTTGACGGCTCCACCGAAGCGGATCGAAGTCAGGACGCCCGTTCGGGTGATCCCTTCCTTTGTGTCAACCGCGATCTTCTTCCCGATAAGGGTCGAAAGATCGATGTCCCATGAGAATACAACGTCTGTCGCCATTTGTTCCTCCACCGAATCCCATAGCCTTTGCAGTCGTTGATATATGGGATCGTCCTTCAGTTCAATGCCCTTCAGCTTGCAAACAAGATTTCGATCGCGGATCATTTCAGCGAACGATTCGAGCATCAAAGAAACGTCGGGGATCTGCAAGTTACGCTTGACGGTCCCGGCGATTGCCGCCGCGCCGTCCGCCGCCTCGACTTCCTTTTCTTTCGGTTCGTCCGTCATGATTTCTTTCTGAACAGATCCCGGACGCCTTCAAGATCCTTCGGTGTCGGAACCTCGATAGGTTCTTCGTCTTCCTCGAAGATCAAGATATCGTCGTCCGCCGTGTCTTCGAGTCGGACGGATTCGCCGCGCCTTCGCTTCTTCGTCTTATAGCCAGCCTTCGCCTTGTAACCGTCCGGAACATCCGTGGAGTCTTCGACTTCAACGGGTTCGTCAAGAGTCGAAGCAAGCGCAATCGCATTCGCGCGTGTCATTGGCAGGAGGACAAGTTCATTATGTCCAACCCTCTCGACTTGGAAGTGAAGACGGACCTTCGATGAAGAAGCCCCGCCAACCTCGATCAAGTCGTTGTTGTGTAACGTCCCAACCGAGAAGAAGACGCCAGAATAGGAACGGGGTTCAACACGTTTCAAGAACTTGCGATCGAATCCGTAATTGGGATCTGTTCCCTGGATCTTCGCAATGTACTTGACGCCTCCCGGCGCCGCGGCCTCGAATGCTTCGGATTCGATACAAGCGCGACCTCGGATCGTTGTAAGCCTGACTTCCATTCTACCTTGTATATATGGGATTCAGCCCGTAACCGTTTCGACGGCAAGACTCAAGTCTTGTTTGAAGGCGGCCGTCCGTTCCTTTGAATGCGATCGGAGAAGTCCGGAGGGATGGAATGTCGCAAGCGCCTTGAATTCTTCCAGTTCGCCGGCGTCGTTGAAGACGTATCCGGGGAGCATCTTTCCATGATGCTTGCCGATCCCGACCTCCCCGGTTAGCGCCGTCAGCGGCACGGCTCCGACAGCAAGGATCAACGAAGGTTGGAGGATCCGGATCGCCGCGTCGAACAGTTTTCGGCAAGCGTTCACCTCGGAAGCAACCGGCGCCCGGTTCCCCGGTGGGAAACAAGCGACAGTGTTGACCGTGAAGGCGTCCTCCATGTCGAACCCGATGTCCTCGAACGTCTTTCGGATCAGCTTCCCCGCGCGTCCCTGGAAAGGCTTTCCCGTCTTGTCTTCCTCGGCTCCCGGCGCTTGTCCAAGAATCACGAGCGGAACGGCGTAGCGCCCGGAGCCGTAAACGACGCGGCGCCGCGTGCGCGAAAGCCGGCATTTGTCGCAATGCTTCCAGGCTTTCGCTTCGTATAGCAACGCTTCAGGAATCACTATCGACCTCCTTGAAGTCGAAGATCAAGTTCAAGATATCTTCAGCCGCTTGATTGCGCGTCTTCGGATCCGTGATTCCGTATCGATCATGAAGAAGCATTGCGACATTCGAGCGATAACCCTCCCGAAGATCCTCCTCCTTCAAATGCTTCGCCATTGTTCGACGCGCCTCCGCGAATTCGTTTTCAATCTTCGCCATGATCTACCTCCTCGTTTCGTCCCATTGGATGAAAGAAGATCAACCAAGATGGATCTTCGTGCGGTTCCCGTGTGCTAATCGCGCCTATGAAATAGCGCGAATGATCGTCCTTTTTTTCGTGAAACACTAGATCGTGCAAGTGCAAAGACAACCCGTTGATCCGAATCAAAGGTGCGTCCCCTTCTTTGAAGACAAGCATTGGCACTTGTGGAGCGACGACAAGCCCGGGATAAAATGGCTTCCTCACTCGTCCTCCTCGATCAAAGACTCGAAGACGAACGGATCCAGGGCTTCACGGATCTTGTGCTTGAAGATCAGCTTCTTCGCCTTCTTCCGATTGGCCGCCTTCTTCCGTTCCTTGAAGTCGATCAACCGAAGCGCCGCAAGCTTCCAGGACAGCATTGCGGAATCACGCCCCGCTTGCATCTTTTCGGCAAGCTTCGGCGGCTTCACGTCGCCGTTATCGAGTGCGCGATAGATCGAGAACAAGTCCCCATATTGCTTGATCAGCTTGACGGCGTTGACGGGTCCGACTCCGTGGACGCCCTTGTAATTGTCCGACGAATCGCCGGCGATCGCCTTCAGCGTTTGGACCATTTCCGGAGGAACGCCAAGCTTCGATTCGACGTATCGCCTCGAAAGAGGCTTCCCTGTCGGATGCAAGACGAAGACCCCCGGGAACCTGACAAGCTGAAGAAGATCCGCGTCCATAGAATAGACGATCACTGTCGGAGGGTTTTCTTCCTTTCGCGCCCGAATCACGATCGAATGGATCACGTCGTCAGCCTCGAACCCTTTCCGATAGGCTTGCGTGATTCCCATTGCTTCGAGCAACGGGATCAGAATCTTGATCGCATCCTTGACAGCGCCTCGCATCATTTCGAGGTTCGCGTCTTTGCGCCGCTTCGACTTGTAATCAACGAAGATCCGTTTGCGGAACGATTCGCCAACGTCCCACGCAACGATCGTCTTCTTCGTCTTGTGGTATCGCGGCAGGGTCGAAAGCCAACCCATGAAGCGGCCGGCGTGCTTGCTCGATTCTTCGAGCGGCGCCGCGCCGACAACGCGCCAGATCAATTGATTCCCGTCGATAACCGCTAGTCTCGTTTCACTATCCATTCGCGCCCCAACAAGTTCACCGGGTTTGATTTCGTCGCACGTTGAAAAACTCGAATGACCCCTTCCGGCAGTTGATCGAGTCGGAGCTTTCCGAATCGAAGAAGTGCCTCCGTCCTGACAAGATCCGCCAATATGTAAGCGTCTGCCAAGTCGTAAGAGATCAGATCCTTGGACCCGACGTTGAAAGCCCCGAAGTCAACGTCCCTCTTTTCCTTTATGGCGTTTAGGACATCCTCCTTCGCGGCAGATCCGAAAGCGGTTGCGTAAAGCTTCACGTCGTTTGTCGTGTAGAGTCGGAAGGGAATCCCGGTGTGATAGATGATCAGTTTTAGAAGCCCTGCGATTTCTGCGATCGTATAGGCTTGCGTCCTGCGGCTGAAAGCGTAATCCTCGATCGCAACGTGCGTCGGTTGCAATTCCTCGATCACGTTCCGAAACGTCCTGTAATTGAACAACAGCCTTTGCGTTCTGAAGATATCCCGATCGGCGTTCTTTTTCTTCTTCGGGTGAAAGTAGCTTTTCGGATTGAATTCTCGAAGCGACCTCTTCCCTGCGAGATCGGCAAGCTTCTTCACGTCGCAAGTGAAGCGCGTTGCGAGTATTTCCGCCGTGTGATTCATGAGAACGAAGCCCGTATGATTCGGCGCAACGTCGCAACCTAGAAGTCGAAGTTCATTCATGATTGTTGATCTGATCTTCCAGGTTGTTGACGGTTTCCCATGCGGCGCCGATCGAAGCGTCGAGGGTTTTGACTTCGAGTTCTAGCGCCTCGATCTTCTCCGCCTGTTCTTCGATCGCGTTGTTCAATCTTCTTTCCGTGACAATCAAGGTTGCAAGCAACAGGAAGAAGGAAACGGCAACAAGCCAACGCCAATAATCATTTTTCATAGATCCTCCTTTATCTCGATCGCTTCTTTCGCAATCTTCGCAAAGATAGGATCCTTCTCGATACCGATCCACTTCATGTTTTCTTCAATGGCGGCTATCGCCGCCGTGCCGCTCCCGATGAAAGGATCGAGAACGATTCCGTCCGGGGGAACGACAAGGCGAAGAAGCCAGCGGATCAAGGTGAGAGGTTTTTGTGTCGGATGGGAAGTGATTTCCCCGTGTTCCTTGTGGACCTTTCGCTTCCGGGCAGGGAAAGACCGTTCGCAAGCGTGACAGTAGATCCGGCGTTCTTTCCTGGCGGCCTTTGCGTTGTATTTGAACTGTGGAAAGAAACGGGCGGCGGTGCCGGTGTCGGCGCGTCCGGGTTCTTTTTCATCGGCTCCTCTCGCCTTCATGCCCCACCCTGGCGACGTGGCCCCTTCACGTCCTTCCCTGGCAGACCAAATTCCCGTCGTGTCATGGCTGGACGTGACCCCGCTCATCTCCCCCAACGCCTTCACCGGGCAATCGTCGGCGCATCGCATGTCGGGCACTATCTCGGTGCCATAGCCGCCGGAAACGTCAAGTGTCCGATCCCCGTCCCCGTATAGGTTCGCAGCACCATACCCCCCCGCCCCTTGTCCGTGATTGCCTGATTTCACCCGCTTGACACCCACCTGCTCGCAGTCCGTGTGGCTGAAGCAAAGGTTTGGGGGCCAGCGACCGGAATTGTTTTCCCATGCTTCACCTTCTAGCGTCGGTTCGCCACGCCCCGCGCCTCCGGTGAACTTGCCCGTCTTGAAGCCGCAACCCGTCGTTGTTTTGATCGTTTCACTAGTGGCAACCTTGCAAGCTCCAACGTTGATCGCCCCCGCACCGTGCTTCAAGACGTTATCGACAAGCGTTCCCTTGAAAGGTTTTCGCGCAACGCAGATCGGTTCGTGCGCCGGCTTCAATGTACTATTCCAACCTTGCCAACGCTTCGCCTCCTCCGACGCCGCCTCCGTGACTTCGTATTTCCCGGGCCATTGATAAGAATCGTCGGAGTGAACGGAACCCCCTTGCGGTTGCGCCGCCGCGCCGGTGCGCCCCTTGCCTTTTCCGACAACCCTTCCTTTCACGCCGCGCTTCTTATCGATCGCCTTTGCTATGTTCGTTCCCTTCGGAAAGCCCGTTCCATAGATCCATTCGATCCCGTCCCGAATCTCGAAGCCAGCGTCTTCGATTCCAGCGATCATCCGGTGCGCCGTTCGAGCGCCGCCGAACGAAAGCAAGTAACCTCCAGGCTTCAAGACTCGCAAACATTCACGCGCCCATTGTTCGCACCATTGTTGAAACGCAAGTGGACTTTCGATCTTGTCCCATGACGCCCCCATGAATGCGATCCCATATGGCGGATCCGTCACGACGGAGGAAACGCTTTCGTCCGCGATCGATTCCATTGCTTCGATACAATCGCCAACAAGCAACGAACCGGACTTGAACTTGTATCGAGTGTCAAACAAGCTTCGTCCCGCCTTCGCCGTCGAGTTCCCAACGCCGCCCCCTGTAATCGACGTGTGGCCCTTCATGCCCCGCGCCGTCCGGGTGATAACAAGTCTTCGTGTTGAAGCCCCCATGTTTGCCCGGAACCTTCGGATTGCAGATCGATTGACGATTCTTCACGGCGTCTCGAAGCGCCTTCCAGGGCTTGAACCTCGCAAGCGTGACGACGTGCGATATATAGAACGAAGCGTCTTCGTCCATTGGATGATCGACCGGCGTTTGAAGACTCGAAAGGTAGAACTTGCCGAAACCGGGAATCCTGATCTCCCGCTTCGCCGTCAGTTCCCGAACGATGATCGCCGCCGCTTCGGCAAGGATCCCGCGTTCCTTTCGCGTCAGTTTCGCCGGCGTCAAGTTGAACAGATCGCCACGTTTCATTTCACCCCTCCGCTTTCTTCGTGTATGGCTTGCCGTCAAAGTCGAAGTAACCGACTTCCTTTCCGTCTTCGAGTTCAATCAACAGCGGTCCCCGGAACAAGCCGTATGAACACCAATTGCAACCGGCGTCTTCGAGATAGCGGCCGATACACTCTTGCGCCGGTGCCCAACCTTTGCCCTTCAATTCCGGGTAATTCTTCTTCGCCGTGTTGACGGACTGAACATCGCCGCAAGACGGACAGACGAAACGCCAGTTGCAACGATCCTCCCCGAAAAGTTCAACGCCCTTCGCTTCCCAATCGGCAAGCTTGACCGCCATTTCACGCCTCCGGTTTCAGGACAAGAATCTTGTCCGGGTAGATTGAATCGAGGGTTTTGATCCATCGCAACTTGTAAACGCGCCCGCACTTGCGACAGGTTCGCTTTTGACACGATCCATCTTGCGGCCGCTTGTCGCTCGAAAAACCAATGCGAAAGCCGCAACAAGTGATCGTGAAATGCAAATCACGCCTCCGCGATCGTCGTCCGGTTCCCTTTGCGAACCGCGATCAAGACGTTATCGAAAACGGCTGAAAGTTCGGCGTCATGAGAAATCACGAACGCCGCGCCTTTGCGCCTTCGCAGTTCGTCAATCAACGTGACAACCCGCGCGCGTCCTTCGGCGTCCAGCCCATCGAGGATTTCGTCCAGGATCACGAGTCCGATTTCCGCCCCGTCGCGTTCCGACAGGATATCCATGAAGGCAAGGTCAGTTGCGATCTCGATCTTCTTCCGCTGTCCCCCGCTTGGCGTTGCGTCCTCGATTCCCTCGACGTCGAAGGTGACTGCGATCTGTTCCGACTCTGATCCCCGCTTCGTCGTCCGGGTGGCGGAAAGCCGGATCTCGATATCTCCGTCCGTCAGAATCGACAGGTAGCGGTTCGCGTATGCTTCGAGCTTCGGGAGGTAGAGTTCAACCAGGAACGAAGCCAATCCCCGGTTCCCAAATCCGGCAACCCAAAAGTTCAAAAGTTCAACGGCCCTGGAAAGCTTCGCCGCCCGCCCCTTCGACTTCTTCAGATCCTCGCGGCTGGATTCCAAGTTTTCCTTCGTCTTTTCGATGGCTTCCGTGTGAGCGTTACGCCAACCCTTCGCTTCCCGAATATCGGCTTTCAGCCGTTCCCGGGTATCCTCGACGTGCGAAAGTTTCGCTTCGAGCGCCCGGATCGACCCGGAGAAGGTTTCGGCACGGAGGCGCGCGTCCCTGGAGGCCAGTATTTGCCCGTCAAGCCGTTCGATCGCCGCCTTGACCTTGGACACCTGTTCCCCGATTCCGTCGATTCTAGCGCCATTCTCGCGCGCCGTGGACTTGCTCCGGGAGATCCGGGCGGAAACGTCCTTCAAATGCGCCCTGATATGGTCCGAATCGGCCGGCGTCCCACACGTCGGACAGCGCCCTTCGTCAAATTTGGCGATCGCCACTTCATCGATCCCGATCATCGTTTCGAGCTTCGCGGTTGACGACTCGATTTCGGACTTGTCGGAGGCCAGTTCTTCAAGCCGCTTCTTCAGCTTGTCCCGGGACGCGATCGCCTTTTCCTCCCCGGCGCATTCCTTGTAAGCGTCCGCCTTCCGCTTCTTCAGCTTTCGGAGCTTCGCCTCCGCGCCGGCGACGTCCGGGAGTTCGTCCAGTTCGACCTCCAAGCTTCGGATCTTGGCGGCCCGTTCCTCCTCGAAGGCGTTTGAAGCCTCCTCGAATTCGGACGCCTGTTCTTTCAGCTTCAGGATCCAACTTCGCGTGTTCTCGATCTTGCCGTTCTCGACGGACAGATCGGCGGCCTTTCGCGACTTGAATTCGGAGGCGGCCTTCTGTCCCGCCTTGATCGTGTCGTCTATATCGAGCGCCGATCGGAAGATCCGCTTGCGTTCTTCGTCCTTCATTTCGGGATCCGCGAATCGCATCCGATCCCCTTGCCCGAACAGGACGGAATTTCTGAAGGACAAGAAATCAAGCCCTAGCAGTCGAACGATCTTCGCTTGCGTGTCCTTCTGCGAACCTTCGGCGCTTACGTCTTCGCCGTTCATCGAAAGCGATAGCTCGCCTTTCGACTTTCCCCGACGTCTGACAATCTCGTATTCGTCGCCGCTCTTCTCGAACGTCAACTTCACTTCGGCAACCCCACGGGCGCCCCGCGTCCGGACGTCGATCTTCCCCTCTATCACTTCACCGTAAAGCGCCCAAACGATCGCACGGAAGAAGGTAGACTTCCCCGCACCGTTCGAGACGGCGGCCGTCGTGTCGAGGTTGCGTCCGATAACGAGAGTCACCCCCGGACGTTCGAGATCGACGGGGTGCATTCGCTCGAAGCAAAGGAAGTTCGACGCCTCGACGGACTTGAAGGTGACAAGCCCGGGGATTGAACCAGCGCGGGAAGACGTATCGCCTATCAGACGACAGCCCAACTCGACAAGCTTTGTCTTGTCGGATTCTTCCGGAGCCTTTAAATCGACGTATTGCGCGATCGCTTCTTCGAGCGTGAAACGTTCGGCGTCGAGTTCGAGGCGCCCCCGCGATTCGATTTCCTCCGTCCGCTTCGTCGTCAGAAGACGCGCGCGGCCGTGTGGTTCTTCTTCGGGATCGAAGACGATCACGTAATCGTCTTTTCCGAAGTGTCCCGGTTCCCCCTCAAAGGTCCGAAACCGCGGCATCTTGCTTTCAACGAAGTCGAGTTCGAGCGTTTCGGTGTCGAACCTATGGAAGCCTTGAACCTGATTCGCCTCCCTGAAGTCGAGGTTGTAAGTAGACCCGACGAACTGGACCCTCCCGATCCGTTGCTTGTGGTGCGCGTGTCCAGCCAACACGAGATCGAATGGGTTGAAGATTTCAGGAGGAACGTCTGTCGGAAACTCCATCCCGGCTTGCTTCACGCCCTTGACGTATTGATGAACCAACGCGACGTTTTCGTAGTCGTCGTCAAGCTTCGAGATCCCCTCCTTCACTGATTCGATAAATCCCTTCGGCGGCAGGTACGGGAAGGCGTGAAACACAACGCCTTCAACCTCGACGGTTTGCCCGTGCTTCAAGATCGTGATCTTGTCGTCTTCGAGCGCCTCCAGGTATTGAAGCGTGTTGTGATTCCCTGCCGCGTCTTCGGTGTCGTGATTGCCGGGGAGTAACCACACGAAACCAGCGTTTCGCGCAAGGTGTTTGATTGCGCGCGTGACGACCTTGATCGTCACGGCGTCGAGGCGGCGCCTATCGAATAGATCCCCAAGGACGATCACGCCTTCGGGTTTCGACTTCGACAATCGAAGGAGGAAGCGCGCAACGTCCTTCAGACGGTCGGAGATCCCATCCGTCCCCGCGCGCGAATATGGGAGGTTATTTGAAGCGTGAAGGTCTGAAAGGATGGTAACGTGCACGGGTCAAGGTTCAGTCAAGCAAGGAATCAAGATCGTCGTCTTCGTCGCCGTCGTCCGATCCGCCGTCGTCCGTCCCGGTGTCGTCTTCCTCCTCCTCCGGGGCTTCGTCGCCCTTCGACTTGCCTCCCGCCTTTTCCTGACATTCCCCGACCATCTTGCAAGCCTCGCAAGCCGGATCGTCTTCGTCGTAATCGATCCCGAAACAAGGAGGCTTCTTCACCTTGTCCTTCTTCTTCCCGTCGTCCTTCTTCGTCTTCTTCTTCTTCGAGGAGGAGGATGACTTCTTCTTCTCCGTCTTCTTTTCCTCCCCGTCGTCCGATTCCTCCCCGCCGGCGTCGTCGTCCTCGAACAGATCGTCCGCCTCCTTCGGTTCGTCCTCGACTTCCATCCCGTCCGCCGCTGCGGCGAGTTCATCGCCCGTCTTCAGCATTCGGACAAGGATCTTGTGACAGTCGCAAGCCCCGTCCTCGACGGCGGCCTCCAGGACCATTGCCGCATACTTCTTCGGAAGTGGCTTCGGGTCCTTCAACGACTTCATGTGAGCCATGACGGTGTATTCCGTGTCGTTCTTCTTCCGACCGGAACGCTTGATCTTGAAGAAGACGGCGCCCTTCAGATCGCAGATCGACTCCCCGACTTCGAGAAGAAGATCGGCAACCCCGTTCCAAACGGAACGCGGAGCAAGGTAGGGCCGAACCTCGATCGGATCGTACTTTCCCCACTCACGATCGCGCGGTCCCTTCAGTTGGAGCGGAAGGACGGCCATCATGAACTTGACGGAAGGCTTGTTGCCCTTCTCGCAAAGCGGACAGGTCTTCGGAAGCTTCTTCCCTTCCCCCTTCAGGACGGAGCGGAAGATCGGATCCTTCAGGATTGGGTTCTTCTCCGCATTGGCGCAAACGATCCCGGCGTCCCCCGTGTAATGCATCGCAACGGGATAGTAGGGTTCGCTTGCATCCCGGATCGGTGGGCAAAGAAAGATGATATGCTCCCCCTCCGCAGCGGCGAAGAACGGGGCGCCGTCGCCTCTACCTTGCTTGTATCTGTCCTTGTCTGCGGCGATCTTGTCCTTGTCGATCATGTTTCTTCCCTTTCCTGTTAGCCCTTGATTGAGTGGGTTCCTAGAAGCGTCCGGAGAATTTCAACGTCGTGTTCCGCTTCGAGGAATCGCTTTCTTCTGGCGACGTATTCGCGAGATTCCTTGACCTTGATTCGCCCTTTCCACTCTGCAAGCTTCGGTTCGCTTGCAAGCGCCTTCGTCAAGAAATCGGCCTTGAAGTATTCGAGACGGAGATCGGCAACCGCGCGGTTCTTCAACGCCTCCGAAAGAAACTCGACAAGATCCCCCTTCGAGGTATCAACAGCGACACGTCGTCCTTTGCCGCCCTTTCCTTCTTCGTCGGGTTCCTTCTCGAAGACTGTTTGAAGCGTGATCATGATTTGCTCCCGGAGTGCGCTGATAGTGCCTTGTTCGCTTGCTTGGAAGAATTGAAGTGAAGCACCTTGCGTGCCTCGACGTGGACTTCTTCATCGCCAAGCATCAACGTCCGCTCCGCATAGTCGCGCGCCGTGAATCTTCCGAAGCCTCGAATCCTGACTTCTCCGTGCTTTCGGATCAGAAGAACGATAGCGGAGAAGACCCGCTTGACATCGCCCATTCCGAGATCCGCGGCCTTTGCCAGTTCTTCAACGCCAACGAATGACGGCGCCGGCTTGCGTTCCTTGTTCTTCATGGCTACTTACCTCCTATGGAAATCATGCCTTCCGTATTCGTTGGAAGATCACGGAACGTTTCCCGTCCCGCATTTCCTTTTTGATTTTCAGTTTGACGGGATCTCCGTATCGGATCCTTTCGTCCTTCACGTCGATCCAGCTTGACGAAAAGCAAACGCCGTCCGCCGCCTTGCCCGGTCCCTGGACCGTAACGAAAGCCATTTCGTTGCCGTTCTTATCGTTGATCGTCCGGGCGCCGGCGTAGATCCGAAGCCCCCGGGGAAGTTCCTTGCGGATTATCAGTTCCCAATAGTCGAGGTCCGCCCCTTCTCGAAGCTTGTTGTCGAGGTCCGAAACCGACACGAGGAATTGGAGGACGGGTGCCTTCCAGCCCCGGTGATAATGGCCGATCACGAGATCCCCTTCCATCGCTTCCGGATTGCAAGCGTTCAAAGCTTCTTCGTCCATCTTGAAGCGATTGGGTTTTATGTCCCCGCCGTCGATCGAAAGCGAACCGTAAATCCGAGTTTCGCCCTTCGAGTTGATCGATTCGTTGATCTTGCATTCCTTCAAGGCTCCGATGAAGAATCCGTCGTCCGTCTTCTCGACCCTTTCGGGTTCGACAGTCTTGACCTTGACGACACGTTCGACAAGTTCGGCCGAACGCTCCAACGGGTGAGTCCTGATCACGAATGGGTTGACCTCCGAAGCAACGTCGTTGAATTCGTCGTTGTCGAAATCGTCCTTCGCCTTCGACGCTTCAAGGAACTTCAGGATCTTGATCTTCCCTTCTTCACTCGCCTTCAACCTCCAAAGCTTGTCGAATCGCGCCAACGTCTCGCGTGCGTTCGGGATGATCGCCTCCATCGCCCGCGCCTGAATCAACGTCGAGACAACACGCTTGTTCGCAGACGGGCAACGTTCGATGAAGTCGATCAAGTTCTTGAACGGCTGTCCCTCTTGGATTTCATCAACCGCCTTCTTCGATACGAACTTGATATCCTCCAGGGACGGGACGATCTTTCCGTCAACGACCCTGTAGACCCCGCCGGCGTTTTGCACGTTCGGCGGCTCGAACCCGATCCCCCGGCGTTCGAGTTCCTTGACGTATGCAAGGATCTTTTCTTGCTTCGGTTCGTTCTTCATGACTGCGAGAAAAAACGCTTCGGGATAATGGACCTTCAACCATTGTGTCCAATAGGCGATCACGCTGTAAGCCGTAGCGTGGGACTTGTTGAAGCTATAGCCCCCGAACTCGCAAAGCTGATCCCAAAGCCCCTCCGCGCGATCGCCTCGCATCCCGGCGCCCATTGTCGCGCCGTCAATGAACTTGCCAGCGTATTCACGCAAGGCGTCCGCCCCCTTGGACTTGCCGATTAACTTTCGCACCTTGTCGGCTTCTTCCGGCGTGAAGCCGCCCAACTCGCGGCAAAGCTTGATAACGTGTTCCTGAAAGACGGGAACCCCCAACGTGTCAGCCGTGATCGAATCATAGACGGGATGCAACGATTCGATCTTTTCAGGATCCGCGTTTCGTTCGAGGTAGGCTTGTGCGAGTCCGCTTCGAGCGGTCCCAGGACGATCAAGGCTTGTCATCGCAACGATCACGTCAAAGTCCGTGAACTCGACTCCGCGGCAAAGCGCGATCGCTGAAGGTGAATCGAACTGGAAGACCCCAATCATATCGCCAGCCGTGAAAGCGTCGAGTGTCGGCCGGTCGTCAAGGTCGATCTTCGTCAAGTCGATTTTGTCCCCCGTCATTGCGTGCGCCACTTCGATCGCGTCCTTCACGATCGAAAGCGTCCGCAAGCCGAGAAGATCAAGCTTCAGCAATCCGCAATCCTGGACACCCCACATATCAAAAGCCGTGACAGCTTCACCGTCGCGCGCCTCGATAGGTGTGATCCTCGACAACGGAACCGGCGACACGACGACACCCGCCGCGTGGACTCCAAGGTTTCGGACGTGCCCCTCGATCACTTCGGCGTATTCGAGAACATCCGGGTATTTGTCAAGGAAGGCTTGGACGTGTTCGCTTGCATCGGCCGACATCGCAAGCGGAACCTTCGGATCTATCGCTTCGGAAACCTTGTTCACTTCGTCCAGACTGATCAGCATGACGCGCCCTAGATCCCTGACTAGAAGGCGTGCGCCCATTTTGTTTACAGTGCCGACCCTGGCAACACGATCGCGCCCGTATCGTTCCGACAAGTAGCCGATCAATTCGTCGCGGCGCCTGTCCTCGAAGTCGAGGTCAACGTCCGGAAGATCGATCCGTCCGGGAGCAAGGAACCGTTCGAACAACAGATCATGCCGAATGGGATCAACGTCCGTCACTCCAAGCAAGTAGAGGATCAGCGAACCGGCGGCGCTTCCACGTCCCGGTCCTACCAGGATCCCGCGGCGCTTCGCCTCCGCGACAAGATCACGGATGATCAGGAAGTAATCGATCACCCCGCGCCTGTCGATTTCCTTGATCTCGTGTCGAAGCCTTTTCGTGTAGACCTTCAGGATCTTCGACTTCGGGACGCCGCGCCGCCCGCCAAGCGCCTCCGCGCGCGTCGGAATCTCGCGTTCCTTCCAGCCTAACTCGCAAAGGTATTCGAGATAATGGAGGTTCCGCTCCCGCTCGATCGTCACTGTTTCACTTTTCATTCGGCCGCCCCCTTGCCGTGACGTTCCCGACGCCACTTGTCGAAACCGTCCAACAAGCCGGGTTCGATCTCGACAGCCGGGAGAAGGGCCGCGAATTTATCGACCTTGAAGGTTGCGTTGCAACGTTCCCCGATTTCATCGGTCGAAGCGATCGCTTCGTCTATCGCGTTCCCGTCGAGTCCTTGCGCCTCGAAACCTTCGCGCATTTCCTCCTCCGATTTCATCCAGTATTCGGATCCGGTGAACCGAAACCGCTTCGGTGAAATCAGGTTCCCGTGTGTCGTGATCGCAAGCAACGCTTCGTGAGCCGCCGAGTCGCCGGGTTCGGTGTAATGCGCGTCCTGAGTTGCTACCAGGGGGAGATCGTATCGGCGCGCGATCTTCACAAGCCCCTGATTCGCCTTCGCCAAATCCTCCCCAAGCGATACGTGGGGCATGATTTCGAGGTATAGCCTAGAATCTCCGTAAATAGCCCGTAGACGCTCCAAGTGTCGAAGGGCTGTCCTTGCGCGTCCCTCCCTGAGTTCGCGCGCCACGGGGCCAATGGGACAGCCTGACAGGCAAACGACGCCTTCGGAGTAGTCCTCCAGGATCCCGAAGTCGAGTCGGGGCCGCTTGAAGGCGAATCCGTCGATCCATCCCCGGGAGGAAAGCTGGAAAAGGTTGGAAAGTCCTTCGTCGTTCTCGGCTAGAAGCGTCAGGTGATAGCGCGGCCGGATCCCAAGCTTAATTTCCGCCTGATACGTCGCCTCCCGCTGTTGCGACCTCGGGAAGCTCGCCTTGATTTGCTCCGACACGTCCGGGGGAAGTTCTTTCGTGAACCTGTCGTTTGCAAGATAAGCTTCGAAACCGAAGATAGGCTTGATCCCGATCTCCGAAAGCGTCTCGTTTTGATTGCGGACTCCACGCATCGATCCATGTTCAGTGAAGGCGATCGCCGTATGTCCAAGCGACTTCGCCTTTTCACCGAATCGCTTTTGCGAACCGCAACCGTCGAGGATCGAGTATTCGGAATGAACGTGCAAATGGATCAAAGGATCCTCCATTCGTCCAGGAAGAACGGTTCGGGAAGGGTCGGAAGCTCAATCACCCCAACGTCAACAAGCCTCCGGATCATCCTCGCCGCTTCCTTCGCCTCGCAAGCCGTGAATTTGACAAGTGTTCGATATCGCTTTTTCCTATCGCGAGTCGCCTTCAATGGTGCCGCGTGTTTTGAGACTCCACTAAACCTATATGGCAAATACATTAGAATCCGATCACCATCGAACCATAACGAAAGGAAAGCGGAGGGTGGATGGGTTCCACCGTTCAAGATCGTGACGGTTCGCGCGTGCTGTTCCCCAAGGTGATCCTTGATCCAGAATTGCCCCGTGACGTCGAACCCCTCCTTCGCGAAGCAACGTCCGGGGAATAGTTGTCGGAATTCCTCCAGGAAGATCGCAACCGCTCGAAGCGCCGCTTCACTCTGATTCGACAATGCGCCGCGCCTCCTCGATAGAACGAATGATCGCGGCGACAGAAACGCCAAGATGCCGCGAGAGATCCAAGTATGAAGGGACTGTCGGAATCGGCTTGTCGACACGTTCGTAATAGTCGGACATTGCGCGCGGATCGAGTCGGAGTTTGATCACCTCCCGTGCCTCCGATGAGAGCGATTCGATCACTTCGTTGACGAAGACCTCCCCTTCAACGTCCGTCGCTTCGTCCTTCGGATCGTAGAAGTATCTAAAGTCCGAAAACTTGTGAAATGGGATCACGCCTCCCTCCGGATAGCGTTTCTTCGCGCGTTCCCTTTCGATGATCATTCCGAGTGCGTTTCGAACCGTCCGGTTCCTGTATCCGGCCGGCTTGGATGCAACCGGGAGTTCGGCAAGTGCCGCCTCCTGTTCGAGATCCTCACTGTCGATTCCGTGTCCATAAGGGATGTAAAATCCCCGTGCCTTTCGTGCCATCATTTCCTCCGTTGTTCCCTACCTACCAAGCGCGCGCCGAAGCTTACGGAACAGGACCCCCGGCAGTTGCGAGAGATCGTCCACGGTAACGGCGTTCTTGTAATAGTTCGTGATCCCACTATACCGAAGTCCGATCGCGATCACCTCGACGCCCTTGTGATTGTCGATCCAGCCGGTGATCCGCTTCAAGTGCTGTTGCTGTTTCGTATCAGGTCCACAAATAGGCGATCCGTCCGACAGGACGAAAAGCACCTTGCGCGCCTCCGGGCGATGAAGAAGACGCTTCGCCGCCCACTCGACGGCTTCGCCGTCGCCGTTCTCGCAATCGGCTTGCGCCGATCCAAGCCGCGTCTTCTCGGTTTCCCATGATTCCCCGAACGCCTTGTAAACGTTGAACCGGAAAGGGAGGGTCCTGTCGTATCCGTCGCGGCTCGGCGGCGTACCGCTGTAAACGTTCGTGAATCCGTTGATCTCGAACTTGATCCCGATCTGATTCAGCGCCCGGGAAAGTGCGACGACGGCGGCGATCGTGTCGTCCATGTCCCCTGACATCGAACCCGATTCGTCAATCAGGATCCCGACCGCTGTATCGGCATAACCGATTTCCCGCTTGTCGTCCCTCTTGAAAACCTTCGTGTTGAACCGGGCAAGCCTCGCAAGCTTCGTCCTATCGATCTTCCCATGACGAAGCCCGTAATCCGTCGAGTGATCCGTTGACAGGAGGACAAGACGAAGGCGGCTGGCAAGTGCGCCAACAATCTTCTTCGCCTTTTCGTCACGAACCCTGAATCTCGCAACGTTCTTCGGCGCCCTGACGATCCTATCGTTTTGGAGTGCGATCGGATGGGTCGAGTAGACCCCGCGTGTTTCCTCCTCTGCAATCCGCTTCGTTTCTTTGTGAAAGGTCCCGGTTTCTCCGTCCGAACCGGACGCGGCCTTCAGCGCCTTGATCAATCCGGCCAGATTTTCGGCTTCCTCCTTCGTCAGCTTGATCGCCTTCCCGCCGCTCGCCGCTTCGCCTTCCTTCCCCTCGGAAGCCTCGACGCCAGCCGCGGAACCGCCTTCGCCTTCCTCCCCTTCGCCTTCGCCGTCCCCGCCGATCGTGATCACAAGGTCCCCCTCCGCTTCGTCGGCGGCCTTGCGCGCCTCCTCCGCTTCATCCCCCATTTCCTCCAGCCGATCGCAAAGCTCGATCGCAAGATCAAGCGTGTCGTCCGTCCAACGCGATTCTTTAGCCCGGGGAATGAAGTCGGAAAGATGCTCGATAACGAAGGCCGCTCCCGCCTGAAGGATTTCATTCTTCGACTCACGAAGCGACGGCGACAGCGCCTCCGCGATGAAAGCCTTTCCAACGGCGTCGGCAAATTCGGGTGGCTTCGGCTCCGCTTCCAACTTCTCGATCATGAAGAAGCGAGTTCGAGTTAGGTTGACGTGGACACCGGCCCAACGCTTCATTCCCTCCGTCTCGATCGATACGTCCTCCAAGACGTTCAACCACATTGGGAGGATCCCGTATTTCTCCGGGTTCGATTTCTTCAATTCGTCGGCCCGCTTCGCGCAAGCCTCCCAGGTTGCTGACTTCCTCTTGATCGCGTTCTTCAACGCCTTTTCGTTTCGGAGGACGTGCAACCATTCGTGATCGAGTTCCCCGTCAACGATCCACCGTTCGGCGTACATTTTCGGGAGCGTGATCGTTGAAGTCGTGTCAGTGTAACAGCCCGTCCCGAAGTTCACCTTGATCCCTGTGTTCTTCGAGAACACTCGCGCGATCTTCTCGCAATACCTTTCATCAACTTTCTTGCGATAGTGATCGCCAACGTCGATCGTCAGTTCGGAAGGAAGCGGGGTTTCCATCGTTGCGGCCGACATCTTACAGGCTCCCCGGGATATGGCGCTGAATCACCCCGTCCACGAAGTCCCTGTCCTCCGTCAGCCTGTCCAGGACGGAAAGCTTCGACGCAAGCTTGAAGTTCTTGAGATCCTGAATCGAGCGCCCCCACGCAATCAGCTTGCGAGTCGAGAACGTGCAAGCGCAATCTTCGTTCTTGAATCCCTGTCGAACGTCGCGCGCGATCTTGACCATTTTGGAAGCCAGCTTCGGATCGACTCCAAGCTTCTTCAGGATCTCGACCTCGACCTCCTCCGAAGGGTATTCGGTGCGGTAGACCCTGAAGCGATCGATCGAAGCTTCGTTCAGGATATGGGTTCCGTCGTAAACGACGCCTCCCTCCCCCTTGCCGACCGTGTTCCCGGTTGCAAGGATCCGAAACAGCTTGTGCGGCACGATGATCTCGCCCGTGTTCGGAACGGTGAAGTAGCCGTCATTCAAGATTTGCTGAAGGCAAAGGATCGTTCCGCTCGAAGCGGCGTCCATTTCGTCGCAGATCAACCAGGACCCTTCGATCATCGCCTTGATCAAGATTCCCGGCTTGAAGGTCGTAACCGGGGCGCCGTCCTTCACGTCGATCGCGTCCTCCCCGATGAAGTGCGATCCGTCCGTGTCGTGTGAAAGGGAAATGTGGCGAATGGGCTGATTCACCATCGCCGCAACCTCCTTCAACAAGGACGTCTTCCCGCAACCCGTGTCCCCGACAAGGTACAGGGCTTGCTTCGTGCGAATGCAATACGCGATCACCTCCAACCGTTCGTCGTTCGGGTCAACGACGTATCCGGGATCGTGCTTCGGGATGAAAGGGTGATCGTCCGCCTTGCGGATCTTCAAGGACTGCGATCCGAAGTAAAGACGATCATTCTCGAAGTCGGGATCGACAGGGTGGATATCGTCCGCTTCCGCGGCAAGAGCATTCGCCGCCGCGCGCGAAGCCGTCGCCGTCGCCTTACCCTGATTCTTGAAGGGATTGAATTCGTCCCTCAGACCGTCCGCCAAGATCGGGGCGTCCGGGAACTTCGCTCGATAGTCGTCCGCCGTGATCCCGTGCTTGCTGTTGAGGTGAACGGGAAGCGCCTTGAAGTGTCTGCCGCAGATTCGGCAAACGATCTTCCCGTCCGTCGTCGTTGTCGTGTCCATTGAACCCTCCGTTGTTCCGTTGTTTCCCATAACCTACTAACCTTATAGCCTGTTACCTTTCGAGAGTCAAGCCGAAAAGCCGATTACTATACGTTTATAGCCTAAATGTACGAAATGGTTAGGAATTCGGAAGGTAGCTAGTAGCTGATTCCGGACAGTTTCGCGAGAATCCAGCTTCGATCCGCGGCCTCGATAGGCGCCGCGCCGCGTATCCGTTCGGCAAGTTCGGCTTCCTCGTGATCGTCGGGATCGCCTTCCTTCAACAATGCACAAGTGACCGGGAGGATCGATTGCAGTTGCGCGGCGATTTGGCGTGCTTCCAACCATGCGTCGGAATCGAGCATAACGACAAGCCGGGACAATTTCAGTTCCTTGATCCTTCGTCGTTGCGTCCGTCCAAGCCCCTTTCCCAACAAGGCAAGCGGGGTGAATCCGGCTTGATAGACTCGCAACGCATCGAACGGACCTTCGACAAGAACGGCCGACTTGCGCGCCCTGGCGAATTGCCAACCAAGGAGGAAACGGCGCCCGTTGCCTTCGTCAACTTCGGGACCGATATATCCTGGCCGCATTCCCGGCAACGCGGCGCGCGCAACGAAGGTCGATTCGTCGCCACTGACGACAGGGATCACAATTCGATCCTTGTATCTTCCGCGTTGACAGAAACCGATCCCCCAATCCTTGATCGTCTTCTTCGTAACGCGACGGCGCTTCAAGTAAGTTGGGATCCTCCAGCGTCCCTCCTCGAAGCACGGGATGAATTCCGGAGGAAGCTCGATCTTCACTTCTTCATCGGGTTCTTCCTCGATCGTTCTCTTGAAATCGAGCGAACGGATACCGTCCGACTTGATTTCGATCAAGGCTTCTGAATACGTCATGCCGGCAAGTTCGGCGTACAACTTCGGGAGGTCCCCGCTTTCGTTGCACTTGAAACAGATCCAAAGACCAGTCGAAGCCGAAGCGTAAAGGTGCCTTCTCGAATCGCAATAGGGGCAACGGTCAATGATGATCTGGCCGCTTCCCGTCTTCTTCCAAGACCATTCCGCAAGGAAGGCTTCGATGATATCGGCGTCCGCCTTCATGCCTCCGCGCCGCCCCCTCCTTCTTCGCCGTCGTCGTCTTCGCCCGCTAGTTCCTCGAAGAACATCGTTGGACGATCGACCTTCACGGGAACAAGGAATTTGTCTTCACCGTCTCGATACTTCGCCAGATATAGATCCAGAAACCGCTTCACGTCCTCGCGGCCCTTCGTCTTGCTCCGGTTGATTGAAATAATTATGTCCGCAATCCTCGACTTGTCGTAAGACTCCGCGGCGCCTTCGGCTTTGATTAGACGATCAGCCCATTCCTTCGACGCATGAGTTGACGTAATGATCGCGCAATCGAGTTCTTGTGCCAACGCTTTCAAGTCCCAATAGACGGCGGCTTGTTCGTGTCGAAACGCCTCGAATTTTCGAACGCTTCGCATATGATCGGCACTGTCCACGATCAACAAGTCGGTTCCCTCGATCCCCCTGTCCTTCAACGAAGTCATGATCGAACGAAGAGTATTCCCGTCGCATTGATGAACCGGGACATGGACTATCTGAACGCGCCCGTTTAGCTTGTGAGCGGCAAGCCGTTTCTTCGCATCCAAGACTTCTAGTTGTTCGGGTTCAAAGTCGAAGTTCTTGAACAGTCGCGCCGATAGGCGGCTCCATCGTGCATCGTATCGAGTAGCGACTTGATATTCCGACATTTCAAGCGTGACGTGCGTTACTTGAAACCCCATCGCCGCCGCCTTGAAACCGGAGTGAACAAGGATCATCGACTTTCCGCGCGCGGTTGGCGCAAGCATCAAAGCCAACTCGCCGCGCGCCACCCCGCCGTCAAGTGCTTCGTCTATCTTGGCGAACCCGGTTGGAACAGTCCGGAATGGATCGTCACTCGATTCAAGCCGCTTCGCTTGTCGTTCGTCCAATTCTCCGAACCAGTCCACGATCCGAACGCCTGTCGGCCGCGCGTCCCTGACGACAGCTTTCCCGACAGCTTCGTAAGCGCGATCGGGATCCTTCTCGATCGCTTCGGTAGCTTCAACCAAAGCTATATGAAGGCGCCGCGTTCGAAGCCAGTTGTTCAGTTCTTCAAGTGCAAGCCGTGGATAACCTTCTTCGTCGTCGTCAAAGACCTTCGCTATCAGTTCGAGCTTTTCTTCTGATCCACGCTTCGAACGTGCCGCCCGTCGTTCGAGAACGAGACGCGGCACGGCTTCATGGTGCTTCGTCCACACGTCAACGATCTGTCGATACACCCACTTCAGATCACGATCCGGCAAATCGTCGGAATCGAGCGACGTGATCACGGACTGGAGGTAACGAGTGTCTTTCAAGCAATGATGAAACGTTTGAATCAGAATTTCGGCGGCGCTTTCGCCAATCCCGGGATCTTCTAGCATAGCGCCTCCTCGAACGAACCGCGAAGAAGCCGACATTTCAAGCCTTCGGCCCGATAGTGCTTCAAGCGTTGCTTCGAGTGCTTTCGAAAGTCCTTGTGATTCACGTCTGCGAAGTCGAGAACGAAAGCCGTTTCCTTGCCTTCGTGCGCCGTCATGTTCCGGAGCTTTTGAATCGTGCTTCCCCGGGACGCGCCGCCGCTTGCGTTGATCACGATTTCAGCCGGGGGAAGGTCGACCGTTTCGTTGAAGACGGTTCCGACAAGCACGCAAAGATCGGAGTCGGGATCGCAAAAGCTGTCGTAAGCTTTTCGGCGTTCCCACAATTCGACGGGTCCTGTCAGGACGGCGTGCTTGACCTTGCGCGCCTTCAAGAGTTCCCCGATCGCCTTCGCTTGTTCAATTCGACTTGTGACGACGATCACTTTCTTCCTCGCGGCGGAACAGACTTCAGCGGCGTCAACGATCTTGCGATTGCGGAAGGGATGATTCAAGAGTTCCTTGAACGCCTCTTGATAGTTTGGAGCTTCGATCCTCCCTTTGAATGGAAGGAAGAAAACCGTTGGCTCAACAAGGTAGCCGAGTTCGATCAATCGTCGCATTGAAATCGAGTAGACGATCGGACCCGCGATCGCCCGCAACCAAATATCCTCCTCGTTTACTTCGCGTTCGTCAAGGTAAATCGTGCCGCTGAATCCCACTTTGTACGGAACGTCAAGCCCCTCGACAAACGAACGCCAGCCCTTGCCCTTCTTTCCTTTCGTGTAGTGGTGGAATTCATCTATCAACAGGAGGGAAACGTCCTTGAAAAGTGCCTCCGCTTCACGCTTATCGAACGACGACGATTGAACGGACGCGATAGTGATCGGGCGTGCCGATCGCTTCCCGTCACCGAAGACTCCGACCTCCCCGCGGCCGAATACCTTTCGGAATACCTTGTATGTTTGCTGAAGCGCGCTTTTCGATCCGACAAGGACGACGCAACGGCGCCCGTGCTTGTGAGCTATTCGAGCTTGAATGATCGTCTTCCCGCTTCGGATCGGGGACCGGACGATTCCGTGAAGATTCCCGATCCCTCCCCTGAAGACGGATTCGACGGCGGCCGTTTGAAAGTCGCGCGCCTCGAATTCCGCCGGCCACTCCGGACACTCGATCGCCTTGTCCGGGAAGTCCCTCCCTTCGATAATCTTGAAATCGCCAAGCGCCTCCAAGCTTTCGATCGCTTCGTCCCACAATCCGAAAGGCAAGTGTGCGCCCTTGCTGTTGACACGAAGAAGGCGGACCCTTCCATCCCAACGCCCCTCCCGGAACGCCGGCGTGAACTGGAAGCCTTTGACCCTGTAGCTTGTGCGCCTGTCAAGTCGTCGGAGCGCCGCCCGTGAAATGGCCCCCCGAATTAGAAGCCTTTGAGAAGTGATCCCTAGCCTGTTCACTCAATCGACCCAAAAAGAAAATTTCGCCCTTCCCTTTCGGCCGAAGCCTCCAGGGAAGGGCTAGGTTTGGGAACAACGGAGGTGTTCGGCCTCCTACTTGATCACTATGGCAAACGAACGACGGAGATTCAAGGAATGTCCTTACAAGATGCCGTCTTCTTCGAATGGCACTCGATCCGATGTTTGAGTAACTTTCGATCGGTATCGCCGTCAACGGCTTCGAGGATTTCTTCTTTCATCACCTTCTGTTCGTCAGAAAGATCGGACACGTCGTCGGACACGTCTTCGATCGCATCGGTGTTCTTGTTCACCTGTTCGATCACTTCGTATTTAGTATCCTTGATGTCCGCTCGAAGCGTGTTCGTCATTTGGAAATAGAAAGTGATCCCTCCACCGATGATCACAATGATCTGAATTGCAAGAGGGATCGCGATCTTTGCGTGTCCATTGATGACGAATTTCCGGGGGGGTATGCTCGGTTTGACTTCGCTACTAGATGACATTTACCGACTCCGAACGAAATAGGTTTTCTGCCGTTATATCGGAAGCCCCAAGGCTTCGCGTTGCGCCGTCTTGATCTTGTCGTTGAATTCGGTTCGGTATTCGTCAGGGATCAGTTTGCGGACCTCATGATCCGTCACGTCGTCGCCAGCCATCGCCTTGACAACGAAATCTCGAATCTTCGGAGCAATGTACTTGACGACTTCGAACACGAGACTTGCGATAGCCGCGGCTTGCGCGGGATCGATCTTCTTCGTCATGATCCACCTCCGGAAAGGTATTCGTAACAGACCGAATCTTTCAACGCCTCGAAGGTGAATGCGAATTCGATCTTCGGCCGCCCGATCAATCCCGACAGGAACCCCCAAACCTTATCGAGCATTTCCGGAAGCTCGATCCCCCATAGCTTCAGCATATTGATCACCCCGTCGATCGCGGCGATCACTGAAACGGAAAGGTCAAGCCATTTCGACTTACTGGATAGAACGTCACTCCAATCGGCGTCGGTTGAAGTTCCGAGTTCCTTCCGAGTCTCGTATGTATCGAGCGCCTTTTCCCAAAGGAGGATCGCGTCGAGTGCCTCCGTCAGAAGGACCCTCGTTTGAGCCAGCATGAAGGCCGCGATCTTGTTCCGGCAATACGCAACGGTATCCTCCGGGGGAGCATTCCCGTAAAGACCGTCGATCGTCTTGTCGGTTGTGTCGGCCGCGATTGCGGACGCTTCGACGGCTAGTCTCGCATCCTTGATCCCGTTGTGCTGTTTGCGGACAGCACAAGCGACAGACGTTAGAGAAAAGGCGAGAAGGACAACAAGGAAAAGGCTTCGCCGCTTCATGATCTCTTTTCCCTTTCGTTCTTCGACGTGACAACGGAAATGAATTCGTGGAATCCGCTCGATCCGAGTCCAGCAAGGACGCCAGCAAGGATCGTCGCAAAGACGCTTTGCCCCGTGTAGAAAGCGGACACGGCGCCTCCGAATCCACCGAAGATCGCGGCGAGAACAGGGCGAAGCCATTTGATCCCATTCGCCTTCAGGAACCGATCGAGGGGTCCGAACTTCGATGCAAGAACGAGCAAGTAAGCGATCATCATGACGCCAACAAGCCAGCCGAATTGTTGCCAGTTGTCGATCGTCTTCATGACGGTGCCGCCGATTTCTTCGATCTCCGTCTCGCCTTCAGGAACGACGGGAACGACGGGCGCCTCCTTGATCTCGGCTTTCGCAACGGGCGCCGCAACGATTGGAGCCGCAACGGGCGCCGGCGTCTCGACGGGCGCCGGGACGGCAACGGGATTGTCGGGAGTGACAGCCGCGGGCGCCGAAGCGTCCGGGGCTTGCGCCACGGTTGCCGGCGCAACCGAAAGGAAGCACGCGGCGAGAAGAACGAACAACAGACTTCGAGGCTTCATGAGTTCCCTCCTTGTTCTTAGGTTGACGATAGAAGCTTATTCGCCCGTCGTCAAGATTGCACGGGCGGCGTTGACATCGAATGGCGGTTGTGGATCTACCTTCTTCGGTGTGTAATCGTTATGTCTTCCGATCAACTCGACAGGGATCGAATAGGCTTCAACGACAGCCCGCAAGACTTCGATCCACGTCTGAACCTGAAGTTCAGAAGGTTTCTGATAGACACGCTTCCCAACCGTGACGGTTGGGAGGTTCTTCCAGGACGGGTGAGCCTTCAGACGTTTCGCTCCGATCTGTCCGACGTTCATAATCTCGATCCCAAAGCCTACAGCATTCGGGGACCACACGATCCGATCCTTTCCGTGCGCGTCCGTGACGTGCGGCCATTGCACGTTTTTTCCGTCGAACCGAATGTCTCCGTCGAGAGTCTTGATCACCTGCCCCTTGTATTTCTTGCGCCACTCCCAAAGCTTGCCGGGACCGGCATTCCAGCTTCCGACAGTTTCGAAGTTCGGCGTGTATTGGCAGACGAAAACGCGGCCGTCCTTTTCCATCCCGATGCAAATTTCCCAACTTGCCTTTCGAGGCTTCCCCGCGTTTTGCAAGCAAAGCGAAACGGCGTCAGGGATGAATCCGATCGCTTCGAGATCCGATCGCAGTTCGTCAACGCAAGACGGAACGATCTTCGCCTTTGCAAGTAGCTTGTCGAGATCCTTGATCGTGCGATGCGAAGCGATAACCGCCGTGTAATGATTCTGGACGACAAGAGGCTTGCCCCCGGTCCACTCCGGGCGATCGTAATACTTCCAGCTTGTCGGAGCATAGATCACGTCCGGGCCGATCAAGCGCCCGTCTTCGATCCGATACCTTCCGGGAGATTCCATCGAACCCGCGTTTGGAATCGGCTTCGGTCCTCCTGGAATCAAATCAAGCCTGTCGTCCATCTTTCAGCCTTCCTCGGCTCTCGGATCCGGCTCCGGTTCGTCGCCGTCAGAATTGCGAGTTTCTTACGATTTTTCGTCCGTTTCAGGAGGCGCCCCGCCGTCCGCATCCGCGCCGTCAGGACCGGAGCCTTCAGCGTCCACGGAGGCGCCCGCACTTGCCACCTGAAGCCCGTTTCCGCCTTCCCCCTTGTCCTTGTCCGTGTCGGGGACTGAAGCGCCTGAAGGGGACAATTTGCCCCCTGGCAAGGAAGCCAGCGCGTCCGCCCGGATCGCGGCCTCCTCCTTCTTCATTTGCTGAAGCATTTCGAGCGCCCCAAGCCCCTTCAGAAGTTGCTGTTTCACTTCCTCCCGCTTCGCGTCCAGTTGCTTCAAAGCCGCGTCGAGGGATTGGACTTGCTGTTGCGTTTGCTTGATCTTCTGATCCAGGTAGCTCGATTGTCCCTTCGACTTGCGCGGATCGGACAAGTCGGGACGCGGCTTGCGGGGTCCGACTTGTGACAATTCGGCAACGGGCGGCGGTTGACGGTGTTCCTTACGACGATCTTTCGACATGATTCCTCCTGCCCTTCTTCTATGGATTAGGGGGGAGTTATGTTATGCGCGAGATCGTTTCCGGTTCCTGCGTCAGCCGTTGAAGCCTGATTCGCGATCACCTCGTTATTGTCCGCACCGGCAACAAGGTTGATCCCGATAGTCCCCGGCGTCTTCACGACGTTTCCGTAAATCGTGCAATTGTCCGCACCGCTTGTCGTATTGATCCCGTAGGAACCAGGGAGATAAATCACGTTGTTGCCAACCGAGTTCAAGGCACCGTCGAGAAGGATTCCTTCGACGGCTTGATCCTGAAGATAGTTGTTCGAGATAACGCAACGTTCGGAAGTCGGGTAGCCGCTGATCCCCGTCTCGCCTCCTTCGATCGAGTTCCCGATCACAACGATCCCGTCTTCGCCTCCAAGGTCGATCCCGATCGATGTCGAAGCGGCGTTCTCGTAAACGGAAATGATATTCCCTTCAACGATCGTGCCTGCGGCTCCCGACAGGGTTATTCCGTCAACCCCGTCGTCGTAGCAATAGACGTGATTCCCGACAATGAGGTAATCCGTACCAGGGCCGGCCGTTATCCCTGACTCGATCGCGCTATCTACGCCAGCGCCTCCAACATAGTTCCCGACGATCGCAACCCCGTCCTTCGTCGGACAAATGATCCCGGTTGCTCCAATGGTGAAGACTTGATTTGCTTCAACCCTTGCGCCGTCAGTCTGAAAAGCTCCGGAAACTTGAACCCCAAAGGCGTTCGATCCTCGATAGCCCTGAACTTGATTCCCGACAACGGTTGTGAACGTGCCTCCAATCGTCGCCGTCGAAGCAACCTCGATCGCCGTTCTCGAACTCGCATCCCCGGAATCCCCTCCGTTTGCAACAGCGTTATAACAGACGAACGATTGACTGTCGCAAAGGATAGCATTCACCATGAATGCCGACGTTGCTCCAAGCTTGTTCAGACAACCGTTATAGATGATCTGGCAATTCTCGGTTCCGCCGAGATCGATCCCATGATCGTAAGGGGCGGGATCGCCAATGATGACATTGTGAGCAACAAGCACTTCTTCGGAATTGATGCACTTGATCCCCTCCAAGTGCTGTCCAATCCCCATATCGTTCTGAAGGTAGTTGTCGCGAATAAAGACCCTCGAAGAACCGTCCCCAACGTCAATAGTGATCACCGTTGTTGAAGGCGTCCCGCCTGTCGATCCTTTGCTAACCGCGTTTTGCTCGATATAGACGTAATCGAAAGAGCCTCCCGCACCGTCGAACAACGCGAGATCGCCATAGACGAAACAGCCTTTGATGATCAAGAACGCGAACGTTGCGCCTGTTGCTTCAACAAGCCCTGTCGTCCCTCCGTAGCAAAGGCCAGCGGACGGAATCAAGTAGACCCCATCCATTTCGAGAAATTGCCCTGTCGTCGTTACGGCGTTCGCATTCACGACATAGGCGTTGTCGATAGCCGGCGTCCCCGTGTTCGTATAATAGAAGATCGCTTGTCGGATCGAGAACCCGGAGAATCCATCCGATAGGTAGAAGTAAGGGCCGTCACCGTCCCATTCAAGCCGATACTCGAAGCTCCCGATGATCTCCAGCCCTTCGATCGTTGCAGGGACGGTGATCCCGTTTCCGCTGTAAGTCGGAACATCCCCGATCACCCGAAGGCGATAACGCCGGCGACGTGTCGAGGCGGACGACGTTTGCGAAAGCATATCGAGATAATCGATCGCGGTTTGAAAGTCCGGGAAGTGTCCGCTATCTCCGACCGTGTATTCAAGCACGTCGTCGGCACCGTGCGCCGTCATGCGGCGCGCGTCCCTCCAAAGTGTGACGCTCGAACCGTCAGTCTCGACATAGGCGAGAACGGCACCTCCATCGTAAGCTGTATTTGCAACGGTCGTGAACACGAGTCCGCCATTGCTGGCAACGTAAACCCATCCTTGCGAAGAAGCCGGAAGGGTGACAAGTTGCGGGGAAGCCCATTCAACCCGCTTGCCATAGACGATCGCTTCGCCGGCGGCAAAGACGATCCGGATCGGAGCCGTCAACGTTACCGTCACGTTCATTCCGGAAATGATCGTGTTTCCAAGCGCCGCAGCGAATTCGTCAAGGTGATCGTCTATCCCGCCAAGAATGCTTTGATGATAGGTGTTAAGTGAAGCGTAACCGACCTCCGACAGTGCGACGGGCGATCCCATCAAAGAATCCTGGAATTGCATTGATGTGAAGTTCGCGACGAAAAGCCCTTTGTCGGATCGGATCTCTCCTTCGACGTTCAGTTTCAGTTCATACGTCGCGTCGAGATTTTGCATGAAGATCGAGAAGTCAGCCGCCGCATAGTTCGCGTTCATAAAAAGGCTAGGACCGTTCAGGTATTGATCCAGACTTCCAAACGAATTCGTCAAAACGAAATTCGGTGAAATCACCGCCGAACCGTCCCCGATTTCGACATCATGAGTGAACAGCGCGCCAACGCCGCCGCCCGCTCCGAGGTTCTCGAAGCGAACCGTTCGAGTCGCCGCTTGCGCGTCGTTCCTTCCGAAGTAGAACGCCGGCACCGTTTCGTCTGCGAAGATTTCCCAATCGACATTAGATCCGCCGGCAGGATCGAATTTGATCGCCGGCGTCTTCGTCGTGCTATTGTCGAATTCAGCGTCCTTCGAAAACCAAGCTCGAAGATCCGTGATCGTCAAGACGTTCCCAAGCGAGTTATCCCAAACGCTGATTTGCGGTTCGTCAACGTCCAATGCGTCCGCCGTGACGCGGATCTTGACCTTCCCGTGCGCGTCCTTGTAGAGAACCTCCGCAACGTCGGCAACAACGTCGAAGACGGTTTGTTGTGTAGTGTCGAACGTCGAAGGCGCAAATCCAGCGCCGGCGCCTTGAACGGCTCCGATATAGCAAAGCCCCGGAGTTCCCTTCAGCGTCCCCGGAGCGCCAACCGCCCGAACGCTTGGACCGTCAACAAGGACTTCGTAATCGGCGGCGACAAGTGAAGGCGTCGATTGTCCAAGCGTCCCCGTGATCGTGACAATGTTTTGCGTCCCACTCCAAGTGATATTCACAGTCTCGAATGCAGTTGCGGGAACATTCGTCGCCGCCTTGCCAGTCAACCAAACCGTCGCACTTCTTCCAGCGTGCGAAGTTCCAGGGCCTCCGAGCAACGTGTCAACGACGAATTGAAGTCCAGGTCCGGGAAAAGTTACGGAATCAGGGTTGCCAAGATCCCCGATCGCTTCTTCCGTGTTCTCATATTCAAATTCACCCGTGCGCGGGTTCGTTTCGATGTTTTGATCCGGGACTTCCTGATAAAAGAAGCCGACGTCATACCATTGAAGATTCGTGTTCTCGAAAGACCAGTTGCCGGCAACTGCGGCAAGGTGTCTTCCCTGATCGTCCATTCCGTCAAGTGCCGAAAGGTCGAACATATCGGGAGCGGATCCAGTGATCGCCACGGCTGAAAATACGCCTTCACCGAAGACAAGGGAAATCAGATCCGCGCTTTTGTCCTTCAAGTAATCGAAAAACTTGGTTTGAAGCGCAACGTCACCAATGATCTTTTTTCCGTATAGGTGAACGAAGCTATCGCCCGTTGCCATTTAAAGCCTCCGGTTATGGTCCTATCAGGACATATTCAAGCGGCGTTTCAAACACTTCGACATTATCGGTTTCAACGTCGTTTGCCGCATTCTGGTTTTCGATCTCGATTCCGCCGCTAGTCCAAAGCGGAGGGTTTATATAATCTTCAGCTTCAAGGTTCACGTCAATAAAGACGCGAATATGGATCCCTGTCGTCTTCCATTCCCGAACTTCAACCCGAAGCTTGTATTGCTCCGCAAGGAACACCTTCGTCGTTGTCACAAGGACGGTTTCAACACCACCATTTCTTTCGATGATCCGAACGCCGTTCGGCCGCAGTTCGGCAATATAGCAGTTGTCCAAGTCTTGAACATAGAACCGCATTCGGAAAACGTCCGTTGTCGGATCAGTGATCCGCCGCGCAGACGCAACGGCTACAAAGTAATTCCATCCAGTGATCCACGAAACGTCAATCCGCTCCCGCCCCGTCGCCGGAATGACCATTCGATGATTCACCGCGTCGAGGTATCCTTCAGCGCCTCCGACCTCGTGTGACCAGTAACGAAGGTCTTCGTTGAACCAGTCAAGAAAGTCGAGATAGACAAGCTCGATCCTTTCGTTGAAAGGACGCTCGATTTCAACGACACGTTCGAGCAACGTGTGATCGAGATCCGGGGAATCCATGACTCGAAGGTTCGAGTAATATTCCCCGTAATCGCTGATCTCGCCTCCAAGGATCCAAGGGTCCGATCCGGCTTGTTCTTCCCAAAGCCCGGTTTCCCCAAGGATCCAGCGGAACCAAAACCAGTTGGCATAGATCACGTTTTTGCCCGTCAGCAAACGAGCGAGATTGACAAGCCCTAGCTCCGTTCCTTTCTGTTTCCAGATAGGGATCGCAAGCGTGATCAGTTTGCGAAGTTCGCGCGCCGTCAACGAAGACGTGATCCCCGTGTCGTCCGTCCAGCCGACAAGATCCTTCGCGTATTGCAAAAGGTCGTCAGGGATCAAACGCGGATCGACGTAGGTTGGAACCTCCACGATCTTGCTATTGAGTTCCCCACGCCAGTATTCCATGCGTTCGAGGTATCGAAGAAGAAGATCGTTCCGGAGCGGTTCGATCACCATTTTGTAAAGCGTCGGCTTCATCTAGATCACCGTGATCGAAATCGTCCCCGCCTTCGGCAATTCGCGCGCGCCTAGCACAACGTCCGCCGCCGGCGTCGTTATCGTTACATTCGTCACCCCGCTAATCCCGAAGAATAGCGCGATCAAAGCCGACAGGTAAACGGTATCCCCGAATTCCCAACGATAGTTTGGAGGCGTTTCGTCGTCCAATGCTTCGGGATCAAGCCAACCGACGATCGCCGTTTCGATCGCCGTCTTGTTCCCCCCTTGAACCGTTGCCGTCACGTCGATCACCTTCGGAACGTAATTCGTCGCGTGAAGTTCGGAATTCAATTGAACGACTCCGCGCCGCGTCGGATCCCCCGTGACTCCGTTGAAGTGTTCTTCGATATCCGAAAGCACGCCCGGGGAAAGGGGCGCCCCTCCAGTTGCAACGCAAACGGCTTCGATCGTCTTCGGGCCTAAGCCTTCTTCGATAGCGAGGCAACGGGCGATCGGGCGCGCGCCGCTTGTCACGTCTTCCCAATCTAGAACCAGGGCTTCGACATCTTGCGAAGTAACCGCCCGTTCTTGCGCCCTGAGTTGCGCCGGGTGGGTTCGCTTTGCCTTCGCGAGATCGGCGGCTGTCGAACCTTCGCGCGCCGCGTAGCCGCTAGCGGCTTGCGGGTTCGTGACGCTTTCAATCCATCCGACACCGGAGCGGTTGATCTTGATCATACCTGCCCCGACGTTTCCGTTTTGCCCTTCGACGAGCGTTCGATAGATAGCGGATATCGCGTCGGCGGCCGGGGGAATCTTTCCGTTCTCGCCGTCACCGAAGATCCCGGACGCTTCGCCGTCGTCCCCGAAGTCAACTTCGTAATGCTCCGAAAGTTGATCGCTCGAAAGTAGGTTTTCCTGGCGTTCCCACTCGACGGCGGCGACGTAATATTTCAACGTCGCGTCGTCGATCACCGGGTATCGTGAAGCCGTGAAAGACTGATCCGCCGTTCCGTCAGAAACTCCGAGCGGATCATCCTCTCGCGTGCGACCCTGATAGATCGTCGGAAGTTGATAAAGTCTATCCTCCTCGATCGAAACCGCGTTCAGAGTCGGGGAAGAAGGGGCGCCCCCGATCTCGACAATTCGATACCGAAGCCAACAAGCTTCATAATCGCCAAGCACCGAATCCGAGACGATCCCTTTTTGCCAAAGGCGGCTTTGCGTCCAGGGCGGATCGAATTTGATATGTTTCGTCCCCGTTGCGGAGAAGTCGAGGATCGTGTCCTCCGTGACTTCAAGTTCGTGCCAAAGCGTCCCGACCGTGTAATCGGAGGCGTCCGTCGAAGGGCTTGTCTGTCCAAGGAAACCCGTCGTCGTCGCGAGATTTTGTCCACCTGAAAACGTCGAGGTGACGTCTTCGTATGCTCCGGTTTGATTGTAGGTGATCCGGACTGTCAGACCTTCGCGAGTCGCGCCCGGATTCCCAAGCATCCCGTCGATCGCGAATTCAAGAGCCGTCCCAAGGTTCGTCACGCTATCGGGGATGTCATCATACCAATTGTCGTCATAGAATTCCCAAACTCCGGTGATATCGGCCCCGATACTGTTGACAAGAATTTCGAGCATATCCCAAAAGAGATCGTCATGTCCGAAATAGATCGAATCCCCAACCGCCGGGGCGCCGGCCCACGGATTCCAGTTCGCCGGCGTGTTTACTTGTGTCGTGAAGTCGGTTGCGGACCCGGACTCGAAAGCCCAAACCTTCGACATCGTATCGGAGGGATCCGTCGTCACGTCTTCGAGGTTTTCGTATTCGATCGCTTCTTCGCTTGCCGTCGCTTCAGTTGCGAAGACGCTTCGCGCCGGGATCGTCGTCAATGCCGTCGAGAACTTCCGGGAGAACTTCACGAGGAGGGGCACCGTCGCCGGGGAAGCTTGCGCCAACGAATCAGCGATCAAGTGGAGGTGTGCGTCAACGCTTGCCCGAAGTTCGGCTGTCGTGAAGAAGGTTTCCTTCGCCCAAAGATCGATGTCAACCGCGTTCAGGTGAGACGATAAAGAGAACGCCCGCATAAGCTGAATCGTCGGTTCGTGCGGGTCTTCATCGGAAAGTTCAGGAAGATAGATCCGCTTCCACCGGATCAGATCCTCCAGGATTTCGTAGTAATAAAACCCTGTGGTCTTGAAGTCGGGGAAAGTGATCGTCGTCGTCATATCTAAGCCCCTCCCCCGCTTGGGGTGTATTGTAAGTTTTCGCTTCGATCGGTCAGCATATCGAGATATTGAATATCGACTATAATTTCTTCATTCTTCGACGTGAAGGTGTACTGCGAAAGCTTCGCGCGGTTTTCGTCTTCGAGGCGATTGAAGACTTTCTTGATCCTTCTGGCAAGCCTCGATTGTGTCGACACGTCGTTGATATCGAAAACCGGATAGTCGATCCCCACGTCGTCGTTGAACGGGTTTTCAGAAGGACAGAAGTTCAAGGCAAGCATTATGATCTTCTTCGTCTGATCCGAATCGATCTCCGTCGCAAGTCCCCCGTTCTTGTTCGCTTGCAACGGTGCCTTCAGTCCCTTGTATTCCATTCGCCTATTCTACCTTTTGATTCGTTGAATTCAAATCGGTTGGGACAGACGGAGGAGGCGCCGAAGGAGGCGAAGGTGCGCCCGGTGCCGCTGTCGGGTGCATATGCGCCAACTTCCAAGCGTAATCTTGATTTAGATACGTCAAAAGCTTGTCGCCTCGAACGATGAAATAGGTTGCGGCCGCTCCAAGCTTCGAGTCGCCGTCCAAGGTTATATTCGTCCCGTCGAGGGTCAGCTTGTCGCCTCCCTTGTGTTCAAGTTCGATCTTGTCCCCGTCAAGAGTCGCCTTGTTGCCGTCCTTCTGTTCGAGAGTGATCACGGCTTCCGTCACGTCGATCCGGCTTCCGTCCTTGAAGACGACAGCAAGATCCCCGGTCGACTTGTTGATCGTGATATAGCTTCCATCCGGCGCCCAAACCGCCATGACGTCCGGATATCCGTCAAGGATTTCATCCGGGATCACGTCTTCGTCAACGAATGCCGGTTGCCAACGGATCGACCTTTCGTTGATCCTGGCGGCATCTTGGTTATCCGCCTTCCCTGCGATGATCAGAAGTTCGACACGATCGCCTATCGCCGGGACGTCCCAAAGGCGGGCGGCGGAAGCCGGCCGGATCCAGAATGGAAGCTCTGCGTCTTCACGAACGATAGCAGGACAACGGACCTTAACTCGACGTTGCTTATCCGGATCGCCGTTGTCCGTGACTTCTCCGAACACCTTTTCAAACAAAGCCATTCGTCCACCTCCTACGGAACCGCATCGGTCGGAATCATTTCCTTGTTTGCGACGAAGCGGCATTTGTAACCGCCGCCGGCGAATTCGTGCTTTACCGAAGTGAAGTAATACCCTCCGGAAAACCTGTTTCCCAATCCGTCAAGCTTGTGAACCTGTCGGGGCTTCAAGCTTTCAAGTCCAATCACCGATCCGCGTCCGACAAGGAAGCCGTCCTTGCGCGCGCGGAACCATGCTTCAGCGAACGTCGTTGCTTCTTCCGCCGTGTGCAAGATGCGATCGGGAACAACGTCTATCGAGTGACCGGCCGCCACGATCCGAATCGAGGCGGCGTTATCGAGTTCTTCTGTCACGTCGTCACCGCTACCTTGAAAAAGCCGCGGGTCCGCAACGTCGCCGCCCTTCTCGACAAGATCGACCGAACGCCATTCCTTATCGTTCAAGTCGTAATACATAACTTTCAGTTCGGTTATGTCCTGTCGCATCCCGTATTGCGGCTCGAAGTTCAACAAGGTCCCGACATCAGATCGATAGGTGAATGTGTAAACCTTCGATTGATTCCGTGAAGGACGCTTCCAGTGAAGGGTCCACGCCTTCATGTCCTTGTCCCAATCGATCCAGAAATCTCGATCGTTCAGGTTCGCAAGCCCTTTGATGAATTTGAAATCAGAAGTCCCCTTCTTCTGAACAAGCGTTTCTTTCTTCGTCGTCGCGTCGATCTCGACTTCTAGTCCCCACTTACCGGCGATTTCTTCGACCATTGACGAATGGGACATATCAACGAACGATCGCCCTTCTTCGTCCGTCGCAAGCCCTAGTTTCTTGTGCGCGGTCTGCGAAGCTTTGATCTCCGATTCTTCGTCCATTAGCTTGAAGCTGTAATCGTAAGCGCGAATCGTCATAACCGGAGTTCCAGATTGCGGGAACTTCGGGAGGTGCTTCGCAACGATCGTCCTCCCCATGAATTCAAGTTCGGTTCCGTATCCGGCGTAAAGATCGATCGCGTTCCCCGGTTGAAGCGCCCGATGATCTGTAAGCCGCAAGTTCTCGTTCGTAAGATCAAGTTGCAATGCGTCCATAAGCCCGATCGTCTGTTCGAACGTGAGCTTTTGAACGTGTGCCGGGAAGTCTATCGGGGCGCCTTCAATGTAAAGCTGGAAGTTCGGCGCAAGGTCTTTGTACCCATTCGTCATTATAGGATATGCGAGACGTAGGTATAATTTCGCGCGTCGAACATCGCCTTCCGATAATCAATCCGTTCCGCCGTTCTCTCGAACGGGATCGACTGCGGCGTGACTTGTTCAGTTCGCAAAACCCACGCTTCCGGGATCTCGACTTTATCACCCGGGGAAAGGTTGACGAATTGAGGATTGCGCCTCCTGATCAGATCGCCCCACGAAGGTTGCTCGAAATAATAGGCGGCGATCGATTCGAAAGTGTCGCCGTCCTTCGCGAAATGAATGAAGCTTTCACCGTTCGTCAGTTCTTCAACGGCGACTTCGTATTCTTCATATCGAACAAGTTGAATCTGAAGGACGCAACCCCGGATCGTTCCGTCGATCTTGATATCGTCGTATCGAATGCCACCGATCGAAGGGCAAACGCATTGCATCGAAATTTCCCTTCCCCACGTAAAGAGGAGGGGAGGCGGCGAACGACGATCGGGATCCTTCCTTGTAAACGACTTCAGAGTTTCGAGCTTCGACGTGATCGATTCAGCGATCGACGCGGCGTAAAGCCGCGCCGTGAAAGCGATAGTGTCAAGCTTCCCGTTCGTCCATTGCGTGACAGGGTATTCGGCGCCGAAACCGGACGTGAAGGCGAACTCCGTTGCGATCCCTTCTTCAAGTTCGGTCGGTATGAATTGTCCTTCGACATATTGAGTCGGATCGTCAAGGACTTCGAGCTTCCAAGGTTGCTTGAACATGGATGCAAGACTCATGTTGGAACGCCTCCAGTTGCCGGGATCGCTCCGACTTCGAGGATCTTTCGCTGTTGCCAGGGCGTCGTTTCGCCGCCGGAACGTTCGGAAATCTCGGCTTGATGCTTCGCTGAAGCAACAGACATTTCTGAACCGTCAACGCTAAGATCAGACTTCACATCAACGCCAACCTTGTTATCGACCGTCACGCAAGGTTGTTGCGCCCCGACTGTTTGCCCTTGCTGTTGTGCCTTTGCCTTCATTGCCTTCGTTGCCGGGGATTTCTCCGCTGCTTCGATGGAACCTTCTTCAACGGCTTTCGCCAACGGTTCGCCCTTGATCGCTTTGATCCCGGTCGTCGCAACCGTCGTTTGAAATTTCTTCACTGCTTCAAGAGAAACGCCAGCAAGCTGAAGCGCCGCCTTCCCGATCTCCGTCCCTGCGATCTTCTTTATGATCCCTGCGATGAAATCGAGGACGGTTTGAAATGGGGCGGCAAGGATCGTCGTGAGCTTTCCGAAGATCGAAGCCGCGACGTTTCGAATCGACGTCAACGCACTAACGAAGGCGTCTCGTATCTTGGAGGCGATTCCCTTAATCCAATTCCAAGCCGGCAAGATCACCTTGTCAGTGATCCAACTCCAAGCCTTCTTTGCAACGTTGGCGACCCATTGCCAAACACCGGCGATGAACTCCCCGGCTTTCTTTACGACAGGCATTATCACTTCAGCGATAGCGCCCCAAATCGTCGTCGCCATATCCCAATAGGCTTTTGCAATGATCTTTGCAGCTTCCCAAAGGTTCGCAAGATACGCGATCACGTTCTTGACTCCATTGACGACAAGATCCCAAACCGGGGCGAACTTATCACCGATCCAACCTGCGACCTTCACGACAAGCCCGAAAATCCAAGCGACACCTTCGATCACTTTTCCGAGCAACGGGAGGAGGACTTTGTAAGTCAAGATGAAGCCGCCGATCACCGGGGCGAAGTTGACAAGCAAGATCGGCTTCAAGATCGTCCAGATACCTTTCAATGCAGGAAGAAGCGAAGTTGCAACCGTGCTTCCGGCCTTGATCAACGAAGTCAAGAACGATTCCATTGAGGGGCCGAAGAACTTATAGAACGACGAAGCGAACCCTGCGATTGTTTTCCCGATCGCCTTCCAGTCGGTTTCAAGAACGCCAGAAGATTTCACGATGTCTTGGATCTTCTTTTGCGCCCCTGCTACTTCCTTCCTCAAATTCGACAGCATATCAACAGCGACCTTGAAGGCCGGTTGTATTCCTTCCTTGTATCCTTGCGCGAATTGCTTGATCGCATTCCAAGCATAGGAAACGCCAGCCTTGACGTTATCGAAGATCCTTTTGAAAGTGTCCATGACGCTTTCGCCGTCCTTCTGGATCAATACGAAAGCTCCAACGACAGCGGCGACAAGGCCGGCGATCGCAAGGCCGCCAAAACTGAAGACGGCACCGAAAATGGTTCCCAACCCCGTAACGATGGATGCAAGCCCGGAGAATGCGATCCCCAAGGTGAAAGCGATAGCACCTATCGGAGCAAGGGCCGCAAGGATTGCAACAATGATCGTCCCAACCTTCGCAATTTGTGTGATCATGTCGCCGCCAAAGGCGAACCCGAATTGCTCGCCTATCTTGCGAACCCAATTGATCGAAGTTTTGATCGCATTCGATATGAAGTCGATACCTTGCTTCAACCCCTTCGCCACACGACCAGCGGTTGTCGTCGCAAGTTCATACTTCACCATTTCCCCGTTGACGTCCTTGACTCGTTCCTTCTCGCCTTGAAGGGTCAACACGAGATCGGCAATGAAAGCCGTTAGACCCTGGACCCCTTCCTTCAACGCAGTCTGTTTCGTAATATACCCGCCAACCTCGATCGACAGACCTTCCCATGCCGATTTCAAAATTGTGACAGCGCCGGCGATGTTATCGAGTCGGGTTCGTGCCATTTTTTCAGCGGCTCCGACACCTTCGCTTGATTGTTCGAGCATCTTTGTCAGATCGGAAATCGCCTCCGGACCCGCCGCGGCAAGTGCACTAAACGCTTTCTGTCCACGAATACCGAAAAGTTCAGTCATGGCGGCGGCGCGTTGAACAGCGCCGGGGATTGCATCTATATTCGTCTTGAATTGTCCGACGATTTCGGACAGCGGTTTGATTGACCCGTCCGCGTTTTCAAGTTCAATGCCCCATTGTTTCATATAAGCTGTCGCCTTCGCAGAAGGACGGCCCAACTTGACAAGCATATTCGTGAATGAAGTTCCGGCCAAAGTTCCTTTGATACCAGAGTCGGAAATCTTTCCGAGTGCCGCAACTGTTTCTTCAAGACTGAATCCAAGTGTCCTAGCTTGCGGAGCTGCGAATTTCATCCCTTCGCCAAGAGAAACCATGTTTGTATTCGCTGAAGCGGACGCTAGAGCTAGAACGTCAGAGACGTGGGCGGCATCCGTTGCTTGGAGGCCCATTCCACGAATCGAGTTCGCGACAATATCCGCGGCTGTCGCAAGCTCCATCCCTTCTGCCGCCGCGGCTGAAAGAATCGCGGGGGTTGCCGAAAGAACTTCGTTAACACTGAAGCCGGCGCGCGACAAGAGTTCTTGTGCTTCACCTGCTTGAACAGCCGTGAAAGCCGTTGTCGCTCCAAGCTTCTTTGCTTGCGAAGTCAAAAGCTTCATGTCTTCGGCGCTTGCCCTGGACACGGCTTGCACTCCGGACATTTGCTGTTCGAAATCAACGAACTTCTTCGTCATGCTTCCGACGACAAGACCGGCGCCCGCTCCGACGATCGATAGCTGGCCTAGACCCATCCCCATTTGACGAACGCCGGCGCCCATTCTCTTTGCCGACGTTCCTAGGGATTTGAAAGCCGCCTTCGCCCGATTCATCCCACCGATCGCGCGCGTCGGATCAAATGAGAGGATCCCGCCAAGCCCTATCTTTTCGAGCGCCATTAGCGCCTCCCTTTCGGGCGCCGCCCCCTTCCGGCCGCTTTCTTGATTTCCTTTTCTTCGTCCTTCAGTTGTTTCGCGTACCTTTCAAGATACCACGAAATTTCCTCCGGCGTCTTCCGTTCGGCTTCGCTTGGTTGCATCTTGCATCCGTACAAAAGCGCGAATTCTATTTCTAGGACTTCCTCCCATCGCCGGATCTGGAGGAAGTCGCGAAAAAAGCGTCATAGTTCCAATCTAACATTTGGCTAAACGAAGAACGGCAACGCTTACAGCGCGTATCGATCACCATTTCCAGACCCGGCGCCTTTTCGTTGATGAACTCCGAAAGATCATCAACGTCCAGCTTCGAAAGATCGTCCAGGAATCCAGTTGCAAGAACCGCCTTCGTCGTCGCTTCGTCAAGCTCCCCAAGAGTCTTGATCGCGCCCTTCAAGATCCCTTCGAGGATCAAGGCGTCGTTCGAGAATTCCTCCGGGGTGATCATTTCGATTTCACTCCACCGGGGCGGCTGAAGAACGGCCTTCGAGATCGAAGAATCCGTTTCCCCGACCTTCGCCGTATAGGTTTCGGTGAAGTCGAACTCAGTTTCAAGATCGGCAGGATCATCGATCACGCGAACCATTGTCGTTTCGAGATCGACGATATCGCGAAAGCGATTCTGACAGAAAGGACAAGTGATCATCGGTTTGAAGATCCGCCCCTTCGCCTTGATCCGGATCGCGAAATAGAGCGCCATTGCGTCAGCCATCCAAAGACGATTGACGAACAACGTTCGTTCGTGCGGTTTCATTTCATCGAAGGTCTTTCCTCCGATGTGTTCAACGAAACGCGAAATCACCTCCGAGGCGAAGCGCCCCGCCGTGATCGAATCTTCACGTCGCTTCGCAAGTTTCTTGTCGTCCTTGAAGGTGTAACGCTTGATCGCGTATTCCTTGACGAAGCCGCTTCCAGTCGGATCGAGGATCCCGACAGGAAGATTGAAACCTAGTTCCTTGAAAGACTGTTTCTTCATGCGTCCCTCCAAACGCCCATTCCGGGCTTGTGAAGAACCTTAAAGGTTGGAGCCGCCTCCCTACGTGGGGAGGAGGCGATCGATCGAAAGCGTATAGGTGTAATTCAGCATTTCACCTTCGTTGTTGCGATCGAGGTCGGCCGTCATTCGCTTCGTGATGAAGACTCCGAGCATTGTGAAGGTCCGGGGAACCTGTCCGGTGACGTTCGACTCTTGAAGAAGGGTTGCAACCTTCTTATAAGTTGGCGTCACGGGATCCTGGCATTCCGCGTACCATGCCTCCATTGCGGCGATCTCGACATGATGGTGTGCGGGGATCGCAACGTCGGTTTCAACGGATCGGGTTTCCCCTCCGCTTGCCTTCGTTCGATCCGGCAGTTCAACAACGTCGAGTTCCTCCTCCAGCGCGCCGATCGTGATCGGTGTCAGCGGCGGAAGGCCGGCGACAAGCAATTGGAACTTGTTGACGGGGATATGGGCTTCCTGGATATCACCTTTCACGGCTTCCTCCTATCGGGTTTCTTGCCCGTCCGACTATGCCAACGACTCGAAGACGCCAGCCTTGCCGATCGTGATAATGAACCTTTCCACGGTGTCGGAAAGACGCAACGTGATCTCAGCGTTCAAGTCGCCAGCGGCGCGCGTCAAGTCGGTGTTGATTTCGTTGTCCACCTTGATCGAAGCGGCCTCCTCGAACGTGTCGCCGCGGATCGCACGCTTGACCCATTCGGGAATGAAAAACGATTTGAGTGCGGACAACGCCTCTTGTTGCGTCACGGGATCGTTGATCGCGAACACAATCCAATCGAAGTTTTCGAGGAGGACGTGTTCATAGTGCGACATGAGTTCCCTTTGATGCTTCCACTTCCAGGAAGGATCGGAAGCAACGGTTCGATCGCCCCAAATGACGAAGTTGCCCTTGACCTTTTTGATCACCCCGATGCCGCGCGGGTTGAGCTTTTCTTCATTCAGGACCGTATCGCCGGTCGGCAGTTCAACGATTCGCGGAAGCGTCACGTCGATACCGGCGGCCGCCTTGTGGAATCCGTTGTAATTCTTCGCAACCAGCGCCTCCCTCCCGTGGATCGCTCCAGTCGAAGAAATGGTCTTCAAGGCGGTCAGTTCCTCCACTTGCACCTTGCCGAACGACGGGAACGAAACAACGGCGAAGTCATTTCGTCCAAGCGTGTCGTCAATGTGAGAAATCGCGGAATCTTCGTCCGTCGTCCCGGAGGGGATCTCGTATCGCCATTCATAGCCGAAGGCTTCGGCCAACGCGGCGCCCGCCTTCTGAACGGCTGTAGCCGTGACACCAGGGGAGGCCAGCTTGATCAAGCCCTTGTTCTTCCCCTGGAATTGCTTGATCAACGTCGTCGCCGGATTCATGGCGGACGTGTAATCGGCGTCCGCAAGGTCCGCGATCCCGTCGTACCCTCCCTCCAGTTCGGAAGGGAAGGACGCCATGAAATCCTTTCCGGCGGCGGTAACTGCCGTCAGGTCAATGGAAGCGTCCACCGTGATCGTGTCGTGATCGTTGTCCGTCACTCGATAGGACAACTTCGGCGTGTCCGTGTAGTTCGGGAACAGTTCATGTCCGATCAATGCGTCCGGTTCGAGGGGCATATAATCGAGCGTGATCACGTCACCGGCGGCGAGGATGGTTCCGCCATTCACGACGGAGATCGGGGGAACATACGGGCAATCAGGTGCCCACGCGCCGCCGATCGTGTGCGTCGGGCCGATCGCGCCGAACTTGTCGGATACCCAATCGATCCCGGTTGCCAGCGCGTCCACCGTTCCGACAAGGCGATCGGGAACCATGTCGTCAGTCGTCGCGCCAAGCGTGACGGTCGGATCGGCGCCCGTGACGGAAGCGACGACGTGTTGGAAAAGCTCCCGCGTCAGGATATTCGCGGACACGACGTCGACAACCCCAAAGGCGTTGGCGGGTCGAATCTCCGGGGTGTAACCTCCGGTCCAGAGGTTTTCAACCAAGATTTCGTAATTCGCCCCGTCTTCATTGACGACGGCTTCAACGTTGTTCTTCTTCGTGGGATCTTGGTTACAGTTCGGGAACGGCTTGATAAGCGCGCCGTCAACGTAACATTCGATCCCGTATTCGTTCGTCGGATCGTCTTCCCCGCCTTCGAGGAACTTGACGGAAAGCGCCTTGCCTTCGTTGTCCAGCTTCAAGAGATATCCGAGATCGCCTCCACCTCCAGCCGTCCAGTCGGTTTTCATGGTTGCGTCGGCTTCGACCGTGACAACGCCGGCAGTCGTGTTCCCGATGATCTTGTATGACTTGGTTGGCACTTCGTCCAGGACGATATACCCGCCGACCCATTCGTCGGTCAGCATGGTAAGGCCGGTCGTGAGAGTCGTTTCCGTGATATCGCCGGCGCCGGAAACTTCGTTCCAAAGGCGATTTTTCTTCCCACCCCAACGGCCTCCGTTGTGAGCCGTCACCTTCAGGATCTTCGTCAGGGTTGCCCCCTCCTTGCGATTCCAGAAGGTAAGTTCCGACTTCCTTTCGTTGCCGTCCGTGACACGAATCAACCAGAGTTCCCCGGCGCCTTGTGAGTGTTGCCAGAAATCTTCGCAAGCGTCCGGGCCGACAAGCGAGAGATCGTCAAGGCGAGTCCCGCACTTGCGGAACAGATCGCGGGATCCGTTCGTGGGGATCAACTTGTCCATGTCCCCCTTTTCGAGAACGGCAAAGTAGCAAGTCACGCCAAGCGGCGCTTGCTCGATCGGCTTGGAAGCTTCCTTTTCTACAACCACGACACCTGCCGCAAGCGTGGGTCCAAAGCGCCTTTGAGCCATGACTAAACCTCCGTTTGCCTTTCAGCAATTAAAGCGCGAAAGTATTGTGTCCAATACTCCCGATCGTGCAAGTTAGTTTTCGAATGGCAAGAATGGCAAAGCGTGATCAAGTTCTTTGGATCAAGATTCGCCTTGTCGTAATCTATGTGATGGACACTCAAGGACTTGCCTTCTTCGTCCTGTTGCTTACCGCATTCGACGCAACGATAGCCGTCCCTTTCCCTTATAAGTTCTTTAAACTTATTCGTCCATCCTATCGGATACGGCGCAAACGAAGAACCGCCCTTCCATGCCGAAGAATCAGGGCCGGATTGAACCGGCTTCCTTCCAATTGCGTAGGCTTCAAGTACAGCATTTGAAATGCGCTTCTTTGTTTCTTCTGAATGCTTACAACCAATGCGCGGATCCGGCTGTTGCATCCTAGAAGCGCGAAGCTTTTTCTTCGTTCCTTCTGAATGCGATTTGCCGAAGAATGGGTTTGCTTCGCCCCGAACCATTGCGCTAGTTGTCTCGCTCATTTTGCGCTTGGACGCTTCAGAGTGTTTCTTGCCTTGCATTGGATGGACAATCGAACCTTCGGTATAACGCCGCTTCAAGGTTTCCGAAATCTTCCTCCGTTGTTCTTCAGAAATCGAAATTCCATTGTTGTGCGGCACGTTGCCTTTTTTGAACCTTCCGCTTCCTGGATTCGCGCGCACACCTTCAGATATCTTCCTCTTGTGTTCTTCGGAGTGCTTCTTCCCAAGTCTTGCGTTGACTTGCCGCGTGCGGTGTTCGGGATCTTGCCAACTCTTTTTGTGCGAAGCGGACATTTTTGCCCGTGCTTCTTCGCTATGTCGGCTTCCCTTTTTCACGATCCTACGCTTCTTTTTGAAGGTCAAGGTTAAACGTCTTGACCCCGTGCGTTTGCTCCGCGGCGCCTTCAATCATCGCATTCTTCACAGTCACGCGATAGCGGGAAGAAAGACGACCCTTGTTATCGGGTCCACTTCGCCCGCCGTATGATTCGTCAATGACGACATCAAAGCGTTCATCCAGCGCCAGTGATCTAATTTGGTTCAATGTAGCAAAGAACTGTTCCGCTTGTCCAGTGACCCGGAGGTGATCCGACGGATCCGACGTCTCGATCGCCATATAGATCAGCACGTCCCCAACGCGCGTGTTCTTCCATTGATAGGCTTCATTAGTATCGCGCCTCAAAACGTGATTGCGATACTTACCGCGAACCGTCTTAACCGAAGCGTCCTCGATCCAAATCGCCGGGACTTTCGATGTTTCGAGATAATCAACGTCCGTCGCAAACGCCACTTGCGGCGAGTATTCGAGATCGATCCATAGGACGTGCCCGGTTGAAACAACGGACGTCAATGTCAGGACCGGATCCGCCCAACTCGAAAATAGGTTGTTGTTGTGATTCGGGTCAACGTCGTGATCGTAGACCGCAAGGATCGAGACGATCGACAAGTCGAGTTCCGGAGGGTATTCGGTCGAAAGGTTGAAGGTGTCGGAATCGGCTGTCACTTCTAGGACGTGTTGACGCCAAGCGACGAAGTTTTCTTTCAGTTCTTCCGTGAAGGACGTTATCAAGTCCTTCAGGAAATCGATCCGCCCGCTGTATGCAAACCGCAGTTCGAGGACTTCCGGCGTGATCGTCTTATCGCTTGTTCGAGGATTGACGATAACCCCGATCGTGTTCCCGCTCCAAGACGAAAGCCCTTCGTTGATCTCTTGTTCGGTGTTCCAAAGGGTTGTCGAAACGGTCCACGCGGCGCCTGTCCAATAGAATTCGTCCGTCCCATCCGTCAGCCTGAAATAGTAACTCGTGACAACCGTTCCGGTGTCGTCCTTCTTCTCCGTCGTGATCGCCTCGAATGCCAACCATTGAAGGCAAGCTTCCGGGGAGGTCGTCCAGGTCGTAACGTAGGCGTCCGAATCATTCTCCGGATAGTAGCCGTCCGAATCCTTCTTCAAGAGGACTCGCAACAATTCAGGCGAAAGGCGAATCTTCGTCGTGTCGGAGAACGTCAGGAGGGATCGGTTCTTCTCGATCAACTCGAAAAGCTTGATTAGGTTCCTTGCCGCATAGGTAGAGGTCACGACTTGATCGCCTTCTTCAACGCGCGCTTCACGGCGTTTTGCATTTCCACTTGAAACTTAGCACGGAACGTTTCATCAGCAAAGGAAAGCCTGATCCAAGGACGCGACGGGATCACGATATGTGTCGTTGTCCTGCGAAGGGGCTTCCAATGCTGGTATCGCTCGAACAATACCTTCGCACGTCCGGTCAACTCGCCCGGATCGATATGACCTTCCGAAGCAAGCGACAGATACCAAAACATCCGCCGCATTTTTGCAGTCACTTCGATCCGCATTCCCTCGTGTAGACCTTCACCGATGTTCACAAGCGACTTCCCGTCGCGCGCCTTCGCCGTCGCAAGAACTCCGATGAAACATTCCATCCCGTCAGACGACAACCTATGTGTTTGAGCGGCGAAAAGATCCCCGTAATCCGCAAGAGGTGTCGTTGATCCCTTGATCGCAATCGTCAAGGCGGCGTTCTTCACTCCAACCTTGCCCGTGATATGACTTCGCATTGTCTTTCGCATCGCAAAGCCGGCGACGTCGAGTGACTTTTTGATCTCAGGTTTCAGGAACTTCATGAAACGAGGGTGGGATAACGCCTTCTCGTAAACCTCCCATCCCTTGTCAAACTTGAAATGTACGGGAGTGACGGGCATTACTTCACGGGCGATCGATCGTGATAGAAGATCCGGACAAGGGTTTGACCGTCTTGATCCGTATATCCGGCCTTGTATTCAAGGCGAGTGACATAATAGACGACGGTTCGCTTCCCGACCTTCACGATCTTGTCCCCGATGTTGATCGTGATCCCCGCCTTGTCTAGATCATGCGTCCTCGCAAGAACGTAGCCCTCCGCAAGTTCCTCCCGTCCGCCGGGATTCATTGCAAGTTGATCATGTCGCTTGTTCGACAGTTGCGCGCGGATCGTCACGGTCGATCGAACCGGGGATCCGACAACGGTTCGGGTTCGCGGATCCGTGATCGTCTTCGTGTCGTCCTTCTGTTCAATGACGACGTTGACAGGATGGATCAGATTGGGGAGGACCATTACGGCGACTCCATGAAATCGCCGGGTTCGGAGTAGACGACGGCGACGATTCGCGGCGCCATGAACATTTTCAATATCCCATTGATGACAGGATCTTGCACAACGTCAATCCAATCCGTCTTTTTCGCACCCGACGAACCCCACAAGGAAGCGTATTCGATCGAATGTCCATCCGTGACTTCTCGACGCTTCAAGGCGGCAAGAGGATCGACGCCCGGGCCGGAACCTGGATCGCCAAGCTTTCCAAGATGATTGATCACGAGCTTTTTCAAAGCATAGATGATCCGCGCCGGCGTTGCGCCGTTTTCGAGATAGCCGAAGTGGCCCTTCACTTTCTGATTAAGGTGGCCCTTCTCGAAAACGCGATTCAGGAAGGCTTGATCGTAGATCGTCCCGTCAACGTCGCGGCTTCGCTTGATCGATATCCGGGGATTCTTCCTGTCGTCCTTCAGCGCGTCCGAAGGCGTCCTGTTGTAAACAGCGATCGCATCCAGGTCAACGGCGTTCGTGAAGTCGCCGTTGATATAGAGTTCGTCCAAGCTGATCACGGGGACTTGGAACCAAAGCGATTCCATCCCTGTTCCGTCAATGTAGAATTCGACAAGCCGATCTTCGAACCATTGCTTCGTCGCAGCTTCGATGAACTCTTGCCAAAGATCGATCTGGATCTGAACGTCGGGAGCCGGGTAATCCGCCGGATCGATCCCTTCGTCGTAAATGTCGGTGGGGGTTATGTAACTCATGGCCCGACGCGCCTCCCTAGTCTTTCAATACCCGAAACCGCGATCCCCGACAAGTATAGCGTGATCGTGTAGACGACGGAACCGGCGAAGTATCGAACCCGGACGCCCTTGAATTCGTCGCCCTTCTTCATGGGTTCTACCTTGACGTTGCAATGTCGGAACTTCCGGGGCGGCAGGAAGCGCGAAGCCGTCGCGCCGTTTTGCAAGGTGAAGCCGCGCGCTTCACTCGACTCGATAATGGAAGCCCATTCTTCCCATTGCTCGAACGGGAAGGTTAGTGTCTGGCCGCTTGAAAGGTTTACGAGGAGGGACGGCACGGCGGCGCCGCGCGACTAGCCGGCGGTGATCTTCGCAAGCTGAATCAGATCATCCTTGCGGGCGTTCGACGGATAGTCAACGCCGGCGCCGTCAAGGTAGGACTTCAGTTCCGAAACCGTCATTCCGTCGAAGTCTTCTGGTTCGTCGTCGCCGTCGTCTTCGTCGTCAAACGGGTCCGCTTCGTCGCCGTCGTCGTCGGGATCTTCGGGTTCACCGTCAGAATCGCCGGAATCGGCCCCTGAAGCTCCGGAGTCGTCGCCCCCGTCCTCCGGGTCGTCTCCGTCTTCGGGGACGATAGGAGGCGGTTCAGGCGCCTTCCTCGGCTTTTCCGTGACAGGGGAAAGCCTGAACTTCTGGCCGCCTTCCATTTGACGCAATGCGTCGGCTTCGGCGTCCGTCAGTTCGAGGTTCGCTGGACGATTCTGGTAGAAAGTCCGTCCCGTCGAATCCGTGTAAGAAAACCCTTGCACGAGAACGACGTTGTAAAGCTTGCGTTCGGGCATTGTTTCCTCCGATTCCCGGAAGCGAAAGCGCGGGGCGCCTCGACGCCCGCGCGCTATCGTCCGAAGGAATGGTTAGATCGTGTCCCCGACGTTGTAGCCCTTGACCAGCGCGGACAGTTCCTCCACCTGGACCGCGACCTTCGCCGTGATCGCGTATTGGTTCACCCGCTTGAAGATATCCCGGTCCTTCTCGATCCGGATGTCGCGGCCGATCCCAATGATGAAGTTGTCCATGTGGGTCAAGATAACCTGCGGCATCGCCTGATACGTCACCTTGACGGCGGCGCCGAACAGCGAAGCGGCAGGGGTGATCGTCCCGTTCGTGGCATCGAACGTGTAGTCCGTCCCGGCGCCCGTGTACGGAGTCACCGGAACCTCCGCAAGGGTCTGATCCGTCACGATGTCGCTTCCCACCACAAGAGGCTTGTAACGAAGCGTGTAAGGGGTCGCACCACCGGGGAGGGTGATATGCTCGACCACCGTGGGGTTGAACGGCATGAGTGCAACCGGGACGATCGGGATCCCGAAGGCTCCCGGCGGCTTGTCCATTCCGAGCGCCGCATCGCCAAGACCCGTCGCACGGGTCGAAAGCTTTTCGGCGTACAGTTGTGCGAGGTCCGCCGGGACGAAGTAGCGGAGATTCGCGAGGTTCTTTCGGAACTTCGTAGGCATCGCCCGCTTCAGCTTCGCGAAGACTCCCGCGCCGATCGAAGCGTCGGAAATGTCGACGGTGTTCCCGCCGTCCGCCAGCCGTGCCCACCCGTTGAACATCGCAAGGTAGCTGTCCTTGATCACCTGCGAAGTCGATCCAGGAGGATAGATGTTATCCTCCAGGTCCGCGATTCCAAGCACGTCAGCATTCAGGTACAACTCCTCCAAGTTGTTCCCAAGTTGACGGGCCATCATGCGGATAATGTGGTCTTCCGCACCATCGCCTTCGATGTTCACTTCCTTGAAGTTGTCGGAAATCTCGAACGGCACGATGATTTCCTTGGGGGTGAGCGTGATCTTGCTTGTCGTCACGCCGCGACGGTGCGATGGAGCAACCGCCTCCGCGGCCGGCATTGCCACGCGGCCGCCGACACCGATCTTGTCGATGTCGAGGTCTTCGTTGCGGAAGCGAACAACGCGGGCGTTGTTCTTCAGAAAAGTTTCATCGATCACGTAATCGATGAACTTGTCGGATTGCTTCGCGTTCAGCTTGCCGGCAGTTGCGATCGTGTCAGTCGTGATCGCCGCCTTCTCACGATCAAGGATTTCTTCGGGCTTCATTTCGAGCCTCCTCCGTTTTGTTATAGCCTCGACAAAAGCAAGGCGTCAAGTGCCTGTCCTTGTCCCCCTACAGAACGCCCTTCCAAAGACCATCGGCCTCCTTGGAGCGTTCCTCCTCCTTCACGTCGGGTTCGTCCGCCCCCTTGCTTGCGCCGCGGACCTTGGAGATCCCCTCGATCGTCTTTTGCATTTCCGAGATCGTCTTGCCCTGCGCGGCGATCTTCTCGTTCATTTGCTTCATGGCGTCCGTCTCGGTTCCCCCGTCGCCTTCGTCTTCGCCCTTCAGCAACTTGATCGCATCGTTGATCGTGGACCGCTGGCCTTCCAGCTTTTCGATCATGGCGTCAACCTTGGACTTGCGCGCCTTCTCCGTGTCCTTGTCGTCGCCTTCGTCGGACTTCTTCTCGGCGTCCTTGTCTTCGGCGTCGTCGTCGGACTTCTTCTCGGCGTCCTTGTCCTTCTCGTCGTCCTTCTTCGCGTCGTCGGACTTCTTCTCGGCGTCCTTGTCCTTGCCTTCTTCGTCGCCCTTCTTCGCGCCTTCGTCCTTTTCCTTGTCCTTGTCGATCATTTCCAAAAGCCTCCCTGCCGCTTCGGCAACCGCCACATCACCTTCAGCGGCGGCCCGTTGCTTGATTGCTATTACGGCGCTCCGGAAAACCTTTCCGTCCTTGCCGAACGGATAGCGAAAGCGCGCCTTCGTTTCTTCGTTCTCTTGTCGATTGACGCCAAGAAACCACTTGGCATAGTTGGACCAGTCCGGGGGATCTCCAAGGATCTTGTTCCCGTCGTCGCCGCTGAAAGCCCAAGACGATTCACGATCGACCTTGCCACCTTCGACAAGGGATCGCGCGTGGGAATTCCCGGGGGTGTTCAACTCGGCGGCCTTCTCCGTGTCCGCCTCCTTTGCGAACAGGGTTTCAAGTTCGAAAAGAACGCCCTTCAGTTCTTCGTTGTCCCCCGCTAGTTCGGACGCCTTCTTCAGACGTTCAACGATAGGGCTTCCCGCCTTCGTCGCGTTCTCCGTCAGAATGGCGGCGACCGGATAGTCTTCAGCCTTTGCGACTTCGCCGGCCATTGCCGTTGACACGATCCAGCCGTTGCGATTCAACTTGAAGATCACGTCGTAAAGCGCATCGCGATCGCGTTCTTCGGCTTCACCGCCGATAACCCTTTCGAGAAGGATTCTGGCAAGCGCGCCTTCTTCCTGAAGAAGCTTTTTGTGAAGGTCCATTGCCTTTTCAACTTCAACGTCCGTCGCCGGTGTCGTCGTTGCTTCGGGATTCATGGCGCCTCCTGCCGCGTTCTTGACCGCTAAAAGTTCTTCTTCGTTTGCAGCGCGATCGACAATCGAAACCTCCTTCACGAACGCACGGAGGATCCGTGCGCGTGTTTCGTTCTTCTCGCGTTGTTCGATTGTCGTTGGCATTAACTACCCTTGCGAAATCACCCTAACCTTACCTTTGATGGATAGCCCTGTCAACTTGCCAGTCTTCACGGCTTCCCAAACTTGATCGTCATTCACACGGATCGTCATAAGCCAAGTTCCGGCTTTGATGTTCTTTCCGTTTACGATCATGTCTGCAAGCGCAACGTAGCTTTCGACAAGTTCGAGGTCCCGCGAATAGTCCTTGTGTTGAACCCCAAGCTTGACGGTGCCTTCATAATATCCCTCCATGAAGGCGTGCGCGGCTTCCTCTATCGCTTCTTCCGAAATGATGTCGCCTTGTGAATCCGTCGTTTCAGGCTTCAGGACGATCCCCGTTATCAATCGCTTTTCAGCCTTTGCGATCGAAAGCGTCAAAGCCTTTTCGGTTTCTTCCGAACCCGATTCGGCCTCCCCCTTCATTTCTTGATCTTCCGGACGCGAGATAAGCCATTCACGGCGCCCGTCCGGGAGTTCGGCGTATTGGAAGATCCAACGACCTTTCAGAATCTTCCCGTCGAACATGAATTCCTTGAAGTGTTCGTCTTGCTTTCCAGCCGTCCAATCGAAAGCGTCAACGCGACTGATCCGCGTGTAAGCCTTCGAGGTGCCTCCCGGAGATCCGGGAGGGAATATCCTTGGACCGCTACTGCCGATCTCCATCCAAGGAAGCGCCCCTCGAATCACTCCGGGAGGCTTGCCTTCATTCTCGCCTGTTGCGACCTTGAAGTTTCCAAGGATCTTCGCGTCCGACTTCCCTTCCGCGATCTCGCGAAATGCGTTCGGCTGAAATTGGTTCCCCGGCGTGAAGCCCTCGCCGCCTTCCCAATACTTCGCGCCTTGCGGCTGAAGCCGAAAGTCCGTGTGGATCGAGATCGGATCATAGAAAGCGAGGAGGCGTCTGTCGCTTTCGTCCATTGTTTCGGGATCGATCTTCTCAATGGCACTTGCCAACGGAGCGGAATTCCCTGTTGCCGCCTTCTCAAACAGTCCCTTCCAATCCGCTTCGAGCAATTCGCCAAGCCGGGAAAGGTGGACTTCCGACACCTCGACAGGTTGCCAGCCGAAGAACCCCGACAGCTTCGTTTGTTCCTTCGACAAGCCGCGTTCGTGGACTTGAAGAACACCCTTCCCCTTGTCGCCTTCCTTGAAGTCGAGGATCCCTTCCATCGCTTTGACAACGTGCGATTCGTTCATTTCTGTTCCGCACGTCTCGCAATAGATCGCCTTGATACGTTCGTCGTGTGGCGTGCATGAAGCGCACTTCGGACAAGTGAAGAACTTTTCGACTGTCGCTTCTTCGTTCATCGCCTTACCTCGCCGCAAATTCGTCACTTTCGAGAACAGCACGCCCGATCGCTTCTTCGTTAGGTCCGCTTCGACTTTCGGGTTTGCTCCAAGCCGACACATAACCCATATCACGATCCGTTTGCGCGTTGAAGATTTCCTCCAGAGTCCACCCCGTTTCGTCCGTCTTCGCCGCCGCTTCTTCGATGATCTTCCCGTAGCGTTGCCAATTCAGATCATCGATCGCGACGAACACAAGCCGACGTTTGCTGAGGACGAGAACCCCGACAGTCTGAAAGACGTTATCGCTTACACGCCGCGCGAAGCGGCTAACCCTAGCTTCCATTTGCGAGTTCCCCCAAATCGATCATGAGACTTGCAATGGCGTTCGGATGCTTCTTCTTCCAAGCCTCAACGAACGACACGAGTTCTTCCAATCGAAGCGGCTGGATTTCTAGCGTGAAGGCGTCAGAAACAATCATCATGGATTCCCAAAAGCTATCGAACCCGATCTTTTCAATCTTCGCAACGTGCGGGTTGTTCGCTTCCGGTTGATACCATGCAAACCCTTTCTTCCCCATTCCGAAGGCAACAACCGGGAAACGAACGGGGTTCCCCGTTCTTCCGGTTTCTGGTTCCTTCGAGGTGAATGTCACCTCCAACCCTCCCGTCGTCCCGAACCAATTTCCAAGAACCTTCTTCGCTTCGTCTTGCGTCATTCCGAAGAACCTATCCCCGATCCGATCTTGACTATGGATTCCGGTTTGTTCTTGAACTTGAAGAGGCTTTCGTCTTCTAGTTGCTTCAGAATCTTGATAGCTTCTTCCTTCTCGTATTCATCGGACACATAGACACGGGACAGCTTGCCAAGATCGATCCCGTTCTCAAAGATCGTTTCGTCGCCGCCCTTAGATTCAGAAAGAGCCTTCCAAACGTTTTCAAGATCATCGGGCAACGTCTGGTTCCTCCTGATTCCTCCGTATCCTTCCGTCCAATGCTGAGTTCCGTATTTGTCGCCTTTATAGGTGTATACGTTCGAGTTGAAGGCGTCGTCAGGCTCAAACCAAATATTCCTGAAATTCTGATTCGAGTTTTGATAAGCCGGGGTCCGAACGCGACTAAAACCCATCCTTGCGCCGCCATATTGCATATCGGTTCCGGGACTCCAACCCCGTGGGATGATCCCGACGCGGAACTTTTCTTCAGTCGATAAGAATCCTGATTTGTTCGACGCAACGTTTCGAAGGAATTCGATCCCGGTATCCCCACTATAGAAATGGTGCAAAAGCTTATGATTCTTCTTCAGCTTCTTCACTACTGCCGGATCGATGTCGAACCGTGCCCAAACCGTTTTTCCATAACCGCCGTACCATTGCGCGATCGGCTTCGCCTTGATCGGACCCTTCGCGATCGTTTCCGCCCAATCGCGAAGCTTCTTCAACTTCGCGTTGTAATTTTCAGTAGCCCAATCGATCGAATCATAGATCGTGTCGCGATAGTATCGCTCCGCGATCGTCTTCAGCATGATATATTCAAGCTCTTTCTTTGATGCCAACGGGATCGACAAGCCGCGCTTGTCGAGTTCGGCCAAAGCGCCGGCCATGTCTTCCGGCGTGAATTGCTTAATCGATTTCGAGAACTCGATTTGAAAAAGCCTTTCGGCTGAAAAATGTTCGGCGTTCTCGCCGCCGGCGACGTATCGAATTTTAACGCCGCCCTTCAATTCGATTTCGTACCCGTTCATTACACGAGCAAGATCGCCAGTGTCTTCAATCTCCCCAAGCGGGTTCAAGTTGTATCGCTTCCAGCCGACAGGTTTAAAGGCGTTGCTTCCTTGCTGTTCGAACTTCGACAAGCCGAACTTCTTTTTCATGTTCTTGATATTGAATCGGTTCGCCCCCGTATCATACCAAGCTTTGACTTGGATCTTGTAATCCTGAAGCGCGCCATATCCCCATTTCGATTCGATCTGACGAATAAGATTCAAAGCTTGTTGAACCTGATCATATGAAAAGTTCCGACTTGCTTCCGGCACAACGGCGTCACCGAAACGATTCCGGATCTTCTTCGAGATTTCTTCGAGTTGCGACCGGAGGGAAGTAAGCTCCGGGAGTTCCGATATCGGTTGCGCGCCGGCAGTCTCGAAAAGTTTTCTTGCGATTGCGTCACCTTCAGCGGTCAAACGCATTTCAACCATGACGCCGCCTTGCTTCGGATAAACAAGCACGGTTCCATCCCGAACGTTATCGCCGCCGACAAGCAAGCTTTTTCCCCTCCACTTCGATTCTTCGACTTGGCTTATAAATTTACTGTCGCAAGGTGTCGCAAGCCCTTTCTTCTTCAAGGCGTTCGTTTGACCCTTGATCCCCTTCGGCTTTTTGCCGATCACCTTGTCGCGTTCCTTTTGTGCCTTCTTCCAGATCCCGGACATATCGTCTCGAAGCGAGTTCTTCCGCTTCAACGCTTCCTTCAAGAACGCGGCTTCGTCAAAGTCCGGGAAGGCTTGTGCGCGTTTGGAGGAATAGGTCTTCAGAATGCTTGTAAAAGTCGCGTCGTCAAGATCGTCAACAGCCTTGAAGAATGAACGGAGTTCCTTGTTGCGAAGGTCAAGCAACTTCAGATCACCGAATGCGCCCTTCGCGTATCCTTCAAGAACTTCATTGTATATCGGAGGGGGGAATCCGCCTCCCGCGTTCGGGCTGTAAGTCCAAGACAATTTGTCCCGTGGAAAGAACTTGTAGAGTTGCCCTTTGTCGATCCCAAGGATCGAATCGTCCGCGAGAGTGATCAGGTTTTGCGAATGCCCGTCATGGTTCGAGATCAGCCAGTCGAAGGCGTGTTCTTTCTGGATCCCGATCATTTGATTCTTCGTCAGGTCCGCATAGTTCACGCCCTTGAAATCGCCCTTTACTCCGTTGATCCACTTGTGGACGGATCCAACCCGTCCATTGTATTCGGTAACGTAGACTTCGGCTGTCGGATGTCCCAAAGCTTCCGCCATTCGAGCGGCGGCGACGTCACCATAAGCGCGGAATTCCTCCCCCGCATGGTATGGCTTGAACATCCATTCCGTTCCGTCATTTTCCCTGAAGAACAACTTTTGATGAACGCCGCCGGCTTCCTTGTGGAAGCTTTGCATTTTCGCAAGATCCTTGTCGAAATGGATCGGCGTCAGCTTGCCTCCCTGCGGCAATTCAAATTCCGGAGTCGGCAACGGGACTCCGAACTCCGTTTCGGAATTGATATCGAGAGTGCAACGACAACGAAAATGAAACGGGGGAATCCCATATCCGTTTTTTGCAAGCGCCGAAGCCTCCGTCTTTGACGTCGAGGAACCGGAAGGGGTGACGCCCGTTCGTTTCTCGATCCCCTTCAAAGAATCCCAACGAATGATCCGCTTGACTTCCTCCGGGTTCTTCGTCGCAAGCGCACGATTCATGAGATCGGCGCCTTCACTTACTTGAAAGACCGTCCCCTCCAGGTTCGAGCAAACCGGGCAAGTCCGTTCGTCCATTGGGTTCGATATCGTGTAGCTTTGCGCCCCGACACGTTGAAGTCCGTTCAATGTGCCGAACGTTCTTGCAACAGTCATCGTGTTCGCCGCCAGCCCTTCGTAATATTGGGCGATCGATCCGCTCCAACCGTGCGGCACTATCGACGCCGCCGTGAAAGCGCCGGGAGCTTTGCTAAACAGGTTTTCGAGTTCGGATTGAACTTTCTTCGCGCCTTCTGCCCTATCGAACCCCTCCTTGATCATTGCATCCGTCGCCGTGTTCGCGATCGTATCAGAAAGCGCCTTGTCGTAATGAACACCGATCCAAAAGACTTGATGATCTGACAAGGTTGCAATCGCGTCTTCGTCAATGACAGAAAACGTCGGGGTTAGTGTCGCGATAGGATCCGACGCCTTTTCACGTTCAGTCCATTCATCGGAAACCGATTCGAACTTGTGCGGCGATGGATAGGTGATATCGCGATTCCTTGGATACGTTCCAACCGCCTTCTTCAATATCGCCTCGAATCCGGCTTTGTAGGCTTCCTCCGTCGCCTTTGTATAGAAAGGTCCAAGAGTCTTCGGGAGCGTCTTGAAATGCGAATCGAAGCGATCTAGAAGCCTTGAAAGCGAAGCTTCGTCCTTCGCTTTCCCGGACGCGATCGATTTCGTCAGTTCGGAAAGCGCAACCTTCGCACGCTTGCGGAATTCACCGATCGACACTTCGTAAAGGCGGCGCTCAATCTCGGAAAGCCGCTTCGCTTCTTCAATGACGGCCGCCTTTTGAACGATCGCGTCAAGATGGATCAGCGCCTCGAAGGTCGAAAGCGCGTGTCCGTCGCAACACAACGGCGCCCCCTATCAAGACACGTCTGAAGGATACCCGCTCGAAAGCTCCGTTTCGAGTTTCCGACGTATCCCAAGGAGGGTTTCGACCGTCGTTTGAACAACGCCGCCCTTCGATTTGACGGCTTCAACGGACTCCGGGGCAACTTGTGTCGGAACAGACATCGCCGCCTTGTTCTTGACCTTTTCGGCCATCGTGAGAGTGAAGGGGATGTCCAGAGGGAAACCCGGTTCCGGCGGCAGATCGCCAAGCGATTGATTCATAATATCTTCGATGATCCTTCGCGCGATCCGCGGCGTCATGGCGCCGGTTTTTTCAGCCATTTGCATAACCCGGATCAAGTCTTCGTCGTTCGTGACGTTCGGACTATTCGACTTGAAGACGTGATAAACAACTTCGAGTTGAGGCATGATCACCCGATTGATGAAACGATCGAATTCCTCCCGTTCGGGTCCGAAGACTTGTTCCTCCGCAAGCTTCCTCGAAACGTGCGCCGTCGCGCGGTTGTACTGTTCCCCTGATCCGATGAACAGCGGCGGAAGCCTCCAAGCCTGTCGGATCTTCCTTTCGTTGTTCTTCGAATAGTCTTGGAAAAGTTCATCGCTCGTTTGAACATCTTTCAACGGAACGGCGTTGATCTTTACGTTCGTGTTCTCACCTTCGATATCGCCTTCCGCTTCGACAACGACGAACCGGGAAAAGTCCTTCTTCCCTGAACGCGCCTCCGTCGTGAACTGGTTGAGACGATCGATAGTGCCTTCCGTCAGCATTCCGTTTGCGACAAGCAACAGCATTGAAGGGATATTGTTCCCCTTCAATGTCGTGTAGTTGACCTCCTCCGCGGCCCGTTCACCGAACACCGTTAGAAGTTGCGAGACGTAACGGGGCATTCCATAGGGCGATCGCGGCGAGTACAGGCGAAGGTGGATGATCTCGTTTGCGCGCTTGCTTTCGGGGAGTTCTTCCGCCGCCCTTCCGAACACGGGTTCTCCGCTGTCAAGATCGAAGACGCGCGGATCTCCGAATTCCTTGAACCAAACGCCAGTAACGCCGCCGTCCTTGCTTTGGAACTTCGGGCGAAAGCGCCTCGTGATCTTTGCCGTTCTCAATTCGTGTGAACCGTCAGGCTTCAACACGAGTCGCTTTTCCTCGACTCGAATCCGTGCCTTCGAGAGAATCCCAAGCCAAACGTCACGGGAAGCGATATGTTCGAACCCGACGATTTCCCCGCTTTCAGGATCGCGGATCACTTCAATGTAAGCGTTGCCGGTGAATTCGAGATCACGACGAAGGCGCCGCCTGAAATCAACGAAGCTTCCTTCAAGATAAGCGTATCTATAGAAATTCACGAGACGCGCGTATTCGTCTTTTACAGGTTGCGCTTCGTCCTTCGGATTGATGGGGATGATTTGATGCCCGAACCCGTCGATATTCACTTCCATTGCTTGCACGCATTCGGAAAGCGTTCCGGAGTATTCGCCAAGCTCCGACAAGAATTCGAAATCGAGCGGACGACGAATCAACCTCCCGTCTCGAAGGTACGTTTCAAGCGCCGAATCTTCGTCTGCGATCTTTTTACTCGAAGCGCCGCCTTCGCCCGTCACGTCTTCACCTTCAATCGTGAAAACCTTTAGCCGGGGAACTACCTTCGCAAGCTTCGCGCGCCGTTCTTCTTCGAGACGATCCGCGCGCCCGCTATCGACAACGCCTTTTTCCGTGTCCGTCATATCAACCCGATCTCCCGACGCTTCTTCCTCTTGCGAACTGTCGAGGCACGATAAGCAAGATCGAAGGCGTCAAACCAATCCTTCGTTGAAGTATTGGGGAACTTGACGAATTTTTCAATCAGGTCTTGAAAGTGATCGAGGAACACGACACGCCCCGACTCGAAAAGTGGGGTCAACCTCCAAGCACGCGACACCTTGTCCGTTCCGGTGTGCAAGCCAAAGACGGGGACTGAACGATCGGCATCTTGGAGGTTTTGCAGTTGCGCCTCCTGATAACTGTTCGTCTCGATCCCGATCCGGCTTGCGTCCCATTCCTTCCAAGCATCTATGATTCGCTTCGTTTGAGCGGAGAAACGAAGCTTCCCTTCAAAGTAATCGACAACGTAATAAGTCGAGGCTTTCCTATCAAACCCTAGAACGATGATCGAGAAGTTGTCCGATTCTTCCTTTTGCTTGATCGCGAGATCGACCCCAACGAAGTATTCGAGGTCCCGGGGCAGTTCGTCCCGTCGACAGGTTCGGCAATCGTCATAACTGAAGATTTCGCCCTTCATCGCTTCAACGTCATTCAACATTTGGGCGGCAAAGATAATGTTTCCCATCTTTGCGCGGCGCTTCAATAGTTCTTCAGTCGAGAACTTTTCCTCCCAAGCCGAGCGGCCCTTCACGTCCGCCTTCCCTTCTTCATTTATCAACGCCGGCAAGTGATAGACGGCGCCCTTCATTTCGCCGTCGATCAAGTGACCATATAGATCCGCGAAGTGGTATCGAGTCCCGATAACGGCCATTTCTCCCCTATGTTCGAAATCACCGGACGGGGGTTCGAGGCAAGGAAGAAGGACTTTGTAATACCAAGTCTCGACGTTCTTTCGCTGTCGCTCCGTCTTGGCGTTCTTTTCGTCAACCAAGTCGTCCCCGATTATCAAATCAAAGTGTCGTGAAACGATCGTTCCTTCGACTCCAACGGTTTCGATCGTGGATTCCTTCAACGCCTTCGTCCGCTGTCGAACAGTGATCGAAGCCGAACCCCATTCGTCATTTCCAACGAAGTTCCCGAAGAAGTATCGGAACCGCTCGTTTTGTTCAAGGTGCATCTTGATAGCGTTTAACATCCCCTTTGCGTTTTCTGCCGTCTTGCTCGAAAGGAGGATCCGGATGTCTTCCGGCCGCTTGATCAAAAGGTGAATCGTCTTGACGATCGTTGCAATGATCGTCTTGCCGAATCCGCGCGGCGCAAGGATCAGGTATTCGCCTCCAACGTGCTTGAATTGAAATTGCGCGATCTGCAAATGATGCGGCGCAACGTCGTATCCAAGAATCCGCGCCAAGATGTCAACACGGTTCTTCTCAATCACGAGCTTTCGGATCCACGCGCGGCGCATCCCACGCGCGACGTCGAGACGTTCGACAAGTTCATCCCTGTTCAACTTGTCGAAGTTGCGCGGTATCAGTTCAGGAAGGACTAGTTCCGGCGCCGAAGACACGGCGACCTCCGGTCCTAGTTACCGAAGGCCCGTTCCGGAACGGCTCCCGCGGCGAAGACGGAAACCTTCGTCACTCCACCGGAGAAGTTGCGGACGGCAACCACGACATCGCCGCCGTAAACGTTCACTTCGTAAAGCGTCGTTTCGGTAGCCCCCGCTTGTGTCCAAACGGAATAGCTGTTCCCGTCAGCGTCAACTTGATACAGTTCGAGGTCCGCAGTTCCAGCCCCCGGCGTTGCATGATCCGTGTCGATCTTCAGGAGGATCTTCTCGTAACCGCGGCAACGGAGCTTGTTGACGGTAGCAGGGAAACCGGCGGGGTCCGCCGCTACTTCGTTCCGGTGATTGACGAATCCCGGAAGGTGTCCAAGGGACATCGAACGCGCCCCTTATTCAGTCGCGATCCAGCGAATCTGAACACCCGAAATGTTCATGTCGGTATCCGCGCCGATCGTGAACTTGCCGGCGGGGTCTGTTCCGAAGGTGATCCCGTTCGACGTGACCATTCTGGCAGTCACGACGCCGGCGCCGTCGTCCGTGATCTTGTAGCCCGAAGCGGCCAGCATGGAAGCGAAGGCTTCCATTGAACAATGCGAGGTCCCGGAAACGTCCCGGACAAGCTTGACGTGCTTGGGGGTGAACCCAACTTCCACTTCGATCGCGGCCCCGGTTCCTGCAACGGCTCCCGCCTTGGTTCTTGCGGCTCCCGACATGGTTTACCTCCGTGAAAGGACTTTCGTTCAATAAGCTAATAGGTAGCAGATAAGGTCCGCCCTGTCCAGCCCCGCGGCTATCCGTCAAGCAACGCCTCAATGTCATCACGCTCCGGGCGTTTCGACTCCCGGCGTTTCTTCCTGACGGCTTTCCCGCCGGCGGCCTTTGCGGCGCCGCCCTTCGCAAATCCGGGGCGCCCTTTCCCTTCGACGCTCCGGGCACCTACGCCTTCGGGTTTCGTCGTCGGCTCCGGAGCCTCGAACGAATCGACTTCGATCAAGTCAGCTTCGATCACGGACTCCGCTTCAACGTCGAGAATATCACCGTCCCCCGTGCTTCCGACAAGGCGGCGCATTGCGTCGACTTCATGAATGATAGAAGCGCGGAGGGAAGGGCTATCGAGTTGCGCGACAACGTGCGCGTGAAGGTGCTTCACCGTCTTTGTCGGAGAAACAATCACTCCCATTTCCTGACCTCTTGCGATCGACTTGTCCAGCATTTCGCCGGCAGTCTTCAAAGCGGTTACAGCCGCTCCGAAGCTTCGCGCCCGGACAGCCATCCTTCGAACCCTGATCAGGTCCGAAATGATCCGCCTCATTTGGATCAGGTATTCGGCGTAAACCTCCTCCACTTTCAGGGTAGAGATCCTCCGTCCTTCTTCGGAGATCGCTTCTTCTTTCAAGGCGAGATATCGATCGAGTCGCAAGCCTAGAAACTCGGCGGCGGCTTCGTCGCCGGTCCCTTCATAGATCATCCGGAGAACGCGCGCCCGATTCAAGCGCGCTTCGATCTCGGCTTCGGTCGTCTTCTCGATCGCTTTCGTCATTGCTTCATCTTACCATGCGAAAATTCAGAAGGGGAATCGGGACTCGAACCCGAAACATCCGGCTCCAAAGGCCGGCGTTCTGCCATTGAACTATTCCCCTATCATCCGATCTGCGTTGCCGGGATCTTCTCCCCGTTCTTGACGATCCAGTTAGAAAGATCCGCAAGCTTGTTCGGCGCAATGTCCTTCCCAAGCCGCGAGTTGATCTTATCGGCCGCCTTGCGTTCGACAAGATACAACGTGCCTCCAATGATGAACGGGACCTTCGACGGATCGCGGATTGCTTCTTCACGAGTCCTTCGCTTCTTCATTCACGCCGCCTTTGAAATTGCAGGGACGCCCAACCTTCACCTTCCCGCTTGCGTATTTGAAGACGCCCAACCTTCACCTTCCCGCTTGCGCCCCCTAGTGACCCTGACGGAATTTGAATCCGTATTGCCGGCTTGAAAGGCCAGTGTCCTAACCGTTAGACGACAGGGCCATTGATTACAACCTCGACAGCTTCGCCTCCCTGTCCAAATCACCCTCCGGAACGATCGTCAATGCAACGTCGATCTCCGGGGGAGGAAGTGGATTGAACGAAAGCGCCGCCTCGAACAATGCCAGCCCACGGCCCAACCCACGCGACAGCTTGAAGATCCCGAACCCCTCGATCTTCAGATCAGCCCCGATCAATGTCGCCTCCTTCCGCGTCACGGTCAAGGGAATGTCCTCGATTCCGCAAGCGTGTTGAAGGCGATCGATGGCCCTTCGAGCATTGGCCAGGGACGCCGGCACGGAGGAAACTCGAAATTCGCCTTCTAAGCGCCTGAAGCGTCCGGGCATATGAGGGTCCGTCCCGGGTGGAAAAATGGCCCTGACGCCCGCGTGAAGCGTTTTCAGGGACGCCTCCAACGCCTCCCTTGCTCCGGGGGTCAACGGGACGGCGTTTACGGGGACGACGCGCGCCCGCCACGGATCCTCCTTCAGGTCAAACGGGCGCCTTTTTCGTCTTGCTGGCATCTTACTTGATATTATGGAAAACGCCCCCGTCCCATAAACGAACGCCCCGGGCGGGGTGGCAGGACCGCCCGGGGCGCCGCAACGGGGGAACAACGGGGAATCAGTCGAGGATCGTGATCTTCTTCCGCCCCTTCAGGACGACGAAGATCCGTCCGTTTATCTTCGTCCAACCGACCGTTCCGGACACCTTCACGCGAAGCCCGATCGGGGACCTCTTGAGAGTCGCCTCCGAATAGTCGAATCCGTAATCCTTCACGACAACCCTCCAGCCGTTATCGGCCTCGATCTTCACCTTCTGGAAAGAGTTGTAACGGGGCCGCTCCACGAACTCGGTTGCGTCGATCGTCCCCTCGAACTCGATCTTGTCGTCCACGGCCGGCGCCGGCGCCGTGTCCACCTTCGGCGCCTCCTTCTTCGCAGTCTCGCGATCAAGCGCCGTCTTGATCGACTCGATCCACCGGGCCGACATATGCCAGCCCTTGACGATCGCGTTCTTCGAGTTCTTCCAGAAAGTCCGACCGTCCTCCTCCGCGTTCGCCATGATCTGAAGCATCGCCCAACGCTCCGGGGTTCCGCAAACCTCCAACGCCCGCACGTCGGCCGCCGTGTCCCTGGCGATCTTCCTGGCGACTCGCCTCCAAGTGGCATCGAAGCCAACCCGCTTGATCGCCGTGAAGATACCGTCAACAACCTTGTCCGTGTAGGCGGCGCCCGAACGAATCGCCGGGATTCCCCGCTTCGCGTCCTCGATCATTTTCGAGGTCACGCAAGGGGGGATCGCATCCGTGTCCGAAGCGTCCTCGATAAGCGCGCGGAAGGTGTATCCCCAACCGGACCCGGAATCGAGCAAGTCGTCAAGTTTCTTGTTCACTGAAACGATCTTGCGCGTGACGTAGGCCGCCCGCTTCATCGCCTTCGCCACGGCCGCCGCGTCCTCCGGATCCGGGTAAACGGCGTCAACGTAATTCACGATGCACTCGCAACCCACAAGGAGGGTTAATTTCTTCGAGTCGCAAACGAGCGGGTAGAAGTAGCGCACGGGCCGGTGTCCGCAAAGCCGGCAGATCCCGGGGTCGCCGCCGTCCCCGAACTTCACCTCCGCGTCCGGGCCGGCAACCTCCTTGAACCCTGCGATCATGATCGATGTGTACTCCTCCGGGGTGGGGCCGTAGCCGCCAAGAACGACGTAACCGCCGCGCTTCCCACGAAGGGGGCGCCAATCGTCCGCCGTCGTTCCGAGGTGGAGGAAGGTGCGCCCGATTCTGATCAGGTAGGAAAGCTTTTCGCGCGTGACGGCGATCGCCTCCTCCGTCTTCGCTCCCCTGACTTCCTCCTCCAGGGAATTGATATCGACCTTCACGCAACCCGTGTCGTTCAGGTTCTTCAGTTCCCCAAGCAATACCTCCAGAGTCACCTCCGGGAGGTCTGTTGCCTTCGGCTTGCTGAAAAGGCTTCGCGTTGTCTCGATTGCAGTTCCCATGATTTCCTCCGTTGTTCCGTTTCCGTTGTTCCCGTTGTTGTTGTTCCCGTTGTTCATCTTAGTTGCCCCGAACCTCTGAAAGCTTGCACGGCTTGAAGAAGCGGTCCCGCTCGATCGAGGGGACGCCGTAGCCCGTGAAGGTGAGAAGGCCCAACTCGTAAAGGTCGAAGTAGCCGGCCTCCAGCCCGAAGCCGGTTCCGAGGTCCACGTAACCGAAGAAGGTACGATCGCCGTCGAATTCGGTTGCGTACCAAGTGGCGGCGGACTGGATGGAAAATAGTTTGACGAAGACGGTTGGATCCGCCGTGTCCTGCGAACGAAGGGCCGGAAGCTTCTTCGCGGAAGCCTTGTCGAGTAGCTTGTGGCGGCGCTTGCCGTCGATCCGCTTCATGAGATAGGCCAGCTTATCCGCGTCCAGATTGGCGATCATTTCGGAGTAAGTCATTTCACGCCTCCACGGTGGAAAGGATCCGGACCCTCCAGCCCTTGCCCTTTTCGATGATCATCGGAAACCCGTCGTTGTCGAACACGTCGAACCGGACGACTTCGCCGGCGCTCCGGAAAACTTCTCCGATCCAACCCTCAAAGGTTTCGATCCTGTCGTGCGAAACCCTAACCTTGTCTCCGACCGTGATTGCGTTGATCCTTTTCATCGTTCCCTCCGTCGTTGCCGTGTTGCTGTTTCCCGTTGCCATGATTAAGTTATAGCCCGATAGGTATCGGATGTCAAGCCTTAGAGTCGATTATTTTCGGGTCCTATGTCGTTTTTTCTCTAAGTGTGCTGAAATACGGCGATTTCTCCCCATATTTCCCCTGAATTTGGTAGCTTTCGAGGCTTTCAGGAAGGAAGGATCTAGACCCCGGACAGCTTGGAAAGGACGAATCGCCGGCGTTCCGGAAGGAGGGAGGCGAACCCCGGGGACGTGTCGAAGCCAAGCCCCCGACGATCCAGCGCGTCCGCAACCGCGATCGTCGTCCCGGATCCGGCGAAGGGATCAAGCACAACGTCCCCCGGCTCCGTGGCGTGTCGGATCGCGCGTTCGGGAAGCGCGACAGGGAACAACGCCGGGTGTTTCCCCCACGGTTCGAGGTTCACTTCCCACACGTCGCGCGACTCGCCTTTGATCTTCGTCCACTTGTAACGCTTCGACTTCGAGCAAAGGAAGATCGGTTCGTGTGCATTCGCAAGGCGATCCTTCGCAGTCGTCGGCATGGGGTTTTGCTTCGTCCATTGGATCACATTGCGGACAAGGAAGCCGGCCTTGCGAAGCGCGAAGAAGATCAGGAAGGGGATTCCAACAAGCGTCTTGCCGCCATTCGGATCATACGAATCCGCAACGTTCCAAAACAAAGTTCCGTCGTCCCGGAGGACGCGGCGAAGTTCAACGAAGATTTCGAGACAATGCCGCACGTAATCGCCGGTCTTCTTCTCCGTTCCAAGCGCGCCGTTCCAAGCGCCGCACTTCTGACACGTCGCCTCCGAAATGAACCCGCGTTGAATTCCCGCCTTCGTTGCTCCGACCTTCGCGTTCCCAATCGACAACCCCCCGCTTGTCGTCAACCGCTTGTTCCAAATCCAGTTGTGATCACAATCCGGATCGTCGTCCCAAATCGTCAGTTGCGTTTTGTCGTAAGTGCGTTTTCGGAAGTAAGGCGGCGATGTGAAGATCGTCTGAATGCAACCGTCCGGAATCCGGGACAGACAATCCCGAACTTCTCCGACGTGATAACCGGGAACCTCGAACGGACCTAGTTTCACTCGCCTTCGGTCCAATCGGGGATATCGTCGATCGCAAGCGCGACTTTCAGCGCGTCAACGAATCCGTCGATATAGGATCCCTTCGGCGGCGAGATCGACTTGTCGCCTTCCTCGATCCCTTCGAGGATCTCGTGAAGGACATTCCATTTGCGCGTGCGGCGCCGCGGCTTCGGATCTCCACCTGACTTCTTCGACGCGGCCTTCCGAACGTCCTTGCCCTTCGCCTTCTTCCCGCCGCTCGAAGCCAGCGCGTCCGCAAGGGCGGACTCTTGCTTTCTCTTGTCGTCGGGGAAGCGGCGGACAAGCTCCGACACGACGGACGGTGCAACCAGTCCGTCGATCAACGCCTTGCGAACCTTCGGTGCCGCCTGAAGAAGTCGGAGAGATCGCGTGACGTGTTCGCCGTCACGTCCCAACTTTTCGGCAACGTCCTTCGCCTCCATTCCGAAATCGAGGAGGCGCTTGTATCCTTCGGCCCGCTCGATAGGGGACAGATCCTCCCGAAGCTCGTTCGCAAGAACGGTCGTGAACAGCGCGTCCGATTCGTTCGAGTAACGGGATTCGAACTCGACAGGGACCGTCTTGATCGGTGCCTTCAACGCCTTCTTCGCGTACAGGATCGCGCGGAGGCGCCGCTCCCCGTCCACGAGAACGATCCGATCCCCATCTCGACGGACAAGGAGGGGTGTCTTCAGACCGGAGTTCACGATCGACTTCGCGAGACGCTGCAAGCCGTCCTTGTTGAAATCCTTTCGTGGGTTCCAACCCTTTTCGATCTCGATCGCTTCGGGCGGCACCTGATAGGCGTTCCTTTTCTGGATCCCCTCGTGAAGTGCGGTTATCGGCTTCGCCATGATTCAACCCTTTCCAGGGACTATCGCCCCGTGTTATTTGCTCCAAACGTCAAGCTTGGATTCAAGCTCGATTTCGATCTTCACAAGCGAACGCATCGAAGACGCCGGAATCAAAGCGTCCCCGCTGGACACCTTGTTGATTGCCTCCTTCACGCGCCGCGTGATCTCGACAAGTTCCTCCATTCGATCGCGCGCCTGTCGCTCGAATTCCTTTGCGCGGCGCTTGTTGGACTCGAAGGCTTCGCGAAGCGTCTTGTTCTCGGCTTCAAGCCTTGTCGCCTCGACCTTCCAATCCTTCTTTCCTTCGTCCGATCCGTTCGTTGAAGGCTTCGCGTCGTTTCCTTTGTTCTTCGGCATCCCTTGGTTCCTCCTGATAGACAATGTAGAGATCGACAACGTGACCCCACGTCAACCCGGGGATCACTTTTGCAGCTTCGTTCAATTCACGCGCGATCAATGTTCGGAGCTTCGCTCCGTATCCTTTCGGACTGCCGGGAAGGAAGCCTGAACACAAGCCAAGCAACTTCAACGCGCGAATGTATCTTTTCCTCCAATCGACTTTCACAACCCCAACCCGATCTTTCCTATCGCCGTCCCGTTCTTACGAACCCACGCCTGAAACTTCTTCAGCTTCGCGGCCGTGATTTCACCTTTCGCAAGATGCTTGCGAATCTTATCGACTGTGGCGGCGTCGAGAAGGTACAGACCTTCCCCTTCAAGACAAACGATCACGCGGCCCGAAGTCTCGATCGTCTTTGCGATCATTTCTCCGCTGTCGCGTTCGAGCATTTCCTTTGATCGGACAAGGACGAAATCGACGTATAGATTCCCCTTCTCGGATCTGACTTCGGCGGCTTGGACGAACCATTCATCCGGCGGGGCATCCTCCAAGGTGAAGACGAATCCGTTTCGCGGCGCGGCTTGCGGCTTCAACGTCAACGTCGTCCCTTCGAGGAACGCTTCAACGGCTTTCTGTCCCCGGAGGCTTCGCGCCTTGTTGCCGTAAACAAGGGGGGCGTCCTTGATCGGAGTCTTGCGATCGAGCGTTGCGAAGAATTGGGAAACGCTCGAAGACGACGGCCAACCGCGTTCTTCGAACGCCTCCTTGATCGCCTTGTAGAGTTTCGATCGCTGTCGTCCTTCTTCCCTTGAATACCATTCGCGCCCTTCGATGTCCTTCGCGATCATCTTGTCGGCAAGGCCGCGCGTTTGCAGGATCAACGCAAACACGTCCGCCTCCGTAGCCGGTTCAGAAACCCTCTTCACTCGTGTTGTGAAGAAGCGCCGAAAGCGTTGAAGGCGGCGCGGCGGTTTGGCGAAAGGCATTCTTTCAGTCCTTGATCAACAGCAATCCGAATCCGATCATGACAAGCCCTTCGATGCGATCGATTGACGTCCCATAATCGAACATATGGTAAAAGACCCGGATCCCTACGCCGGCAACGATAAAAACCCAACCTGCGAAGCGGATCATCGATCGTCCCGCCTGAAAAGAGCGGCTTCGCATTGCCAACAAAGCTTTCCCGACTCCGGAAGCCGGGGCGCCTCCTGGACCCTAACGCCGCCCATATCGAACGGAAGCGATTTGCCGCAAAGACAATTTCGAATTCGAAGATCGTTCTTCGAATGCCACTTCGTCCAGGGGCGCCCGGGTTTCTTCCATCGAATGAAAACGATCATCGATCGGAACCGTTGCCAGGTACAAAAGCCGGAAGCTTCACTCCTTCCTTCGCCGCAACCTTTTCGATTTCTTCGAGCATTCGTTGAAGCGCGAAGGCTTCGCCAATAAGCGCCTTCGGTTCAACCCCATTGCGGGCGGCTCTTGCCGCGGCATCCGTCACCTTGCGGCGTCCAGCTTCGGCAAGATCCCGACAGATCGAAAAAGCCTTTTGCATCCCGGCGCCGAAGTATTCGCCCGGGTCTATCTGCGGCGCCTTCACGTCAACGGGACGTGATTTCTCCCGGCAGTCTTCGACCTGTTCGCATTCGTCGCAAACAAAGTGTTCCGGTTCGAAGAAACCGAAGCAAGACTTCACAGGGTTCTTGCGGCATTCCTCGACGTGTCCGCAGTCTTCACAGTCCTTCGTTCCTTTACGGTGCCAGAGTCCGAAGCAATCGGGACGACAGGCGGCGTCCGTCGCGTCGTAATCGATCCCGTTCCGCTCCCGCCTTTCGGCTTCGCGTTCCTCGCGGCGCCGGCGGTTGCGATCCGCCTGCTGCTTCTTCGCGCGAACCTTCGCTCCCGCCGCTTGCGCGTTTCTGCAAGAGGCTTCCCAACCGCACCTTTCGCACTCCCGCGCGCGGTTATGCCAACGCGAAAAACAATCCGGGGAGGCTGTCGTCCCGTAGGCATTTGCCTTGCGCGGCTGCAACTTCTTCGCTTCCATGATTAATCATTCCTCCGTTCGAGCCAAAGGCCGCGTTTGCGATACGTCCCCTTCTCGACAATGCGATCCATGCGAACGCCGGTCGTCCTTCCGGAAGGCCAGCGGACATGAAGGAAGCACGTTCCGACACTGACGACGATCCCGACACGCCGGGGGTATTCCTTCCCTCGATAGAACTTGCGTTCGATGTCGTGAAGCCGATCGCCCGGGTGGATTTCGTCCGGTTGGCGCCGCGGCTGTTGCGGCCCGGAGTATCCAAGGATCATTCGCGGCGGACGCGGCGGGCGCCATTCCATTATTCGATCTCCGGAGTCACGAGCGAAACGTTGATCCGCCCGGGATCGTCTTCGTCTCGATCAATCTTGACTCGCACGCCTTCGAGCGCCTTGGACAAGTGCGAGTCTTCGTCTGCGATCTCCCGAAGCCCCGTTTCCAAGCGGCTTCGGATCGAGGCGATCGCCCCTGGCGTCAATGGCTTCCCCTTGAACTCCGAAAGCAAGCTTCCGAACTTGCGATCGACAACCTCCTTGACGGTCGGACGTGTCAGGATCGAGCGCCTGATTTCTTCGTCCTTGTCCATCTTGGACGCGAAGACTTCGAGGCGTTCCTTGTCTCGATAGAGAACGATACACGATCCCTTGTGCTTGCACTTCGCACAACCGGCGTCCGTCGCGTCATAGTCGATCCCGTGACACTCCGGGATGACCCCGACAGGATCCGCCGGGGGATCGAGCGTTGCTCCGGACAAGCCGGATAGCTTCGAGCATTCGGGCTTGTGGGAACACGCCTTGCAGTAATTGTCGGAAGCCTCGAAGTCGATCGCGAAGCAACGCGGCTTGCCGTGACGGTTGATCTTCACGGGGACACCTTCGGCCGCCGCTGTCGCCTTCGCCGGATCCTTGCGGAACTTCGCGCGGAGGTCTTCGAGCGATCCGACTTTGGGCTTCGGCTTGTCGTCTTCCTTCTTCATGAGTCTAGCCATTCCCTTGCTTGCCTTGCGTTCCTCGATTTCTTCCATGATCGACGCAAGCTTCACGAACGGGGCAACGGGATGATATGAATTCAACTCGAACACGCCGCGTGTCCAGCGTCGTCCCCGTCTTCGTCGTCTTTGTCGTCAAGGACTTCTGCAATTTCTTGCAGTTGCTCCGACATTATAAACAAACAAACGATCGTGAAGATCCAAAATCCTGCAACAAGAAATACCAGCCCCGCGATCATCGGTGAAATCGAAGCGGCGTGTTCGTTGAAATCGACCCATTGAACCCACGCGACAGCGAAGGAACCGATCGCGCCGCTAATACAAAACATGATCGCTATCGCAACGATCACGCCAACGACGGCGATTGCGATCCCCGATGAACTCGAATTCCTTTTCGTCACGATCCTCCTCCTTCTTCTTCGTCACCGTCCCCGTCGTCGTCTTTCAGCTTGTCGCGGACCCACTGTCGGAAGGCGTCCGCCTCGAATGACTCGATAAGCAGGAACGCCAGCGCCAACGAAGCGAGCAACGAAAGCCCAACAAGCCGCGGGGAATCCATGCCAGATTTATCGAAGTCAATTCCGAAGATCCACGTCCAGAGGTTCATCAAACCAATTCCAATCCAGACAACCGCATCGAAGAAGGCTTGAACGAACAACAACAAGATCGCGATCGCCTTCACGACGTTGAAGACGATCATTGCCTTGCAACCGAAAGCTTCGGAGTCTTTCCCCGTCTTGTCGTCAGTCGTCACGAGTCGCCTCCGTGATCTTCGCCAAAAGGTTCGATCGGAATGTCGCGACCCGTCCAAGCTTCTTCATGAAGCCGTCGAAGATCCGACGTTCCCGCTTCCTCGCTTCGCGTCTCGGAAGATCGAGCTTGCGGAGGTTTTCGAGTGCCCGGGAGTAATCGCGGTCGTGTTTCTGCGCGGCGTGGAGGAGGAACCCTCGCAGCTTTCGCGCTTCGTTCACCGTCAACGAAATCCTACCGTCAACGACTTTCATCAATCCCCCTCCTTGCGCCAACGCTCGAACGCCTTGTCCAAGTCCCTCCACATATTCGAGAACGCGATCCCGGCGAAGGCGCCGAAGACGTAGGGCGAGACGTCGCCCCACGCCAACGAACCGTAAAAGACTTTCAGGGCGACGACGATCACGACGGCGAAGTAGAACGCGACTCCGACGATCGAGGTGATCGTTCTGATCTTGCCCATCACCTTCGGAACCGGAGGACTCATGACTCGCCTCCATGATTCTTCTTCGCGGCGTCTTCCGGGAATATGCGGCGGTAAAGTTCGATTGAGTGGATCCTTTGCCCCTCCACAACGTCGAAAACGTGTTGCGCCGGGAGATCGGGATCCATTTCCAGATCCAAGATATATCTACCCTTGTGTTCCTCCGGGATCCGGAATCCATACAGTGTTTCGATCGCCTTGCCTTGAAGGTGAATTCGCGACTCGATAAAACCAAGTCGCGCATCCTCTTTCAGCGTCTTGAATGAATCCTCGAAGGTCGGACGGCGCCGCACCTTCGACACGATCGCAATCCCGACAGTGATCCCGACTGCGAAGAAGAAAACCGCCGCGAAGATCACGAACGGAGCGGAGATCCAAAGGTCTTGAAGCGTCACGACTCGCCTCCCTGATCCTTCAGGATCCCGATCGCCGCCTCCGCAGTCTTCAAGCCTCCCTGTATCGCACGTCGGAGGGTCAGCCTCTTCCCGGAATCCGGGACGTGTTCCTCGACAATGTAGACGGCAACACGCTTCCATCGCATCGCCCGTGTCGGATCGTTCGGGTCCGCGTCCGCGTCCGCCTCCCATTTGAAGGGAGGATCGTTCGGATCGCACTTCGTCCAGGTGTCGGACAGTCCAGCGGCGGCTTCGAGGATCTTGATCCGATCTTCGAGATACTTGTTTCGAGCAAGCCCCGCCTTCCAGCCGCCATGACCAGAAAGGATCATGATGACCGTCACGAGAACCAGAAGGGCAGCGAGGTCCGCAACGAAAAGCCAAGTGTCCATGTCTCCCAAACCTTTCCCGGGCGTTCGCCCGCTACTGTGATCCTATGGAAACCGTGCGCGCGGCGTTCGCACTGAATCGCGGAACCTATCGAGCAACGGCGCGCGGCGCGGCGGGTAAACTCGCCTACCTATTATATATAATAGGATTTTCCCCTAGCCCCCATTACAAGGCATTTAAAAGGGAAATTTATCCCTGCCGGCGCCGCGAGGACCTGATCGATCGTCCCTCAATCGCCCCGAACGTCCCCAATCCTCCCCGCCGTCGCATCGATCGAACGCCGGGGAATCGCGTCGTTCGCTTGCGCCCCCGTGTCGATCGAGGCGTTCGCACCCTCTATTATATATTATACCGGAACCCTTATTATATATAATAGCCTCCCTCCAAACACCCGATCGCCTCGCATCCTCCCGGGAGCATCCCCCGAACCCTCCCTCCCGATCGCCCCTCGCCGCAATCACCGGAGCATCCCCCGATCCCCCGAACCCCAAAGCCTATTATATATTATACCGGGGATTCCCTTCTTTCGAACTAGATCGCCCGCGCGCGCGAAGCCAGAAAAGGCGCCCCCCCTCTACGCCCCTATATTGTACCAAATATTTATAATAGGGGCTAGATGAGGGGGGGCGTATAATATATAATAGCGGACGGGCGCCTCCCTTCCTCAAACCTTTTCCCTCGACACGGCACTTCAGGGGAATCGCATCAAACGCTAATGGTGTCAGCCTGTATTCAGGGGGAAAAGAAGAAGGCTTGTTGCAAACTTTTCCCCCATATACAGACACCATAGCGCAAAGCCGGAAGGGGCTTGTCCGCCTGAAAGGATAAGAAGCCGTCACGCCGTCGAGGCGTCGAGGGCAGGGGATGAAGGAAATGGACCTTGCTTGGCGGGGTAGGCTCCCGGACACAACAAACAACGGCCGGCGCTCGATAAGCGGCGTCGGGTCGAGAGGCGAGAGGCGCGGCGCCGTGGCGGCGAACGATAACCGAAGCCCGTTTCCCGGCGGTCGATTGTCGAGAGGCGGTGCGTCTTGGCGGCGAACGATACCGAACGTCGATTGTCGAGAGGTCGATTGTCGAGAGGCGGTGCGTCTTGGCGGCGAACGATACCGAACGTCGATTGTCGAGAGGCGGTGCGTCTTGGCGGCGGGTCAGACATTTAGATCCAGCCTCCCCGCCGCCCGCCGAATGATCCGGAGTGGGGGGGCCGCGCTTGGTAGCTACTAGGTTCCCGGTGCAAGATCCGAAGCCTAACAAGCCCCGTTCGTGATCCCCGTTTGTATACAGGCTCCCGGTTGTGACGCCGGGATAGACGCCGGATAAGTATACAGGGCAGGTGGAGGATAGGTGCGGAGGTAAGATGTTAGCGGCCACTGCGGCAGGGCGGCGGGAGGGCGGGGAGGCGCGTGGGACGCCCCCGCCGTCCCGCCGCAGCGCCTCTAAGCCGAGCCAGCCTCCCAAGCCTATGTGAATTGGTTCGACCATTCGACATTTCGATACACTTGTCCAAAGGTCCAACCATTCACCCAATCCCCGCACCCATCCCCAACCCACCGAATACAATACAGTTTCCACGATTCACCTATCGATCGCCACTTCTACCGTTCCACTCGCACCCCTCGCACACTGGAACAAATTGGAACACATTGTTCCAGTGTTCCACACGTCGCAGCGTTCCGCCCCTTTGGGGTTTCCCGGCGATCTGTCCTATCGCTTCCCCGGCATTGCTCGTGTAGCGCCGTGATTCGCCAGTCAGGGCTTCCTTTGGGCTTGGGGCTATGCTCGTATGGATCGTGGTCCTTCTCGGCTTGACGGGCCAATCAGGGGCTTTCGTGGGATCGTGGGAATGTTGGATTCCATAGGAGGAGGATACAGGAGGTTTGGGATGACCGAAGCAAAGGTGAAAGAGAGACTCGACCGTGAAGGCCGCGCCGTGAAGGAGGAACCGATGAACGATCGAGGCATGGATATCCGGCAATGGCTGGAAGTGGAAAAGGACAAGGCGACGGAGGCGATCGGGTTTTCGCTTGGGGATCAAAGGGCGATCGCCGTTGGGAAGAAGAAGCTTGCGATCGACGCTATCGCCTTCCTCGATAGGGAGGGTTGCGGTTGTACGATCGACGCCCTGGAGGCGGGACGCAACGCCGCGATCCTGTTGCGGTTGCTTTCATGGACTCGACGGCGTGACGGGACGCCCTGCCGTGGAGGAATGGACGACACGTTCCGCGCTGGCGTGACGGCGTGCAAGGACTTCCTCCAGGACATGATCGGCGCCGGGGACGCGGAGGCGCACGACACGCAGGTTGCGCGGCGGCGCATGAAGGGGGAGAAGATCGCGTTGTCGAGATTGGAGGAAGTGACGGACGCTATCCGGGACGGATCGGGCGAATGGGGCGCCGTGCGGGAGATTCTAGACGCAACGCCGCCCGCCGCCAAGACGAAGGAGGCGCGCATCTTCTGTCCGTATTGGCCCGGAGCTATCGAGCGGACAAGGTGCAAGGCGAAGTGTCCGCCGGGTTATGAGTTCCCTCCTCCCGGTTCGGATCTTCCTTGCACCGTCCCCGCGACGGTCGCCGGGGGCGACAAGTTCATCCAGTACAACCCCGATACTGGATTCGTAGAGGAATGCTCGCCCGACGGGGAAGGGGAGGCGATGGCGCCGCCCCTCGACTTCTCGAAGCGCGGGGACGGCTTCACGGGTGAGCCGTGTTCCCACCTGTCCGCCGTTCCGGGAAGCGATCGCGCCTGCAAGATGCTCGAAGGCGAACACGACTGCCCCCCGGGAGCCGACGATCGTTGCATGGTTCACGGGGATGATTGGCCCGCTGAAGGTTGGATCGAGGAAGCCGAATCGATCGAGGAGGCGGCAGTTCGCATTGCTGGCAATGACGAACAATATTCCAACGCAACCCACGGGATCCCCGTGGCGATCGTCCGGGCGATCGAGATCCGATGTGTCGAGAAGATCGTTGACTTGCTTCCGACCGTTGGAGCGGAGGCGTTGCGACGATACGGCGCCTCGCACAAGGACGGGTTCGCCGTGACGTGCGGCCGACACGAGGAGGAGGGATCATGACGCTTGGAGAATTGATCGACGTTCTTTCTTCGTATGCTCCCGGAACCGTCGTCTTGCATGGATTCAGCGATCCTCACAGTTACCGGGGATATTATGATCGTCTCGCCTTCGAACCGTGCGGCGAAACGACGGTTGGCGCAATGCTCGAATGCGCGAAGGAGGCGGACGGTTCGACCTATACCGGATACAAAGGCGGCGATTTCCGAATGGACAAGGAAACCGAATGTTACCTTGCCGAACACGGAAACACGGGCGAAGAACTTTCCGAAACAATGGTCCGACTCATGATCAACGAAGCCGTCGTTGTGTCGAAAAAGGGTGAAGTCGCCAACCTGAAGAAGAAGCTTGCGAAGACGGAGGCGGCGCTCGAAGCCGCCAACCGCGCGATTGAATGCGCCGGGATCGATTCGTCGTTGTGTTCCCCGGCTGATATCGTTCGACGCGCAAAGGAAGTCGCGTTGAAGGAGGCGATCGTCAAAGTCGCTTGCACATATCGACTCGAAGGCGGATCGGACAATGAACTTCTCGAAGCCGTCGATAAATTGCTTGACCTTAGAGCGGGGGAGGATTGGAAACCGTGAAGTGTAATCGATGCGGCCTTCCGGTGATCCCTTGGATGCCACGCGAAGATAACGAGATCGAACGTGTCGCCGCCTCGCTTGGGACGATCTGCCGATTGTGTTTCGAGAAGTCGCTTGACGAATTCGCTTGCATCAAAGCATATGCGAGCGACCTTCGCCGCACGGGACGCACGGACGAAGAAGTTGATCGCCTTGTCCGACTGAAGTTCGATATCCCTGGAGGTCCATGATGCCCGGGGCGAACAACGGAACCGGACAGCCGTTGACGCTTCGTTGATCCCCCTCGATAACGCCGCCCGCCGCCTTGCCATATAGATCGGGCATGGACAAAAGAAAGATTCACGGATTGACGATCAACGCTGGCCGCGCGCTTGCCGGCCCGAACCTTGATTTCTTCTTCGATCCCGACGTTGACTTATTCGCAACACGCCGCCCCGTCCTTGCTTGTGAACATTGGATGATCTTCGGCGTCGATTGCTTCGGTCCCGGGGCGCCCTGTCAATGCGTCCTAGACGTTGTGACGAAGAAGGCGCGCGCCGCCGGGTTGCAAGGACACTGGAGGTTTCAAGCGGGAGTCGCGCAAATCGAACGTTCCCTAGATACCGTGACGGACTCGCCGCCGTTCGAAGGCGTGATTCCGCGATCCGGTCGATACGTCGAAGTCAGCTTGTCACAAGTCGAGTTCGACTTCGAAGCCTTCAAGCCGAACGCGACGGTTCGACCCGTGAAGGGCGGACGGATCTATTTGTGGAATAGCGGAAGCGGGATCCTCGAAGCCGTCGATCACGTCAAGGCGGAAACGCCGGTTAGCGATCTTCCTTTCGTTCACTTGACGCTTTCGTATTTCTTGGGGCTTTACAAGATCGGCGCGCGCCTTGCGATCCCATCATGGCCGATAGAAGAAGATCCTCCTCCGGTATTGGGAAACCTTGTCTTGCATCCGGTACGGGAGGAAGCGATCGGCGTGTTAATGCCCGTTCGGAAGTGATCCAGCATGACGCGCCTTTGGATGCTTCCCCCGGGGCTTCTATGCCGTCAGCACTTGCTAGGCGAGCATAACGAAATTCACAAAGTCGTTGGATCGATCCGACGCGGCCGATCGCTTGGCGATCATCTTGTCTTCGGACAGATCGCGATCCCACTTCTTCGAGAGCGACACGATCGGCTTGCCGAAGAAATGCTTTCGCGCGGCTATCGACACGCAAGCCCGTTGTTGGAGTTCGATCCGCCTTTCGGTTATCAAGGCTTCGTTGATCCGAAAGACAATTACTTCGAGCTATGGCGGCGCTGCCCGGAATGTCGAAAGCGAATGCAACGATCGCCGCTCCCGGCGTTTTGCTGAATCGATCGCTTCCCGTTGCCATAGTGATCTAGCAGGAGGCGATCGTGCTACACCTAACCACTGAATTGAAGGTTCGCATTCGTCAACTCGAAGAAGGGACGGAAGCGGAGTTCAAGATCCGTGAAGACAACAAGCGGACCCGACATCGAATCAAGAACCTGTTGAATCGACTTGGTGCCGACACATTGATCGCCAGCATGGACAACCGACAGTTGATCGAACACGTCCGGAAAGTCTTGGAGGATCGGGAATGAAAGCGTCCGAAGAAGCGGCATTGTATAAAGCGATCCGGGCGGCTCGTGTTGTTCAGACGTTCTTATGGGGAGAATCAAACGGGAAATGGGGTTTCGAGGAATGGAAGCGAATGTTTCGCAAACGAATTGCGAAACTGGACACGATCAAAGCGGATAATCCCCATGCCGTAGTTGAAGTGAAGAAAAGACTTCTTCAAACGGCGGCGCTTTCGATCGCCTTGATTGCGATCCTGGACGAAACCAAAAAGCTACCGGAGAAGGACGTGGACGCCCCTCCAAGCAATCTACCGGATTTCGATGAAATCGTGAAGGAGGGTTGATATGACGAATAAAAAACATCCTGGCAAACCTCCTTGTTTCGACGTGGACTATCGAGGCGACGATTCGGAATGCGCGAAGTGTGAAGACGCGGCCGAATGTCAAGTGTTGTGTGAAGGGAGGGGAGGTATGAAAGACTACAAGGACGCCCTGAAGAAGTCACAAGAGGCGTTGACGTTTGCGGAGAAGGCGGTCTTGAAGCTGATCCGGAACCGAAATTATCTTCACGCGCGGATCGCTTCGCTCGAAGCGGCGCTTCGAGGGATGCTTGAAGAAGCCGGCGTTGCCGCCGGATACGTCACGGACGGAGGGATTCCGGAGGAGGCGTGGGACAAACTGTCGGATGCGACGACTGCCGCCCGCGCCGCCCTAGACGCCCCGCCGCCCGCCGAAGGGGACGACGTGATCGATCCAGCCGTTCAAACGCTTTGGGATCAGATCCGGGAGTTCAGGAAGATCAACGCCTTGACAACCGAAATGGACAAAGAGCTTGGAGTCTATGACGAAGGATCGCGCGGCACTTCGGATCTGACTCTCGAAGCCGTCCAAACCTACATGATCGAGCGTTGGCCGGCGCTCGAACCGGAAGCGAAGCCGTGACGTATCGGCCCTATAAAGCGAAGTATCGCAAGGCTCACAAATGCGCCGGTTGCGGCGAAGACGTTTGGAATCCCCCGGACCTTTGCCATGATTGCCGGCGCCTCCTTGCCTATGCGAAGGAACGGATCCGGATCGATGAAAGCGAACCGGCTTGGAAGCGATACGTCGTCGGACTTGGGCACTTCAGCATGAAGACGCCCGTTTATTCCTCGACGGAGGAGGAAGTCCTAGCTCCGATCCGTGACACGTTGCGAAAGTGGCTTGAAACCAAAGCAACGGCGTTCACTTGGTTCTTTCAAGACGGGATGCGAGGCGAGACGTATGGAGGCAAAGGAACGTCACGGATCAATTGCGACGGTCGAACGAACGATTTCGTTGGCGCCCGGGTGACGTGCCTCCTGTCGGACGAAGAAGCCGATTTCATCCAGACCTTGATCAAGGACTTGCGAGGTGTTGCCGACTTCTATTACCGGGAAGGCTTCGAGCAAGGCCGCAAGCTTCTTCAAGGGATCGCGGAAGGATCGTTGACCGTCGATCAAGTCAATAACTACTGCGAACGATACGGACAGAAAGACAAGTCGTGAAACAACCTGGAAAGATCGAATCGTTGGATCTGCCGCTGTCCGAAGACGGTTGCCGGTTGTATGGTGAAACCGGACGCGCGTTCGGGACAGACAACTTCGCCGCAAAGGCGTTTTGTCCTTTCCTAGCGTATAGGAAGGACGGGTTCCTTTGCGTCCGATTCAACAAGCGTCTTCGCGTCGAACGATACGAATCGCACCAAATAAAAGACTTCAAGCGTTGCGCCGCGTGCCGCAAGGCCGCAACGCATATCAAGATCGGAGTCGGGACGCTATGATCTGGACGGTTGGCGATCCGCCTGATAAGGCGATCGTCGTCGCCGGCGGAAAAGTCTGGTTGCTTGACGCCGCGAAAGCGGAGAAGATAGCGGACAGGCTTGAAGTAAAGGACGGACCAGAAGAACGCAAGGAACTTCTGAAGAAGCTTCGACGTTACGTGAAGAAGAACGGCGACGAAATCCAGATCGCTTTCAAGCTTTGAAGGAGGACGCGATGATCGATGCAAAGCAATTCGTGGGAATGACCGGCCGCGCGCCCGAAGGCGATGAACTCGAACGGGCGAATTGCGATGTCGCCGGGACGCCCGGACATCTTGCTTGCGGGATCTGTCCGGAGTGCAACAAGCCTCGATTCGTGTGCGGCCACTTCTCGAACGTGGACACGATCAAGGTTCCTCGCAAGATTCTTGACGAACCGCACCGCGCTTGACACGCCCCGGAGTCGACGCTAACTTCTATCGCGTTCGGGTGTCTTCTTCCGCCCGGATCCATGACCAGACCCGCACGGAGGGGATCGGCGTCAGCCATCGCGCCGGATCCCCTTTCGTGTCTTCGAAACTATCCACGTTTCCTCCCGCTCCGACTCGAACACCCTTTCGTGCTGTTCGTCTTCTGTCGGACGGCGCTTGCCTCGATTGATTGCCAGCTTGTGAAGATCCTGGATTTCGTCTCGCATGAATCGTGCGATCTTGTTCATCGTGTCCTCCTAATAGTCAGTTCCCGGCGTCTCACCCTGTAGACTGAAGGCGTTGCGAGTTGGCTACTTCGAGAAATCGGAGGGAGGCTTACCAGCGGCGGCCGTAAATCTTGCGGTTGGGGTCAAGTCCAAGATCGAAGTCGTCTTCCGTGATATCGTCCTTCCCGTACATTTCGAAGATCGAAAGAGGCTGTCCGCTTTCGATATCGCCGGCGCAACGCTTCGAGCAATCGCCCTTGTCGTCAAGGGGAGCATCACAGTAAAAACAGGTTTCGTCCTTCGTCGTTGTCATGATCAAGCCTCCTTCTTCATTTGATGACGAATCCCTTTGCGCGTCGGACGGACAAGCGGCCTTAGATCGCCGTTGTGTCCCACGGTATAAACAAGCCCACGATCGAAGGCGCTTTTGAGGGTTGTTTCCGAAGCACACTGTCCGAAATACGTTTCATGATTCACGAGATCATTAAGTAGCCGGCGCTCCGCGTCGGTTAGTTCAACGTTCTTCCTCTTGTCCGTCGTTCCATTCGTCGTCGTCATGATCAACCCTCCTTCGAAAGATTCGCCGCGGTTTCGATCGCCGCGCGCTTTGCATCGCCGCTGCGCTTCGTCCCGAACTCGAAAGAAGCGACGGGATAGAACTTTTCGCCGCTGTCACCGGACGGATAGACTTCGGAAACAATGCGTCCGACGATAAAGCGCGCGTATCTATGCGCCTTGATATCGTCCCGGGCGAATTCCTTTCCTGAAGCAACCTGGAGGATCGCAACGTCGCCGCTCCGCTCGATAACCTTGACCGCCGCCCCGGCGTATCCAACAAGACGAAGATCGCCGTCCGCCGAAGACTGAATCCAAGCGGCCCTGTTCTCGACATTGGACTTGAAGTGATCCCGGTTTGCCTTTTCGATCATCATGATGCCGCCTCCGTGTTTCCCGTTGCCATATCTAACTTATAGCCCGATACCCTTCGGGAGTCAAGCCTTTGTGTCGATTATTTTCGGGTCCAATGTCGTTTTTCCGCTAAGTCGTTGAAATGATAGGCGGAAAAGAACGCCCGAAGACGCGGTTTCGGCCCATTCCGGCGCCTTTACCGGAGGCGCCCGTATCCGCCCCTTGAAGCCCCGAAGCCCCGGGGGGATACGGATACAGCCCCTCCCCCTATCGGACGCCATGGCGCCCGCCTCCGGGCTTCCTGGAGGGTCATTCGTCAGCCGGTGGAATGGGCGGCCCGTCGAATAGCTTGACAGTGAAGACGTGCCCGCAATCCTCGCAACGATACGACGCCCCGACGCCCGGTGATTCTGGCGACAAGACGCGAAGTCCCTTTCCCGTCTTGCAATGCGGACAGCCGTGTGTTTCAGAAAGGCGATCGCGTTTCTTCTTCGCCGCGCGAACCTTCTTTTTCCATCTATGGCCGCACACCTTGCAAAACAGACTTTTAACTCGAAAGTCTTCATAGCTCGTTTCGATATCACTTCCCTGGTTCCCACACTCCGGACAAATAACGACGTGTTCCGGCAAGTCGTCTTCGGCGCCCGCCGGCCGGCGCAAGATCCAATGCGCCCCGCAATCGCAAGCGAATTCAGCGCGCGCCCCATTCGCCTTCGAGTCGAAGAACCAGCTTCCCTCCGTGTTCTCGCCGCACACCGGACAGATCGATTCATCGGGTTTCGTTCCGACGAAAGGCGCGCACCTGAAGTAACTTGGAGGTCCGTACCAAGAATGCCCGCAACCGTCGCACTCGAAATCGATTCGTGAAGGCGTCCATTCGTTTTCTTCTTCGCGCGGCTTCCCGAAGACAAGCGCGCCGCAGACTTTGCACGTCATGAAGAACGATTCGTTGACGGGTTTCCTGGCGTGATCGACGCCTAGATAGAAGTCTGATTCGGGATCGCCTCCCGGAGTCACCTTCCATTTGAAGTCACATTCGTCACACTTGAACGGAAACCGGACGTGTCTTTCCGTCACGCGCGCGAATACCTTGGAGCGACAGCGCCGGCCGCATCGTGGACAGTTGCGAAACAACGTCCGTGCTTCCGGTTCCTTCGAGAACGAATCCCGGAAGTCTTCGAGCGATCCGGTGATCGGCTTGTCACTCATGATCTTCGTGTCGTCCATATCGAAGCGGGTTCGCTGAAGTCCGCGTCTTGTTGTCGCGTCCAGATCGCGGCGCACATTTTACACTCGAAGTGATAGGCGCTTGTCGAATCATCAATCGAGCCAACTTCAAGCTTGCCTTCGATTCCCGGGGATTCACATTTCGGGCAAACGTCGATCGCCTTCTCCGACATCGGGATCGGTCCAACGTCCGGGACGACTTCGGGAGCAACCTTCGCGCGTCCGCCGATTGAAACTCTGAAATGTTTTCCGTCTTCCTTCAGTTTCCCGGCTTCCTTCAACTTCTCGATTTCTTCTTCCGTCCAGGAGGTAATATGGATGCCTTCTTCGATTGCGTATTTCTCGCCGCACTCGCAAGTGTAAGCTTTCATCGGACGCTTCCCGGTTCCCTTTGCAGTTACCCGCATGGGATCGAAAGCCCGTCCACACTTGCACCTTGCGATCGTCCCTTCTTCAAGTCTTCGAGGATATTTGATCCGCGTCTTGGCGCCGCAGTCGCAATGGAAGATTGAGAATTCTTCTACGTCTTTGATATGGATGCCTTCGATCTTCTTTCGACACGCTGGACAATCGCCCGTGTCTTTCGGGAAGTCAGGATCGACGGTTAGACTTCCTTCAAAATGTCCGGTTGGGACTGCCCAAGTTTCGCCGCACTTGCAACGGAACGAAGCGCCGGTTATCCGAAAACTTCTATCGTCTTCGAGTTTTTTGATCGGCATTCCTTTGACCGTCCGGGCGCAAGATGGGCAGGTGTCAAAGTAGCTTGTCTCGATCGGCAATCCGTCTTCGGCGCTTGTCTTGTAATCGACCTTGACTATCGAATGCGCGCCGCAAGGACAGTTCGATACATAGACCGTGTGTCCATTTTCCTTCAATATCGCAAAGACGTTCAACGTTCTTCCGCATTCCAGACAAAGATGCTTCATATCGGGAACGGGATCCGGGAGTCCGATCGGAAGCTCGAAGACGCTACTGAAGTAATAGAAGCCGTCGTCGCAGTCGTGACACTTGAAGCCGATCGTCGGTTCGCCGGCTTCCTTGATGGGTTCTCCCGGGATCAATGTGTGACAATGTGGACATGATGCAAACCACCGGGCCACGTATGATCGCGACTTGCGTTCGTGTCCAATGTCCGCGTACCACTTGTGATCGCAGTCCGGGCAAGTAAAGCCTTTCTTCATGTCGCCAAGCGTCAGGACCGGAAAGCATTGGATCGCCCCGCAATGCGGACACGAGATCATGATCTCGCCGCTCGGAAGCTTGTCGGGTTTCGCCCTGAACAGGCTTCGCATTCTTTCAAGCGATTTGCTTTTGCCCCTCACCTTCGCCTCCGTCGCCTGTCCCGGCTTCCGCGTCCCTCGAACCTGGACCGATAACGGGAATCGAGTTCGTCTTCCTCTTTCATCCTTTCGATCTCGCGTTCCTCCTCGATCGCCGCTTGCGCGTCAGCTTCGATCATCGCGTCGATCTCGGATTCCCGATCTTCTTCAGCACGCCAGATATCTTCTTCGTATTCGTCCCATGCGCGATCGTGCATCGTGTATTCATCTGGATAGTGTGCTTCGTCCAATGAAGCCGTTGGATCTTCAGGGTCGTAATACTTCGACGGACGATCGTTCCAAGGGATATCGAGTGCGTTTCGCATCCATGCCGCGCCGCAATTCGGACACTCGAAATTGACCGTTGACGTTCCCTTCGGGGGTTCAGCCTCGACGGGTGCCATTCCGCATTTCGGGCAAGTGTCCGTGAAAGCCCCTGGTTTGCGTCCTGAAGGCTCCGGAGCCTCGACGGGCGCCTCCATATCAGGCAAGGACTCCCGGGGCGTTCTCGGCTTGCTGAAGGCGTCACGGACGGCTTCCAGGGAACCGCCGATCGTCTCGACGGGATCGCTAGATTCGATGTCGTCAGCAAACGGATCTTCCCCAAGCTTGAAATCGATCCCGATCCGGTCGATTGGCTTGTCCATTTTGACAGTTACAGCTTTCGAGATTTCTGTAAGCGAGTCGTCAAATTCCTTGATCTTGAAAGCGCGGCTGGCTTCGGCCATTGTTATCCCGGTTTTCGCAATCTCCTTGATTGCCCTTGTCAGGAAACGCGCGCAACTATCGCCGCTCTTCTTCATACGATCTTCGACTTGTCGGAATCGACTTTGACCCCCGGTCCCGGGAACGATCCGGGATCGTGCGGGTCAAGGTCAACGTAGGTTCGGCAACTTGGATGAACCGGCGGTTCGCCTTCGCGTGTTAGTTCTTTCATCTTGTCGTGAAGCATCACTTCGGGCATTTCGTAATCGTTGCCGCAAGAGTCGCAATGGACCTTGTATATTGGACCAGTGAATCCAAGCACTGTCCCTTCGCGTGAAGAATCAACGCCGCCTCCGACGTGTCCGCACTTCGGGCAAGCGCCGTCCGCCGCGACTGTCGAGAGTTCACGCGCCGGCGTCGGCTCCGCTTTCTTCTCCCGCGGCTTCGAGAATGCTTCCCGCACGTCGTCAAGTGAACCGCTCACCTTCTCGACGGGAGGCGCCTTGCCGATAGCCTTGACCGCTTCTTCCCGGCCGCCGACGTGTCGCGCGTTTGCGATCATCCGGGAAAGAAGTCTCGTTTCATGCTGAAAATCTTTCTTGCGTTCGTCGCAGTCTTCACGATTGCAAAGCGCGTCTTCGACAAAGGCAAACTCGATCGTCTCGAAACTTGTTCCTTTCGCAAGGTGATAGAACACCTTTTCGAGTGAGAACAACGCCAACGCCGCTGGCCTCCTTTTAACGGCTTCGCCTCCAATGATCGCCTTCCAGAATTCGGAATCCCCGATGATCTTCGAAAACCGCATTGGCCTGATCATCTTGTCGGGTTCGAACAACGTTCCTCGATAGGCGCAATCGTGAAGGATCCCGCGCCAACGTTGGATCGTGTCGTGTAGCTGAATGACCTTGCTTTCCTCGAATCCAAGATCACGCAAGGCAACGTTGATATGGTATTCGCAAGCTTCAACGTCCTTCAAATCCTCCCGACGTATCCCCCCGATCAGATAGAAGGCGTGAAGGACGATCCGCTCGATTGCCGGCGATGTTCGCACGGCTCCCGGAAAATCATCCTTCGTCGCGGAAGTCATGGTTTCCTCCGGAACCGCCTTCGCACTTCTTCGAGCGCCCCTCCGATTGTTTCGACGGGGGTTCGGATCTCCGTGTCGCGAAGCGGAAAGCGCGCCATTCGGATCGCTTGCTGAAGTTCGTTCGCCGCTTGGTACAATTGCATTTGGAATCCGTCGAGGTTTTCGCCTAGCAAATGCCCCTCCGCATACTTCGCAAACTTCGAGAAGTCGGATAGCCCCAACGGCGTGTCGTCTGCAAGCTTACAGAAGACACCTTCCATTTCGAGCAACGTGCAAATGAAACGGATCTTCTCGTTCAGTTCTTCAACCCATCGCCCTTTAGTGTGCGTCCCTTCGAGGCGCCCCTCCCAAACTTCGAAATCATCCTTGAAGACGGTTTGAAATCCATCCTGGAAATATTCGAGAATTTCACCTTCCGGCGGCGTGTAACCCTTCTCGACGCACGATCGAAGAAGCGGGATCCACTTTTGATAGAGCTTCCGCATTGAAGTATCGCGTTCAAAGACCGTGCAAGCTCCCGGAAATGCCCGGACGATATCGCCGGCGCCGTCAAGCCTCATGCCTTCATCGCAATTCGCAAGCCCGATGAACAACTTTGACATCCCGCACATTGCTTGAACGGCACGATCGGTAATCTCTGATTCTTTTTCCGCCTTCGAGACTTCAAGCCCGAACGCCGCCGGATCCAAATCGATCGAAGCGGTCAAGCGCCCTTTCTTCAGATCCTCCTCCGAAGGTTCTTCGACGGTCACCTTGAAAGGCACGTCCGCTGATTCTTTCGACGGCATGGGTTCCTATTTCTCTTTATGGGAATAGCCTTCGACGTCGTTTCCGAAATGATCAAGCCCTAGCTTTTCCTCGATACCATGCGGCAGGAAAGGGTTGTAAACGCGGATATTCAAGCCGTGCTGAAGGCAAAACTTGATTTCGTCACGGATCGAAAGCGTCGGACGGCGCTTGATCAACTCGACATCGATCGGATCCTCGACGGAAACGATCACGTCGAAAGCCCACGGTTTCGACTTGCCGTTGATATCCTCGAACCGCTTGACGACTTCGACGGGGATCTTGCACACCGAAGCCCGGAGCGCCATTCGATCCGCGCTTCCCTTCGCGTATGATTCGGCGCCCCAACCCTGCGTTCGATAGCTCCCGATCCAAACGCTGTCGAGAGTCGCAGTTGTATCCCCGGCGCGCGGCTTCAGCTTGGCGGCCATGTCGTCAAGCCTGTATTCGATCGCCTTCACTTCGTCGGCATAATCGTTATACGAAATCTCCGCTTCCTCCCGGCGATGCTTCATGATCGAATCGCGTTCGTCTTTGTCGAGTAGTTTGGAAAGCTTGCTATAGGCGTCGATTCGCTTCCGGGGAAACTTCGCCTTCGCCGC